CAATTGGAATAAACGCAGCAAGTGCAAATACCGCTTCTTATGTAGTTCAAAGAGATGCTTCTGGTAACTTTTCTGCTGGCACTATCACCGCAGCGTTAACAGGGAACGCATCAACTGCAACTAGTCTCGCTGGCGGTGGTGCTGGCCAAGTTCCTTACAACACTGCATCTGGTGCAACTAGTTTTCTTGCTGCTGGAACAGCGGGGCAAGTATTGCAATCCAATGGAACAGCAGCACCTTCTTGGGGTACACAAACTTCTAAGTCATCAGGAAGCGATATTTTCTTAGCTAACAATTTTGGAGGTTTATAATGCCAGTAACAGCAACACCTATATTTGCTCAAGCACCGTACTTTGTAGCAAAGACACTAGCAGCACAAACAGCCTGTACCACTAGAGGCCCAACAGCAACAGCTAGCCTTGCAGCAGCAAACATTATCGAAGTTGTGCCGACTTCTACCAATGGGCTAAGGATTGATAGTATTCAAGTTAATGCTTGCTCTACTTCTTTTACATCAGCAACTGCCGGTAACATAGTGGGCATTTGGGTATGGGATGGTACTACAGCTTTCTTATTCACAGAAATACTTGTGACCGCTATAACTCCTTCGACTACTGTTGCTGGATTTACTACTACTTTAACTTTTGCTAACCCTCTAGTTCTTCCTTCAACATTTAAGCTTTTTGCCTCTGTTAGTGTTACTACTACTGCTAGTACTACAGCTTTGCAAGTATGTGTAATGGGAGGGGCATACTAATGCCAGGAGCGTTTAGTTACGGAGTGACTCCGATTAACTCTCCAAAAGGTTCTGCATTTCAGGCAGTTCAAGAAACTACTATATCAGCAGGCAGCATACAAATGTTCGCTGGCTCTACCGCCCCCAGTGGTTGGTTAGTTTGCGATGGAAGTGTTGTCAGCAGAAGCGCATATAGTGATTTATTTAAAGTCATCGGAACCACATACGGGGCCGGTAATTCAAATAGTACATTCACCCTACCGGACATGATGGGCAGGTTGCCCATGGGTGCGGGTACCGGTACTTCTCTAACAGCAAGAACGCTAGGTACAGCTTTGGGGGCAGAGACAGCTACACTAGCTACCACTAATTTACCTTCACACACCCATACCACTTCAGTAAGCACAGAAAGCGCCACACACACGCACACAGGCACAAGCTCAGATCAAAGCGTGACTCATACGCATAGTTATAATAAGCCTATAGGAACTACTGGTTCGCAAGTCGGTATCATAGATACTCTTACGGGTTCTAGTTCTGGTACGCCGTTAACCGGTGGCCAATCCGCTGATCATTACCATGGAACAACTTTTGGAAATGCAAGCGCTACTCATTCGCATAGCATTACGAATGATCCTACAGGCAGCGGAACCGCATTTGGAATATTATTACCGGCAATAGCTGTTAATTTTATTATAAAAGTATAGGTGAACAATTGGCTGGAGCTTTTGCATATAACACGATACCAACTAACGCCCCTAAAGGTAGTGCGTTTGCACCATCTAACACTGCAGTCATACCGACCGGAGTGATAGAAATGTTTGCTGGGTCTACTGCTCCTGATGGGTGGCTAATATGTGATGGAAGTACTGTGAGCAGAAGTGTTTATCAAAGCTTATTTAAAGTTATCGGTACGACTTATGGGGCAGGTAATTCAAATACTACGTTTACGTTACCTGATATGAGAGGCAGATGCCCTATGGGCGTGGGGTCTGGCCCCAGCCTAACCACAAGAGCGTTAGCGGCTACTGCTGGTGCAGAGACTGCTACGCTGGCTATAACTAATCTACCTTCTCATACTCATACAGCTACAATAGGAACAGATAGCCCTACTCATTCGCACACAAGCAACACCGTTACTGGAGCGTCTGCGAACCATCAACATTATTTTAGTCATACTGCTGGCACATCGGGTTCGTATGGTTTATTCGATTCAGCCACAGCTAGTAGTTCTGGTCAACCTAGTACTGGTGGCATTCAGCAAAATCATACGCATTCTACTACCACAGGAACTGAAAGTGCTAACCACACGCATACATTTACAAACTCAAATACGCCTGCAACAGCTGCAACTGCGTTTGGAATTATGCCACCATCAATAGTCATTAATTTCATTATAAAGATATAGGTGAACAAGTGGCTGGATCTTTTAATTATAGCATGGTACCAACAAACGCTCCTAAAGGTAGTGCGTTTCAAGGCTTAGTCGCATCTGTCACCCCAGCGGGTGTTATAAGGGGTTTCTCTGGATCAACTATCCCTAGTGGTTGGCTTGTCTGCGACGGAAGCACCATAAGCAGAATGGCTTTCAGTAATTTGTTTAAAGTCATTGGAACTACATTTGGCTCCGGTAATTCGAATAACACCTTTACGCTGCCTGACATGAGGGGTAGATTACCAATTGGTGCTGGAACCGGTACATCTTTAACGGCTAGGACTTTAGGATCAACTTTAGGAGCAGAAACAGTAACATTAGCTGAAGCAAATATGGCCTCTCATACTCACACCAACAACTCAGCCACGGCAACTCAAAGCGCTACTCATACGCATACTGCTACAAGTGGTACGGTATCAGCTGATCATACACATGGCTGGGGCAGAAACGTGGGATCATCTGGTTCCTATGGCTTAAGGGACGGTGCTAACAGAAGTGCTAATGGGACACCAAATACGCAGGGAGCCACAGCCGGGCATACACATACTACGACTACTGGAACAGAAAGCGCAACTCATACACACTCGTTTTCTAATTCTTATACCGGAGGTGGGACTCCATTTGGTATCATACCGCCAGCGTTAGTCATTAATTTCATTATTAAAACATAGGAGAAAAGTATGTTAAGTTTAAGTATTATTTTAACAAATAGGATAGATGCCTCAGGAGTAGCAACAGAGGACATCTATAACATTAGCCTAATTAAAACAAATTCAGATGGTGTTACAAGAAATGTAACTATGCCTGTTTTACCCACTTCAGAGACTGGTAGGTTTATATCTAATCTTGCAGAGCAAGCTTGGAACTACGTACCTTCAGCCCCTCCAGATGCTCTTTCTCAGGCAAAGGCTTGGTTATTACAAAATGTAGATAGTGACTGGGCGGTTTTAGAAAAAACAGGATGGGACTCTGGTAAAGGATATCATCTGGGTATTACTCCTTCTGATGTTGCCCTTATTGTAGGGGTGTTTTCCCTTGCAAGAGAGGCATCAGCGATGGGCCTGCCTATACCAGGATTAATCAGTATGGAAGGTAATGAAATTGAATTTGAAACCATACAAGATATGACTGTATTGCTCATGTATTATGGAAAGGCTAGATCAGACCTTGCTAAAGAGTTTGCGGCTAGGCGTAAGACAATACAAGATGCTACTATGATTGAAGAATTACCTACAATACCTCCACCAATTTAATAAAGGCAACTATGACTGAAGCTACAACCACAACTCCACTTTGCTCGATAATGCATAAGTATGGTAGCGATAAAGGGCTAGGACTTCATAACTATACTAAAGAATATTACAAGATATTTAACAGCCGTAGGTTTGATGTTAAATCGGTCTTTGAACTTGGCATAGGCACTACAAACAGATTCATTCCTACAAACATGGGACCAAAAGGAGTACCTGGCGCGTCACTAAGAGGATGGAGAGAGTTCTTTCCAAACGCAATTATATATGGAGCTGACATTGATAAGAGCGTATTAATACGCGAAGAAAGAATAGAGAGTTATTACGTTGATCAAACTTCTGAGCTTTCTGTCATGAGCTTGTGGGAAAACGCAGCTCTTAAAGATTTAAAATTTGACCTTATGGTAGATGACAGCTTACATAGAGCTGATCCTAATTTTAATTTTTTAATTAACTCTTATCATAAACTTAATGTTGGAGGGGTTTATGTAATAGAAGACGTACTTGTTAAAGAAGACAACATAAACGAGTACAGAAACAGGTTAGAGAGTTTATTAAAAAAGGTTAACTTTAAATATGAAATATTAAAAATTGAACATCCAACTAACAAAACAGATAACTGTATTGTAAAATTGTCAGACTTTAATGTAATTAAATAGAATATTAACTGTTGGTAACCTTGCCCATATTTAAACGTAAAGGTAGTATGTCGATTTTGGAAGGTTACTATGTCTAAGCGAACTATAATCCTAAGGCACCACAGAGCCGCTGGCGACATCCTTGTAATGACAGCTGTGGTTAGAGACCTATATAAGGCATACTCTGATACCGTAGATATAGGCGTAGAAACCCCATTTCCAGAGATATGGGAAAACAACCCATACATTGTAAAGCTTAAAGATAGAAGGTTAGGAGCCTCTGTATATAACTTAAGCTACGGAGATGGCATACGGAAAGCTGGTAGAGAGCCTATACACTTCATGCAAGCATTCTATGACGACTTTGAAAAAAGGTCTGGAATGAAGCTTAGCCTTACCGATCCAAAACCTGACCTACACTTATCCGAATCTGAGCTCAGCAAAAGAGCAGTTGAAGGCAGGTACTGGGTAGTGCTGTCAGGAGGTAAAGCAGACTTTACAACCAAGCACCCTAGGTTCTTTGACATACAGGACTCTGTAGACGTACTAAGATCTATGGGTGTAAAGTTTGTACAGGTTGGAGCCAGCGGTGGAAAGCCAGCCAGCCTTCACAGAACCATAGAAGGAGCCATAGATCTTAGGGGTAAAACGTCGCTAAGAGATCTGATGGCTTTGATACACCATTCTGACGGAGTTATATGCACTATAACTATGGCTATGCACATGGCTGCAGCTCTGCAAAAGCCATGCGTAGTGCTAGCAGGAGGAAGAGAAGAGTGGTGGTGGGAAGGCTACGTAAGAGAAAACCCTGCTTTTAAAGGTCTTAACGTAAACGTTCCTCACAAGTACCTTCACACCATGGGTCTACTAGACTGCTGCAGAGGCCCTAGAGCTTGCTGGAAAAACAAAGTTTTAAAGTCTGAAGGAGACAAGTCTTACTGCAGCTATCCACACCTTGAGCCTGAAGGGCAGACTGTTCCATTGTGCCAGCACATGATAGGAGCCAGCAAAATAACAGAGTCTGTCCTTTACTACTATCTAACCGGAATATTACCACCATTACCAGATTGGAGTTTGAATAACATGTTACCGTCAGTTGATAAGCCAACCAGCCTAGTGCTTCCAGATGGTAGAAAAGTAAAAGTAGAGGTAACAATCGACGACTATAACGATGTTACTTCCAAAAGAAAGATTGAGCTTCCTGTACTGAAGCCAGCCAAAGTACATGAGCCTTTAGTTGTAAACCTAGTGGAGACGTCTCCACTGACCTCACTAATGGACCACGAAGAGATAGGAGGACAAGTCACACTATGTTTACTAGTGTACGGCAAGTTCTTCGATATGCATAAGCGCTGCCTTAGTGCACTGGCTAGAGTTCCAAGTTCTAGGCTAGACCTAAGAGTGTATCTTAACCAGGCATGCGATGAAACTATAGCTATGGCAGAAGAGATGCACAAGAACAAGCAGATATCTGTTCTTTACAGATCAGACAGCAACAAGTTTAAATACCCGTGCATGAGAGAGATGTTCCACGACAAAGATAACCCTATAACCAACAAATGGGTAATATGGTTTGATGATGACACTATGGCTGATGTTGATAACCATTGGCTTGATAAGCTCTGCCAAGCTGTAATAACTAACGTAAAGTCAGACCCTAGTGTCGGTATGCTAGGTGCTAGATACTTCTTTAGCATGAACCAAGAACACCTAAGTTGGATAAGAACAGGCTCTTGGTTTAAAGGTGTAAGCTTTAGAGATAAAGCTGGAAATGCAGCCCCTAATGGATTTAAAATACACTTTGCGTCTGGGTCGTGCTGGGCTATTAAAAGGGAGTGTATAACTGAGTGCGACATACCTGACTCAAGGCTTAGGCATAACGGAGGAGACATATGCATAGGCGAGCAGCTATGGCAGGGAGGGTGGCACCTTAAAAACTGGAATAATGATAAAAGAATAATCCTATGGTCAAGCGTGGCTAGACGCGGATACGCAGAAAGTATCTTTGGAATATGAGAGTAAGTTAAGGTACACTGTATATAGCCTGGAGGGCATAAGCATGAGTGATTCTTCTAGTTCTTTTAGTTCTTCTGATACACCATCAGACAAGCATGGTATCAAGCTAAAGCGTTACGTTCAGGCTAAATACGTCATAAACAACATTGACGGCTTTAGAATGAAGGTAGAAGCTTTAGACGCTAACGGAATGAGTAACGCTATATTTCGTTACTTGCGCGGACCTTTAAGCGCATCCACAGGCTCGTACCAGGACGACTTTGATGGTATATGCTCTCCGTCTGATTTAGAAGAGTTTTATGAGAACGCTCCACAGCCTGGAGCTAATCCGGCATGGTTTAGGAAGAGCTATGTAGACTTAGTGTTTAGATCTCAAGCCACGGCTAACGAGGCTTGGGAGATGATGCTAAGTGATGTTAAAATCCTTGTAAAGACAATGGACACTATGGAAGATATACAACCAGAAATAACCGTGTCCATAGGTGACCCACTAAACTAAGGAGACTGCTATGTCAGAAATCAAAAGCAAACTAGTCATTATAGACGACGGTATGGTCATAAACATACTTAATGACCCCAAGGTTTCAGGTCAAATACAGGCTGTAAAGATAGCCGTAGATAACGCTAGAGCTAAGGTTGGAAGCGTTAGAAAAGGAGGCTGTAGGCCGTGCCAAGCCAAGGCCCGTAATATAGCTGTAAACCTAATGTCGGTAAAGAAGGCTATAGCTCAGCTATCAGACGCTGATAAGGCAAAGCTTAAAGACATAATGAACACAGAGCAGGCTAGGATAGTTTATACCAACGATTCAGGTAAAATTATACAGCTTACCTTCTAGCTAAATTGGAGCCGTTTTTGCGTCATAATCTAGTGTATAGCTATAGCTATCAAATATAAGACCCGTAACGTCTAGACCTCACAGTCTAAACGTTACGGGTCTGATGCAAATTTTTAGCTATTGGGTTTGCTAACTGGCAGCAAGGTCAGTAACATAGACCCACGATCGGTATAAAACAAAGAAAGGATACTTAGATGATTAAGGCTATAGCGTTGAAGTCCGAAAAGGTAGGCCAGAAGGCTAATGTAACTATTGAGGCTGCCTCCCTTGAGGAAGCGCAATCAAAGGCTTCAAGGGAAGCTGCTATTGAGTTTGGATCCCAGAAGCTAGGGATGAACCGTCCAGGAATTTCAGGTTCACCTTGGATGGAGTGGGTAGACGAGTCAGGTAAGTCGCTGAGTCACAAGGAGTTTGAAGCTTCTACTTCTAGGTTTGTACATATTTCATGGCCTCTACAAGAAGGGCTGTAATGGAACAGGGCAGTAGTCAGGTAAAGCCGTATGAGCACAGGGATACATCAAAAGCTGTATGGCTTAACGGTGAATCCTATGCCACAGTTCTTCTTATATGCTTTATAGACTCATACGGTACTGAAGGCCTAGAATGGGACCCCATGACCATAAGGCAAGAGATAGAAGAAGACTTTGGAGTAAAGATTCCTAACAAAGTTTTCAACAGGTTAATGTCGGCTATAAACATAGCCACTACTGACCAGTTCTACACGTCCTTACCTGACTTCATCGACCTGTGCAACATCTTATCAGGAGACGTCCTAGACCCAAGATGGTTTGATCCAGCAGACCCTTCGGAGTGTGCTTGGGGCATCACAGAGGCTTTAATGATATCCCCTCCAGATGATGGAGAAGAAAATCCGTTCGCTAGCGAGATAGTAGGGTATATCTCTCAGGTTGTAAAGTCTCACGGAATACATAATCCTCCTGACGTGTTAAAAATAGGCCTTGGAGAAGATGCTGATAAAATAGCAGAAAACGTAGCCCAAACGTTTTCTGACGATCCAGAGATGTATTCAGCAATATGGAAGACTCAGCAAGATAAGTCTGACGATATTAAGACTTATGTTAAAGAAAACCTTAGAAGTCTTATAAAGCAGATCGATAGTTTAAAGCTTGCTAATGGTAATACTGCTGGAGTAATAAGAAAGCTGGCAGGAGATAAGCTACAGTGATTAAACTGAAGTTTGGGAGAACCATCCCTTTAAATTCAGAAGTCCTAGAGCTTACGACAGATGAAGCTTACAAGCATTTAACCATAAGAAACACATACAGCTTGTACGAGCTAGTAGACGTTTCAAAGCTTCACAAGGCTTACTATGAGTTTGATATGTACTTCAATAGTGCCAGCGTGTTTTCTAAAGCTTACGATTTGTTTAAAGAGGAAGTAGTACCATTCGTCGCAGCTCTAATAAGCGAAAAACGTACAACTGAAACATACATAGCAGATGCTAGTGGCGCTACAAACCTTGGAAGATGCAAATATAAGATTTCGTTTCACTTCCGGTGCCCTAATGATTTAATAGACCACAGGGCTAATTACAACGTTGGAGCTATGTTAGACCCTATTATACAGGGTGAGTTTATGGAAGAGCTTAATGATCTTACTATGGAATTCACCGACAGTGAACGGTCGCTGTTTGACAAAGCTTTAGTAGCTACTAACGGATCGTTTAATCCTACTTTTTACCTTAATAAAAACTTTAATGAGATAGGTATTAATAGTAAATCAGAAGAAGACATAATTAATCATTTCAATAGTAGAGGTCACAACTCTGGATCCATGTATTCAGTAATTAACTTTATTAACACTAACATATACAAAATGAACAGAGCCTATTCTATAGGCTACTTTCATCCAGATAACCTTCCAGCGGTTAGATTAGTAGGTAGTAGTAAGGCTGGAGAAAGAGAACTGAAGCCGTTTAAAGACACTTCGTTCGACATAAACAACTACTTGGTAACCAACGTAGTTTGATAGACACGTCGCTATAAGAAATACATTAGACATAGAGTCGCCAGACGGTGATGTAGCTTTGTATTTTTACACCTAAGTAAAGGAGAAAAAATGAGCAACGTAGCAGAAGCTATAGCTGAAGCTGTGCGCAAGCGCGGTGAAGACGCTGAAGAAAACGCACTTATAGAAGTAAGGGTAGGGTTTGCAAAAGACAGGCTGATACCTAAGTTTGTCAGGTGGGCAAAAGAGACTGCAGATGCTTTGCACCCTTTGCAAACAAAAGTTCATAGAGCTATAAGTCTAGATCTGTTTGAAATGACAGGGAAAGGTTTTCAAGGAGAAGTCAACTTAGGCGGCATTACGGTGCACCCTGTAGTAGGGCATAGAGCGATAAGCTTTAGCATATTTGGGTCTTACGATCCATTAAACGGTATCTTAAGCTACATAATTCTTTTGAGTCCTTTAATTCCGTTAAAAGACAGTATCTATAAAACCATAGAGAATACAACATCCAAAATAGCGCCTAAGCTTAAAGTAGACGTAGAGGCTAAGTGCTATGACTACTCGTTTCAGATATCAACCAGTAAGTGCGGTGAGGTGCGAGCTACAAAGGTTGAATGGCCACACATCAACTCTGAAAGGTACGCTCAGTATCTTCAAGAAATGTGGATGTATGTTTCTGATCTAGTGTTTGCGTTGTCAGGTCCTAACAGTTATGAAGGAGATAAAAATGGATAACGATTATGAACGTGAAGAAGTAGTGGCTAAACTGATAGCTATAATAGATGACGCTGTAAAAGATTTAAGAAAGAAGGGCGTTTCTACGCCAGAACTTATAGTAATGCTCCATAATTCTGAGAGCGACATATACGCTAAGATGGAGTCAATGAAGGAAGATATCAAGAAGTACAAAATAGCACCGGAAGAGATATTTTCAGGGTTTCTTAAAGCAGATAAGGCTAAGGCAGATAGTAATAAAAAAGAAATTAAAACCTGTGTAAAAGTAATCACTGTGTCAAATGAAGATATAACTTCCATTGTAAACGGAAAAGAAGTAGATACCTCTATAGATTCAATATTCTCAAAAAGAAAAAGCTTGAGAATTTGGACTAGAGCATTCTTCAGGTCTCAAGTATTCCCTGAATACATGGGACTTAGCAAAAGAAAAGGCGGAAGGCCTGATTCAGTATTGGTAGAATTTACGTGTGAAAACGACGTAGCTACTGTCAAAACTACATGCATACAGCTTGATGACGAAAATCCCCAAATTAGTGATATGGATAATTTCGTAAAGAAGGGAGTTGATTCATCAGCTTCAGCTGTGGAAATACGTAAGTTGGAAATTGCCAACTTAGTTGCGTGCACCCTTTTCATTCACGGAGAGATATACGAAGTAAATTACTTCAGGGTGTCAAAGAAAGGAAGAATAGAAGAAGAACCTAAAGCTTCGTTCAGAAGCAAGTCGGCTCACGATAGGTGGGTCAAAAGGTTAATAGAGAAGACTGCTAAGAAACAAGGATTTAATCTTAATAATGATAAAGAAGATAAGCCTTTGACTGCTCACAAAGTGAAGCCAGTAAATCGTATAAAATTCTCTGAGAACTAGGAGGATCCAAAATGGGTGCCCCTAGAGAATACCTTGAAGCTAAGTACGGAATAAAAAACGTACTTAGCTTAGAGGAGCTAAAGAAAAGGTTCACTATAGAAATGCAGACTAATGAGTCGGCAGTTCTTAAGAATAAAAACGGCAAGATAGTATCTTGTTCTAGGCAATTAGACCCTCTACTTTACTATGATTTTAGAAAGTATTAAAAGGAGGTGCTATGTTAAGCACGGAGCAAGTACTTCAATTCAATAATAAGGCTATAAAGAATAGGTTCATAAAGACGTTAAGTGCCCTACAATTAAAAAGTATAAAAAGTATACCAGCTAAGTTACTAGGTTCAGTTAGCTGGGATATGACTAAAGCTATACCTTGCAGTACTATCAACAAGAAAGTTGTAGATAGGTACTTTCGGCTATTGATGGAGCCTTATATTGATAAGAGTTTACTATCAAAAAAGGAGGCCGCTACGTTAGCGTGCCTTCCATCCTTTGCCATAGATGTGGTAGAGGAAGACTATGTTGATCTGTTTGGCCAATTCGATGAGGAGAATTATTGTGATTAATCAACCAAAGCAAGCTGGTAAAAATGTGGACGAAATGGGTTTCAATGGTTTAAGGAGTTCAGTAGATATGAGGTCAGAAGAAACAAGTTTCAGCTATAGAACTGGTACATTCGTGCCGGAACTGGACTCGACGTATGTCATGCCAAAGGATACAAAAGAATTGTTTGAGGTGCTCCAAGAGGAGCGTAAGTCTGAGAGCCAAAACGTTATTTTGGTAGGTCCAACCGGCTGCGGTAAGACCGAGTTTGCAAAGCAGTTCGCTGCTATGCATAAGCTACCATTACTAAAAATGGATTGTGCTAACGTAACGGAGGCGCAGCAGTGGTTCGGACACTTCGACCTCAAAGGCGGTAATATGTCTTGGCAAGAATCTCCATTCGATAGGGTTGTATCTGCCGGTAACCACGTCATATTGTTAGACGAGATCAACAGGGCGGCACCCGAGGTGCTGAACGTGTTGTTACCGTTGCTCGATACCAATCGGTCTACCTTTATTCAGGACCGCAAACCATCACCAATACTTAGGGACGGCGGTGGCTTGGTTTGGTTCGCAACTATGAACGAGGGTGCCGCTTACACCGGTACAATCAAGTTAGACAGAGCGCTACGTGCTCGCTTCAGCGATGTTGTAGAGCTCACTTACCTGTCAAAGGTAGACGAGATCGAGCTGCTAGTTAAGAGAACTAACATCAGTGTGGATAACGCCACTAAACTAGTGGACATTGCCGATACTATCCGCCGTAAGGCAAAAGGTATAGATAGCGTGTTCACTCACACAGTTTCCACGCGTGAGCTGTTAAACGCAGCTCGTAAGTTCACGCGTGGGGGTGTTAAGACTCTTCGCTTTTCTCTTATCAATCACTTCAGCGCAGGTACAGGTGCAGACTCTGAGAGGGCTCAGGTTCTAGAAATGCTGAAAGGTAAGTTTGGATCAATCGATGGTGATACGGCTAAGGCCGCTACCGCTAGCGATCTTGTGTCAAGCTTCTAGGGTTTTAATTAAGGCAGGACGGCGGTTTATATCGCCGTCCTTGGAGGTATTATTATGGGATTCAAAGAATGGTTCAATGATCCAGCATACAGAGCTGACTATGGTAGAAAAAGCTACTGGAAGTCGTGGAATGACGATTTGTATGGTGGGTATGACTACAATTCATACACAAGTTATACGTCGACGGCTCTAGTTCAGAGCCCTCAGGATAAAGCTAAAAAGGTATGCGAGGATGGTTTACGCGCTATAGGTCGTTCGGCTAACGTCATTCTGAACTCAGGTGACGAGAACGAGAGAAAGCTCTCAGTTAAGTTTAGTGACGGCACTGACGTTAATACAATCAGTGACAACACCATTTACATCAGCCCTGACGACTTGGTCAAGGCAGACGGTGGCGTTACAGAAGATGACGTTGTAGACAGTTTGTGCGGCCAAGTTATGATGGCAGCGCAGCTCAAAAGGCAGATAGACAACGACACCTACCAAGAGTTTATTAGAAGCGATGATATGGACGTCAAATCCGTATGGTCGGCTATTGAGTTTGCCATAGCTAGGGGAGATGTTATCAACGATTGGAGAGGTTTCAAGCCATACTTTGATAACTACTCAATAGCAAGTAGCGTAGTAACTTCAAAGGTTATTAAGCAACTGCTAAAGAACCACGATGGTTCTGGACCTGAAAGCAAAACGTCTAGTAAAGCGTTTGTCAAAGGTCTAGCGTGGAACTTGTATCACAGCCATGATCCCATCAAAATCCCAAGTTGCTACAACGAAGGTAAGATGGCTATAGCTGAAGGGCTAGCTAGTGTAAGAACTCCTAAGGATAGGTGGTACCTAGCAGAGGAGGTAGTTAAGCTCTTTAGAAAGCTATACGACGTAGCTCCTGAAGAACAAGAGGAGACTGACCCATCTGAAGAGATGGTCAACATACTAAGCAAAGAAGGCTTAATAGAAGAAAGCTCAAAGCCAGCTCCTGTTCTGCCAAAGAAAGGTGCTGATAAGTTCTCAGGAATAGACGAGAGCCTATTCGGCCTTGCTAAAGTAGGCAACTCTAGTTGTTTTGACGCTTCTTCAATAGATGCAATATCTGGTGATAAAACGTCAGAGTTGAAAGACACTATCTCTCCTCCAGGGGTTCCAATAGTTTGTGGTATCGGAGGTGGAGGTCTGTCAATCAAGGCTGTGTGGGTTCCTCCTGATAGCAAGAACGAGAACGCCAAATACTTTGACGCTGCTAGGATTCAAATGATAGAAGCATTTACAGAAAGGCTTAGAGATTCGTTTAGCTTCAAATCTAAAGAGGCATCCAAAAAGATATTTGGATACAACTCAGGTAGGCTGCACTCAAACAGCCTATACAAAATAGGTATGGACTTAGACACAGTGTTTTACCGTAGAAGTCACTGTGACTCAGATAAGACAGCTATCTGCCTTCTTGTAGATCAATCTGGTTCTATGAAGAACGAGACCGGAAACAACTCGTCAAGGATAAGGGAAGCCGCAGAGGTTGCCTATATTCTTGCCAAGCTGTGTAAAGGTATCAAAGACGTAGACCTAACTGTAGTAGGCTTCAGCGCTCAAGAGTCATCTCGTGAAGCGCATAATATGGGCGTATGTTCTTCTGACGAGATGAACATGCGTCTTATATACGATGAGCTAGATGCTAGCGTACCGCTTGACAACATCCTAAAGATGTGTGGTCATGGTAATAACCTTGATGGTTATTCTGTGTGGCACGCAGCTAAGCACTTGCAGGAATCAAGACCTGATTACAAACGTAAGGTTATGATCGTCATCTCTGACGGTCAACCTAACGGATCTAATTACGGAGGCGACTCTGCTCATGAGCATGTTAATATGTGTAGGAAAGACGCCAGAGCTAGATTTGGCGTTGAGACATACGCAATCGGAGTAGCTAACGCTTATCCTGCTGCACTTGGAGACAAGATGTATGGCCCTGGTAATAACATCATCATCAGTGATGTTAAGTCCAGTATAGGCTATCTATCTAGGTTCTTGAATCAGCTTGCTGATTCTACCGAATAAAGTCTTCAACTCTTATAGCATCGAAAGATGCTTTCTTGTAGGCAGTCTTTACACCAAGGCTGTCTACAAGCTTATCAAATAAGCCTGCATCCTTCCTAGGAAGTGTTGTAAGCTCTTCTGCTAGTTTCTCAGAGTCCACCAAGAGGCCGCCGCTTGAAACCCTATCAGTGAATTCTTCACCGAAAACGCTCCTTAACTCATCTAGAGCTATAGATTCAAGTGCGGCCTTTTTATATACAGATCCGTTAGTAAGCTGAACATGGCTGTCTAAAGTTTCTGAAGCTTTCTTAATAGACAAAGAATAAAGGTCAGAATAAGAACCTAGAGACTTAAGCTTATACTCTTTATCTACAGATTCTATAATTGAAGCTGCTTTATCTAAATCAGCATCAGTAGACTCTAATACGTGCTGAGCTGTCTTTGCTAGCATAGTCTGTATGTCTGAGTCTTTCTTTAATGTCTTAAGAGCCTTAGCTCTGTCAAATAGCATGCTGGCGGCTTTAGTCCTAGACACTAAGCCATTGGCTGCTAACTTATTCAACGTATCATCGTTGTCCAACTTGACTCCATACTCGGAAGCTTTGTCTAATATCTTGCTAGATATAATCTTTCTATCATGGAAGTTTATGTCTCCAGCAAACTTTTCAATCCAATCAGCTGCAGCTTTAACTTCGCCAGAGTTACGCAAAGGGTAGCTTCTAGACTTGTTACCGTCTTCAAAGTTAACTACCATAGCGAAGTCAGAGTCAGACAGGTCGTTCTCAGAATGTGTCCTGAGAGCTGCGTGCTTTTCTACAAGGCTATCGACGTCTGCTCGGATTCCAAAGTAGTCAGCAGCTTTAAGTATTCGTGACTTGATTACAGAAGCCACCTTGCCAAGAGACTGTTCTTGGTCTAAAAAGTAAGACATTGAAACGTACGTTGCAGGTGAGCTGTGGCATGGGAACTTTAAAGTCCTAGTGTCGCCATAAACGTTAGGAGCTAGGTTGCCTCCTTGTCCTGTAATGTCCGACGTAGAAGCTGACTTAACAAACTCAGGAACTTCGTAAAGCTTGGTCATACTATGCAACCCTACTCCAGCTCCATCATTAGATTGGTCTAAGATCATGGCAAATACTCCGATTAGTTTAAACTTCCATGCCGGTGTTAGTTGGAACAAGGTGATGTCTATTCTAAACATCAAACCCAGTAGCAGCGCGCTACCAATTGAAATACCGTGCGCTTTCTGCCCAAGCAATCTTACCATATATGACGATTACTCCACAACAGGACAATGGTTTTACTGTAAGTCATGCCGCAAGTCTGGAGACATGATAGAGCTTATGGCTGGAAAGCTTAAAATAACTGTAAGCGAAGCTATTGCAGCGTTAGTGGCTAGCGGGGATATAGACGACTCACCAGCAAATTACGGTAAAAAGGTTCAAGACTACCTAATACGAACAATAGGCATGAGAGTCAAAGTGCTTGAGTTATGGGAGAAGTGTAAAGAAAACAGCAAGAATATGCTACCAGACCACAGGGTTATAGCTGCTAAGATGGGTCTAAAAATAGGGCATAACTGGGAAGCGCTAGGAAGCACTCTTGTAGGATTTTGCAATAAGTTAGACGTAGATAAAGCACTTACTATGTCAAACAACGGGCATGACCACGTAAACCTAGGAAACAACCGAACATTTACAGGAGAAGGATGGGACGAAGTATGTGTAATACCAGCCTTTGACATGCCAGGAAGAATAAAGACGCTTGTAATTATAGGAAACCTTGCCAGCCCAGATCTAAGAGTAGTGTGTAGGCACATGTCCTATAAACTATGGGGTCCTCACGACAATGAATGCGGAATGCTGTTCCTAGAGGAAGCCTTAAGGTCAAGCCATGATAACTTAGTTGTGAGCGGAGACATGATAGATACTGTAAGGCTTGCCTTAGACTACGTAGATAGGCACAACAGCTTTCCACCAATACTAGCCATACCTGAAGACGAATCAAGACTGTCGGATGCATGGAGAGTGCTAAGTTCTGAAAACAAAGTTATTACAGTAGTAGGTGAAAAAGCTGAAACACTATCAGCCTTTAGCTCGGTTATAAGAGTATCTCAAAACCCAGGGTCTTGGGAAGCTGGATGGATGGGTCCTTCAAAGTGGATAGCTAAGGTCCATGCCTCTGGTGTTGTTAAGAAGAAAGTGGAGACGTCTCCACTGGACGTAGGCTGGGCAAGAGTAACCTACGATGGAGTTAGCTACGAAGAAAGACCAGACGGAATCTACTGCAAAGAAAAGCTAATGTGCGATGCTATTCTTAAAATAGACAAGATAGCCATAGAGGGATCTAAGAACTACTACACAGGAAGGGTAAAGTGTGGAGGAGTAGAAGCTCCGTTTAAAGCTAACATGACAGCTATAGATCAAAACTTTTCAAAGTGGCTTAAAGCATTCTGTATTAAAAACGATATGCAGCTACCTGTGTGTAACAACAGATACTCTAAAGTAGCAGCAAAGATAGCTCTGATGTCTAAGCCTCCTGATAGAGAAGTACTTACAGCTATAGCAGCAGAGAAGCAAGACATAGAGTATAGCTTCTACAAGTTCGAAATAGGCTCAAAAGGCGAGATAACAGACATAAACACCTATAGGAAGCTTAACGGAACTGAATGCTTTATTAACGAGCCTATGACAGCCTTTGAAAAAGGAGCTCTGTCAGATGAGAAATCGGCATTGGTGTGGGCTGTAATAATACCTTGCATGGCTAACGCAATAGCTAGCAAGATAGGACTAGGCACAGTAGGTATAGGGGTAGACCCAGAATCTTTTGAAGATATTAAATTTATTGGAAATAAACTGGGGTGCTATACGAATAAACTTACAGGCCCTGTATTTACCAAGTCAGTCATATCTACGACCCTAGCCGACGAAACCAAAAGCACATTACCTGTAGTGATAGCTCCAGATAAGCCTGACGCGCCTATTCAAAGGCTTGGAGTAGAAAAGGCTACAGGGGCTAGAAACTGCATAATTTCAATGGACTACATGGCGCTTCTTGGCTGTAGAACCATATCTAGATGGGTATACCTTAGGCCAAGTGCTGTAGAGATAACAAGAGACACAGAGTCAGCACTAAACAAATTATCTCTAAACTTTCTATCTTGGATGGCTAAGTGCGGTTATAAAACAGCCGGATTCGATCTGATCCACAAAACAGTTAATGCATTGGAAGACTGGTGCAACGCAAACAAGATAGCCACTCACGGCTTAATCATGGGAGCTACCATGATAGACTCAGACTTATCAAACAGCCTGAACAAGTCTATAACCAACTCGTTCACTGCTCTATGTGGTAAGTTCATCAATATGGGTTACTTTGAAAAGTCTTGTAAGCGTAAGTCAACAAGAGTAGTCAAGTTTGGTGAATATATATGGATGGAATGCAGAGAGCTCTTTAACGCATGTAAAGCTCACAACATACCGCTGCTAGAGCCCAGTAGACTGGCACAATCGCTACTGGCTACTAAGACGATACTAGACTACGCTAACAATCCAGACACAAGAATACCTTGCTGGGTAATAGACCCAATTAATTGGGATGAGTGGTCTACCAAGCTTTAAGTGTTCCAACCGGACATTCCAGACTCCATAGACTGCTCTCTAGTTATAGAGTACTTGTCTGTCTTGAAGTCAGGCCATCTTCCTGTCATGTGCCATAAGCACAAAGCTCCAATGTTTACTGACTGAGCAAAGTCATCAGACATGGCTGGGTTTCTCTGAATAGTGTATATGTCAGATCCAGCAGCTGTAGTAGTCTTGTTCTCAATTAAGGCTAGGAAGTCTTGAATAAGTCCAGGATCTTCAGAGCTAATATAATCGTAGGCAAAGAATCGTATCTTCTTGGTTCTAATTGCAGAACATGTAGTAAGCAGGCTTCTAGTCTTATCAGCTCTGTAGTGAGGCCTAGGATGAGCTGGAGCGGCTGGAACATAGGTAAACATACCTTTGCTAGCAGCCCTAACGTACTGCACTGGAAGCAAGCTAGATGGAGATATTCCTGACTGAACAAGCACTGTCTCTCTGACTACACCTGCTCCTGAGAAGTCATGAGTTATAAACTCGCATTTGTACATTCTGTAAATCTTTAGACACTCTGCAGCTTCAGCCATATGGTCATGAGGCGTAAGTAACCTCTTTGCCCATATTACCTCTATTAAACCTGTAGCCGTAATTCCCATTACAGCAAGCACGGTCAAGCTTACGCCTTTCTCACCGCCACCTCCCCAGTCAACCGCGAGAACTCGATGTGCGTACTTTCTTAGTAGTTCTTCCTTACAGTTGGCAGATGGATCTCTAGGATTATTTTTAAGATCTGGATTTGAAGCTGCTTGCAGTTCAAGCATGGACACAAGCTGTAAACCTGCTCCAGAGCTTTCACCTAATACTTCGTTTAAGAATTTCTCATGCGTATAGTTTCCCATCCCTTCTCTCTTTGCATTCAACTCAGCCCACTTATCAGGTCGTGAGTAGTGAATATGCATAATTGGTTGCGGAATATGATAGCCAGCATAGTTTAACCTTCTTTCAGGATGTTTGTGAATCCATCTTCCATTTCTGGGATGGATAATAGCGAAGCACTTAGCGCAAACTGTGCCGGGTCGTTCTTCGCATATATCAGCCCTAACCGGGCCAATCATGGCAATAAGGTCATGATTAACAGACGAAACATTTAGATACTTGCAGGCGCTACAGGTTATACACCACTCAGCCTGTGAAGATGATAGCCATTCCCTTTCAATGGTATTATCAAGTGTCTTAGGGGTTCCAGCTATCTTCATGGTTCCCCATTCGCTAGCTGACATGGTTTCACGGATAACAGGTATATGGTCACCGTCCATATCCTGTACTTCGTCAATAACCACTTGATCAGCCCGAATACCACGCACTCGGTCGGCGTCGAGTAAGGCAAATGAGAACTGCATCATGCTGTTGTTGCGAAAGCTTCGCTGCAAAACACTGTTCTCTGTCTCTGGGCCTATCAATACTGATTTAACCGGAGACTGCTCTATAAAAGGGCGAACGTAGTTACTGGACAGGCGGCGCACCTGTTCAAACAAAGGAGTAATATAAAGGTTTCTAAAGTAAGGTATAGTGGCACAAGTTATAACTCCATGCGCCGAGATAACCGTGCTTTTACCAACCTGACGCCCAGTCTTCAATATGGTGCGCCTAGGCATATAAACATTGAAGAGCGACTCAAATTGATAGTGCTTTTCTAAGCTGTAGGGTTTACCATCGAGATTGAGTATTGCTGGTAGAATACAGGATAGGTTAGGAATAGCCCCCTGTTTTATTCTGGCTACTACTTCGTCTAAGCTCTTTTGGCTTTTAGAGGCTTTATCTGTTGGGTTTGGAGTACTAATCATGTTATACAGAATCTCTGAGAGGGTAGAGGACGAGTATGGTTCTGACGGATACAGCATGGCTGATTCAATGGAGCCGATAGGCCTAGCCTGTCTTATAGCTCTATTGATGGTCTTAGCCTTCGCTGGATTCTAGCCTTGTGAGCCCGTTAGGTACATACACTTACTTTAAAAAAAGAGGTAAAGTTTCAATGGCAAACCGTTCACCTAAGAGGTTTCTAGAGCGTTCAGGATTGATTTCAACCCAAAGGCTGCCAGCTAGTAGACTGGCGCTTGGAAACTTAGCTTCCATGAATTATCCACTTAAGCCTCCTTACGATATAGAGCACAATCGACCTAATGAAGGGTCGCCGCCTCCTGATAGAGGTATATCACGTGAATGGCCCTATGGAACTCTATAATAATAATGAGCTATAGATTGTACACTCCTGAGGACGATAAGGTAACAATAAGCTTTTGGGTTATCGCAGGTGGCCTAGTGGCTGCAGCAGCTCTTAAGTCAATTATACCTATTTGTTTTAGCTTTGTTCTTTGTTACATATTTTTACGAACCGATAGTAATATCAATGAGGGTAAACCTTTCTGGGCGCCAGGTAAGTTTACTCGTCACCTTGACAGCTCCTATATAAGACTAACAAAAAGTCGATATAACGGTAGCGGCTATCATCGTAAGAGGAGATCTAAGAACAGGTATTAAGGAGGACAGACCGATTCTGGTAATAAAGGATCGGTCTGTTATTTTACTAGTCAAGGAAGTCCAAGCATGAAGCTTGTAATAGTAGGATGTGGAAGAAGTGGAACGTCAGCTGTACACTCACAGCTAAAAGCCGCTGGATTCAAGATAGGTCATGAAGTCTTACAGGAAGACGGAGGAATAGGCTGGCCTATGGTAATGAGTAGGCTGAAGGACATATGGCAGCCTCTAAACCCTACGGTACTTCATCAAGTTAGAGAACCTTGGTCGGCTATATCTAGCCTAACCACACACAAAAGGTCTTTATGGAAAGCTGTGTCAAAAGAATCAGCTGGTTTATTAGAAATAAAAAATAGCGCTCTAAGGGCAGCTATGTTTTGGATAAATTGGAACAAGCTGTGTATGCAGCTAACTGACAAGTTTTATAGGGTTGAAGACCTTAGGTCAAGCAGTAGCGAAGGTTACTACCTTCTTACAAGCTCGCTAGGAATAAGCAAACTTCCTAAACCTACAAAAGTAAATTCAAGAAGACATGCAAAATTAAATAGACTCGACTTTAAAAAGTGGCCAGAAGTAGTAGAAGAAATAGATAATATGTCTCACTTATTTGGGTACGCTAGGATTGATAATTACTCTATATAGCAAGGAGGCTAAATTGATAGAAGCCATTCTAACAACTTTAATAATTGCATTAGCAAGCAAAGGAACTTTAGACGCTTGGTTTGATGGCACTATATTCTCTACAGCTAGAGCTCACGCTGAAGCGTGGAGAGAATCTAAATCAGCATACACATCATTAGCAGGAGAACTTTTATCTTGCCGATTTTGCCTTGGATACCACGTATCATTTTGGATTACAGTTTTATGTTGCTTTAATGGTCTCAGCCTTATACTGTTACTGCCTGTGTGGTTGGCAAGTAGAGCTATTGAGCACGAAATAGAACTAGAACTTAGGAGACGCAATGAGCGAAGAGATAATGATTAAACAGTCGGAAGCAGTAAAAACAGTAAAGCTTAGACACGAAGAAGCTACTGATAGGTTTACTGAAGTTATAAATGAAGTGCTTGAAAACATTCCTGAAGTTAGATCTGTAGCTTTAGTAATAGACTGGTCAGTAGGGCAGGAACTATTTCCTTACGGAATAATGATAGGAAGACGAGGGTCAGTAAATAGGCCTGATGAGCTTTATAGCTTGATGATACAAACAGCAAAGCTAGTGAGACATCAGTCAGATGTTATGGCCGGCATATTAGCAGGTATGGATAAACTTGCTAGCGATTTAGCTTTGCAAATAACTAAGCTTAAGAAAGAACTAAATAACTCAGAAGCCCAACTAGAAGCTATGAAAGGCAAAGTTTAATATGAAAAAAAGCAGGCAATGTAAAGCCAGAAGGATTATACTACTAAGTAGTAGAAGAATGGCTTCTAAGATATTTAAGGTCAACCCTAGGGCTATGCCCCTAAGCAAATTTGATGATGATGACTTCTGTGAAAGGGTACGAGAGTTGTATGAAAGAAAATTCAAGATACCGGACAGGCTTGTAAAAGCCTACGACCTTGCAAGCCTAGTCCGGTAAGGAAGTGAGGCTTGAAAAGTGTCAAAATAGTCGGTGTTGAACTACTCAAGTTTAACAAATACCTAGTCATACCGTCTTGTAAGCATTCCTTTGTGAATGATACAAGTGTAGTCAAACTAAAGGACGTGCCAGACCGCATAATGTGTTCTCGTTGCAAGTCCATTGATAAGCCCTGATTGAAATCTTAGGTGGGTAACAATCAGGACATGCGCCGTGGCTCTCGTTGAGTCACGGCTTTTTTCGTATCTACAGGTATTTAGAAGGAGAAATATTTATGGCTACACTACGGAAGCAGATGAATTATCGAACTAGCATAACGACTAATAAAGCGCTCGAAAATCTTGCTGATAAATTAGGAATTTCTGAATCTTTAGTTGCTAAAAGATTAGCAATATTGTCAATGTATGACATGGATTGTAGATATTTAAGTTTTATTTCAAAGATGACAGAAAGCTTAATACGATCTTATGGAATAGTCCCCAGTCTTAAATCCGCCGACTTCTTTGAAGGGTGCTGTAAACGAATTCAAGATACTATTAAAATGTTTGAAAGTGGGGGCGTTAAAGTGCACAGCGAAGACCAAAGGTGCGGACTTATTTTCAGTATTGTACGCTCAGCGTGCAAAGAGCACGGAGATGACGTCAAAGACTTTGAACTACAATTTATGGGAATTAGCGAAGCACAAGATCGCTTAATCACTATCGCAAAAGCTAACGAACCAGCAAGTAAATTGTCGTTTACAGTAGACCTCTCAGAATAATAAGAAAGGTTGAAAATGAAGACAACTGGGCATGTACAATTTAAACCTGCTTCAACAATGTTAGTAGAATTAGAAATAATAGCTAAGAAGTGGGATATATCTGTAAACCAAGTAGCTAAGAACATACTAGCTCTAAGCTTAAACTTCATAGACATAAGGTGCTATGGAGCCATATACTATATGGCAAAAGCCAATAAAAACATTAATACTTTCGAAGAATGCGCTAATCATATGGGTTCATTTTTAAAAGGACATTTTGACGATGTTAGGGTCGCAGATTTTAATAAAGTGCACGAAGCGATACAAGTAGAAACAGATAGGTACATCAGATCTAGAGAATAAGAAAGGAAAGTCCTAATGTTTATAATGCCAAAAGATTTAGTAAAGTTAACAATAAAAACAAATAAAAAAGATACAGCTGCAGCTAAAGCAGCTAATAGAGCAGGCATAGACAAACTCGCTAAGGAGCGGGGAATACAAATAATAGAAGATAATACAAACCATGCAGTTAGAGCAAAGTAACAGTACAGTAACATTAATTAAATTAAAAGGAGAATAAAAATGAGTTCAGATGATAAAAAACTAGTAAAGATTATGTTTTCACATGATCAGTATGCAAAGATTGTTTTCGCTGCTGCCAACAAAGGAGTTCGGTGGGGAGACTACATCCGTAGTGTAGTGTCTGAGCAGGCTGAGAGAGAGTTCAAAGAAAAAGTTAAAGAATAACAAAAAGGAACGTAACATGAAAAGCAAATCAGTTAAGGTAAAAGCTAAAAACAAAGTTAAGGCAGTTAAGAAAATAAAAGTGCCAATCTCAGGTAACCCACTTTACCTAAAATTTGGCAGAGACATAGTAGAAATAGAAGGTAACAAAAACGGAAAAATAGTTAGAAAAGAGTTACATATAGACGCTAATAAAATTAAAACAAAAAAAGACGGTAAGTACATCTATAATAAATTCGACTATGACGAGCTTATGGGAGCACTAGTACACATGGTATCCATGTGTAACAAACGACTTCCATTCGGTAACGATCCAATAGAGATTACAGACTTCTCTATCTCTGTAGCTTATAAGACTACAGAAGTTATGAAGCACCCTGACGTTAAAGATATGAGAGCCATGGTAAATGGATCTCAAAGATTAGCTTGGTTGAGGCCAGGCGATAAGGAATAACGTGAAGGGGTTACCGAGCCCTTCACGTTAGTTTGGGGATAAGCCCTTGGTGAGATAAGGGCAGCCCGTAGATAGGGTCTACGGGCACCCCAAACATTTAGATAAAGGAACAACAAAATGTCAGCAAGCACTCATGTTATATTTAGAATATCTAAGAGTCTTTCATCAAAACTAAAAGCATTTGGGGATAGCGCATTAAGCGAAAGTCTTCAAGCAAAACAAATGCTAATCCTAGCGGTCAACGACCTCGACAGGCGGCATCTTGGGTTAGTTTTACAAGTTGTATCTGCGATGGAGGGATCGCATGGTAAATCAGCGAGGTCCCGCAAGAATGACATTTTAGAGCCGTTTGAGAAAGCTTGTAATATTATAAAGTGTAAAGTTGATGCAGCGTGCACAGCCGCAGAACTTGACGATAATGAGCGATCTAGCCTTATTTGTAAAGTATCTAAAGATCTTGTTACTAACTCTTTTTACGCACTATAGGAGATTAAAATTGAAAACTATAAAATGTAAATGTCCCAAGTGCAATAAAATTGTTAAGAAATACCACCACCTAGCATCTTACGCAGACAGGCTCTGCGCAAAATGCCTAGATAAGCATATTAATAAAGTTGGAAACTTTAAACCTATAAAGGAAGATGATGATGAGTAAAAGCATAGAAGTTCCTGCTAAGGTATTGTCTTATTTAGACGCTACTCTTAACAACATGCCGTTCGAAAAGCTGCTCACCCTGTTCTTGAAGGGCGCATGCCGTCATACAGGCATACCTAATACTGGTGAATTAAACCTTGAGTTAGAAGCTGTAAAACTAGAGTGCATAGCACTAAACACATACAAGTTTACATTTAGAATAATACACGAATGCCCAGATGATAGGACGCACTATGTAGTTGATAAAACCATAGAAGTTCTATCTGTAGCAGCTCGTTTATGGGGATTTATAGGGGGTGACTGTTTATGACATGGAACCCTAGGCCTTCAGATATAGAGTGGACTCGTAACGTCATAGCTATGCTAAAGGAAGGTGGCTCTTGGGTAATTCCTATGACTGGTCAAACCTTTGTAAAACAAGGAGACAAGTTAATATTAATAGACTCAATGCCAACCGACTCTTATGGAGAAGAAGCACAAGCTGATATGTTTCAAAAAGTTCTTGAAATTGGGAAACAACTAAACATAAAGGTAGAGAAGCAATGACACGCATACTAAAAGCTGATAAACAAGAAAAACCCATATACACAAAGCTTTCGTCTTTTGAAACAAAGTTTGAACGCAAAGGTCACACTTTTATTTTAAAAGAAATGAATATAGGTGTTTATGGAGCAGGCCGTGCCGTTCAATTATATCAACTAGATGGATTAAAAAAGAATCGTATTGTTTGTGTCGGTTGGACTAGATCCGATGGGTATGAACGAGCATTTGAAGATGACCTTATTAAAGGCGTTACAACTATGGATAAGATTAAAGAAGAAGCTGTAAACTACATAGATAAATTATTGTAACAGGGAGGTAAGCATGAACATCTTCGTGCTTTCAGAAAACGTCAGGGAAGCGGCTGAATGGCACGTAGACAGGCATGTTGTAAAGATGCCGTTAGAGTCGGCCCAAATGCTATGCACGGCTTTAATCCTAAATGGCTGCAATGACGTAGCATACAAGCCGGCTCACGTTAAGCACCCATGCACGCTGTGGGCTGCAGCTACTAGGGATAACTTTGAGTGGCTGTGCAGACTGGGTATAGAGTTATGCTCTGAATACACTTATAGATACGGAAGAGAACATGCTTCAGAGAAAGTAATACTTAGCTGCTATGAGAAACATAGTAGCATACCTTCAGGTTCGTTAACTAGCTTTGCTCAAGCTATGCCAATAGAATACAAAGGTGAATGCGCTATTGCAGCTTACAGACTGTACTACGTTAAAGGTAAAAGCCACTTGGCTTCTTGGAAAAAACGCAGTAAACCTGATTGGTTCTTGTAAACAATAGGAGAGTTACATGGAAGACCCTTACAAAGATGAAATAGTGGCTAAGGCTGCTTCAGACAGTTTAAAAGTTCTAGACATGATAATGGAGATCATAAAGAAAGATAGAAAAGCAATAGAGTGCCCAGATTATCAAAGCTTTCTTAGAATGATTCATGACCCAAAATACGCAGACATTAAAAAAATATTAGATAAAACAAAGTCTGAAATAATTAAAAACGAACTAGATAGACAAGACTTAAGTAAAGAGATATTGAAACAAAGGAATGATATTAAAGAAAGGGAATAAACATGGAAGAGACTAAGTGTAAGTTCTGCGGAGCCGATACTCTTTTCAAAATATCTAATGGAAGAGTATACAACAAGGATGGCGTATCCTTTCATACAGATGTATGTGATAAGTCTAAGGAGCATTACAAGAATGAGTCTCTAACAATGCACGAGTATAAAAGAAGTAGCAGACCAAGGACTGCGCCTGATGCTCCTAAAGGTAAAATACGTAAAAAGCGTAAGCCTAGCTCGTATGAAAGGGACTTATACGACCTTGAACACCTTGAAAGCTTTGGATTGAATGACGACGATAACAGCTACAACGCTGGTTGTAGAGATGATGTTTAAAACTAACCAAGGAGATCTAATGAGCGAACTAAAGTACGTGGTAGTAGAGTACTATGAATCAGATAGAGGTGGTAGACCTGGCGACGTGGGAAACACGCTAGCTATTCACAGGTTAGATAATGGCGAAGTTGCAGCTGCAGAAGATGGCGCTCCTACATCAAAGGAAGAAGCGCTAGGTATGCTAGAGGCGTTCAATAGCCCAATATACAAGTCGGTAGATTCAGCCGCTGACGAATACGATAACGTTCTAGAGTATTCAGGAGATGGAGACGTCTCCACTGACGAAGCTTTTAAAGAAGCCAAGTACGAAGTAGAGACAACCATTCCAAACATGATGCTTGGAAGAATATTAAAAAGCATTCCAACTGGAACTTACCATAAGTTAGTTCTAGTAGAATCTTCTAAACTAAAATGGTTTATGAAAATAGTTAGCTTCAGAAACTGCGGAGCAAAGGTAAGTGACGAGCTCAAAAGGCTTGGAATGAAAGTTCCTGACCCTAAGTACTGGGTAGAGTGCTTTATATACAAAACCAAAGAAAAAGAAGAAGGATTGGATTATGTAGGAAGCTGCTTAGTTGGCAAAGAACTAACAGAGCTACAGCTTAATAAATACGCAGCTACAGGAGACGAGCTGTTTAATGACGAGCTATGGGAGGATGGTAGTGCCAAAAGTAAAAACTAAACGTAGACCTAAAGTAAAAGTAAAACCATTAACTAAAATCAGGCGGCCCTTTAAGGCCGCCTGATTCATTGGAGGGTATTGTTATGTTGACTAGACTGATACTAGCTAGCGTAGTTGTATTGTTTGTATCTGCAAAACAAAGCAGTGCAGGCTGAGGCAGCTCAGCGTCATCAGCCAGTTGGGCTGATAAAAAGTTGACAGTGGTTGACATAAGATACATGCAGATGCAGGTAGCATCTATATCAAAATCCGACTCTAAGCCTATGGTAGAGCTAGCTATGAAGTCAGCTGACTTCAGAGTTAAGTCAGCTGGCTGCATACTTGCTAGAAGGTTTGGAGATGAATACCTAGAAGACCTGATAGAGTCAGTAGCTGATGACAGCGAGCTAGTTAGACAGGCAAGCAGGGAAAGTCTAATAGTTTTGGCTGTGCTAACAAACAGCAATAAAAAGTTAGGATCAGTAGATTTTGGTCCGATACCTGGAGATAAGACACGAGCTGGAGCTTGTGCCAGTCAAACTATGTGGAAAGCATGGTTTGCGCAGAATAAAGATAAGTTAAACAAACAAAAATCAAAGGAGCAATAAATGAGCAATATTAATGGAGACGTTATGTACAAGCAGACTCAACTGTCGAACAATCCGACAGTTGAGTATCCATCAAAAGTAGAACTTACCAAGAATACCAAAGGGTACACTTGGACTATATGCCTCAGAGGCAATGACGGTAACGAGCAGGCTATGATAAACCGTATGGAAGAACTCAACAAGGAAATGTTGGCTAAATTTAAAGGAGAGCAGTAACAATGAAAACTAGAGAACACTTGGTCAAACACTTGGATAAGAAAACAGCTAGAAAATACGGTAAGCTGCCTAATTTTGATTATCATTTTGAAGCAATAACTAAAGTTGACAAAGGCGCTTTAGAGCTTTTGAATAAGATAGTGCACCTAAAGCCAGAAGAAGTTACAGAAGATAACTCAAGGTATTTAAGCTTGAGCTTTGGATCATACTTTAAAATAAATGAAGATGATGCTAGAGAAATAGTTAGCATGCCGTTTCCTAATCAATTAACAGTGCGAAGTTGTACAAAAGAAGCTGCATTTATTATTATGGAAGCTAAGAGAGTAGCGGCAGCGCTAGCTCCTATTGATAGAACATACACTCTAAGTCTTCCACAAGACCCTATGCAAGAGCTTATCTTAGACTCTGTAAACTCAGGGCTTGAGAAAGATCTAGTTCCTTTTCTATACGATGAAGCTAGAGACACGCCTGTGTCTTCAAATTATTCGTTATTTAAAGTTCCAGACTTAGAGTTTAAAGACGCAAGTCTACTTGCAGCTTTAATAAGAATGCAATATCCAATACTAATAACGTCTACAATATTAGACTTAAAAGGAAATCATGACGATATTCAAGCAGATATTGATGACTACGATTTCAATACAATATTTACAAACCTTACAAAGGTAACTCCTGAACTATTAGCAGAAGCTATGTTTATAATTATTAAAAATTATAGAAGGCTAAACCTTTCTTCAGCTCATAAGATGCTGCCAGTTAGCACTACGTCGTTGAACATACATAATAATTTATCAAACATACCTCAAGTTCTTTATGATAGAGGAGCAGGTAGACTAGAAAGAACTAAACATGTGGCTGAACGTATAAAGAAAGTTATATCTTTTATGAAGCACATGAATAAAATCATGGAAGATAAAGACAATGCTATGCCTGGTCCGCACTTTGATACGGTTCTTGCTGTAGAGCAAGGCAGTGTGCCTTACTCAGAAGATATGCTTAACGAGATCATAAACGTAAGCAAAAGCGGTATACGTATAAAAGGCGCGTCAAGAGCTTGCCAAAATAATGATACTATGTTCAGCCCTGAAGTAGTATCACCAAGCACTATAAACTTAAGAAACCTAGACGTAATAAGAAAATACAGTGCAGAAACATCTGTACCTGTTTTTATGGAATCTGTAGATACATCAGGAGTGGCAGATGCAGGCTTAAGCGAAGGCTTAAAAGGATTTGTAACTACCACACTTATTGCTCCTATTCTTAAAGTCCAGCCTAATTCATACATGACGTACAAAGATTACCAGTACGCTGACAGGCATAGACAGACTGATAGATTTAGAGAGCATTACTTTAAAATATCAGAAGCTAGTGGCAGACGATTTATGATTAAACTAGCTCAAGGTATTCCTGTTAAATACGAAGATATTAATCCTATACTTGAAGCTGTAGAAGATATTGAGAACTTAGTACCAGGTAATATCTCTGATATACCTGAAAGAGCTAAGCTCGATGATGCTAATAGCTTAGATCTAGTTTGTGGATTCTTTAGAAAGCACACTGCTATGTCTGAAGATGCAATTTACAACTTAGCTAAGGTAATACTGCTTCCTTGTAATCCTATAGGGTCTACCTTAGTTTACGATATATACACAAGATATAGACTTTCTAAGTACATTATAGAGGCTACTGCAGGGGCTCTTGTTAATATAATTATTCCAGCAACCTGCCCAATATCTAAGTCTTTGGTAAAAAGAATAAAGTACTTTAATGAAAGGCCAGCTTGTTCTTTTTCACCAACAGTAAGACATAAGTTTACTTTTAAGGGAAGCTGTCTATCGTACAGCCATCTAAATCCGTATGACAAACAGTATGGAGACAGTAACAATAATAAGGCTATAACAGCAGCTGAAGCTAAAAATCATAAGTATGCTTATGGACAAAATGGAGACATAACAGTTCCATTTGTAGGATATGACGTAAACGGAGTTCCTGTTGTTAAAACTAAAGAATACTTAGATTTGTTTAGAGCTACTGAGAATGCTAACTCAGTAGATATAAGCATATATGGTCACAACCTTATCAAGTACGGAGCAAGTTTTGGTGACGGGCTGTATCTAAGTATTATTAACTCAGATGAGACTTTAAAAGCAGCTAAGGCGTTAGTAAAAGTTCCAGCGACTGCCACTGCGTCTGTTTAGTAAATACACACGGGCGCCTGTTAAAGGGCGCCCGTGCATACAACCCAAACCCGACTTAGGAGCACTTAGCTCTTGATCTACCAAATAGCTTTCTTGTGTTTTTACCACAAGAGGAAGCTTTACAGGCCGGTGTCGATTCCTTAACAGTGGCTGCTGGTTTAACAGCCTCTACCTTCCTGGCTTCTACAACTGGGCTACTAGCTACAGAACAAGAGCCACCTGAGCAAGAAGACTGTCTTTTTGCAAAGACTCCGTCTACTGACTCGGAACCTAGAGCGATACTTGCAGCCACTACGAATTGAAACATACTAACCTCCTGTTAAATCTAACCGGCCCTGTTGCCGGAGATGAAAGTTTACAAATGTTAATAGGTTTGTCAAATATATAGAATTATAAATAGTCTATTTAAGCTCGTAAGTCTTTTGACATAAAGAGTTTAAAATTTAGATAAAATTTCCTTTAAACCACAAAATGAAAGGTAAGTTATGAAAGATCAGAAAGAACTTGAGCAGTTAAGAGCTGAATACATTGAAGTCAAAATGGCAACAATGAAAGACGACGGCGATGGCTCAGAGATGATCTTCTATGCCGAGAGAGGTTTAGAAGACGAATGCAAAGATCTTACTTTTGAAGAGCTAGAATCCCTAATGATGGAGCTCGCAGAGTGGAATGGTGATAATGAAGAAGAAGAGAATGAATAACTAGATTTGGTTTAAAAGTGGAACTGTTTAAACAATTTGTACAGTAGTTTGTACACGTTCCACTTAATTCACTATATTCTAAAGAATATAGTAGTATACTTTTAAAGGATTAAACCATGGCTTCTGTAAGGTGTGTAGTTTTAAAAAATCATAAGGATAAAAGTGAAGCTGTAAGAACTAAATATTCAAAGATACCTCACTTTGTAAAGCTCTCGTGTACAAAGTTTCAAGTGTCTTTAGGAAAGCACCATGAGTGTGCAATAGCAAAAGTTAAAGAACAGTTAACTGAAAAAGGTCTTAATCCTGATGATTTTGACTTTTTAAGTTTTGATTACGTAGAAGGTTATTTTATGAACAGTTTGTTTGAAAGCAGTAACTTTCTAAAAATATGGAGAAGAGCTGAGCTAGTTGATATCAAACCTATAGGACCAGTTTCACCTTGGCTTTCCGATGGAGAAGAGGCTGACCAGTTTCCAAACGAAATTGAATAATAAATAGAGCTAAAAGTATACTACTATATTCTTTAGAATATAGTGAATTAAGTGGAACGTGTACAGAACAACACCTCATTAAGGATTTTAACATGATAAAAGACCTAAGACTCAACTTAGACATGGATCAACTCACCGAACTTTTAAACAGTATTGGTGATAAGGTTAACCTGAACATAGTACTTAGCCCTAGTAACAAAGCTAGGTTTAAATTAGGTAAGGTGGTTAGTCCAGATAAATTTAGAGATGACTTTAGCGATAACTTTGAAGAGTTAAACTTGCTAGATGTACAACGCGATGGGTGTAGGCTTGGTCTTCCAGCTGTCAAGGAGCCTAAGCTTAACAAACCTAAAAAGCGTAGGTTTGGAAAGCACACTCGTATTACTAGGAAGCATCTAGAACTAAGAGACTCAATGAATATTGCACATCATAGTGGAAGGCTTTCAGCTCCTAGCATGAGGGCTATTTTAATCAAAGACTGCGATTTGTTTGATAAGAAGACAAAGAACTTTCTTTATGAGATAGGGTACAGAACGCTGGCTGATATAACAAAGTCTACTGAGTCTTTGATTCTAGCGGCCTGCAGTAGCTTAAAATTAAGCGATTACGTCACTAAGACGGGGCTTAGCAGGGTTATTGAATGTTTAGAGAAAATAGGTGTGTTTTTGAGAAAGTAGTAGTTTTATTTTTAAAGGAGGAAGCCATGGATGGACTAGCTACCTGCATTGCAAGCGGATTAGTTGGATTTTCTACCGATAAGAATCCGGTTCTTTTTATTAAAGAACACATTTTACGTAAAACTATACTTACAAATATTGACTTAGTGTTCAAAGATACAGCTAATGAAATAGTTTTATCAGCAACCGCTGATAACGGTAAGTTCTTTAGTTGTTGCATACAGACTCCTAACGTTCCTGAACAAGAAGAGCTTTTTACAGGCTACATGTCTGAAGTAAGAAAGCAGTTCTGGGGAGCTATGCAAGAATGTGAGAACTTCGTAGCTGGTGAGAGCTTGCAGTGGTAAAATTGGCTGACAAACTCTTACTTGGAGGTAAGTAGAATGGCTATTGATCATAAAGAAGATGAGCAGTTGGAGACGTCTCCAAAGCTTAAGAAAGAAGGTAAGGTTCAAATAGACAAGGTTATTATTAACAACCTTTCTAAACTTGTGACCTATCCTTCTGGAGTTATAAAATCTGAAGCCATAAACGTTTATAGCGACAGGTGGAGAGTTAACATATGGACTCTTGGCGATAACAATGCCAGGGTTGAAGGGTCTTGGTTTGTAGTAGCCGATCCCAAGGGTGCTGTTGTTTCTTTTAACTAGCACTTTTGGTAAACGGTTTACTTTCGTTTACTAACCGGTAAACAGTTTACTTTTGTTTACTGCAGAGTCTACTTTAAAATAGGCTCTGCAGACTTATTTAATTTACAAATTAACTACATTTCTAGGATTGAATCATGTCGGTAAAAGAAGTGCTAACTAAGCCGGTTAAGGTACGAGGTAGAGTAACTAAACATTATAATTTTGAATACATGTGGTATAGGTACCAAGATTTGATTATTGCACTGTCTGATGAACTAGCTAAAGTCTTTGGAGGCGATAGCAAAGACTACCTTGGCTCTATAGCTTTATCTTTTAACAGTTCTTTGTTTTTTGCTAACTGTTATAGCGATAACTTTTTTAAAGATAGAGTTTTTAATTATTGTTTTAAACACGTTAAAGCTACATTTGTAAGATTTGAATCTGATCACATGGCTGCCAGTTGGAAAGAGTTGAAAGACTCACATGAGGTAATATTTCCTTACTGCACTTTTGTATCTTATTATTCTGTAAAAACTAAAGTAGTTAACTCTGCTGGATCTGTTTTTAAAGATTTAGAATATAAAGAAAAAGAAACTAGTTGGGCCTTAGATCTTATTGATAGCGTGGGCGGAAACGAAGTTATGTGGGATATTATATCAGAGCATTTAGATTCAAGGTCTAAGATGATTATTAAATACAAATACAACAAAGGTCTAAATTTACAGCAGATAGGAGATAAACTTGGAATTACTAGAGAAAGAGCTCGTCAAATATTGGCAAAAGCTATGGATACGATTAGGAGAATGCTTAAAGGTAAAAAAGCATACTCTCATTTTTTCTCAAACGCCAACGTAGGCGATGATGTTTAAACAACTTTTATCGAGGTGTACTATGAGCGATATTAACAGCAAACTTTTTAACAAAATTCCTATGATTAAAAAGCTTGTAAAGTCTGTAATGGAGGCTAACTGTGAGCACCCTCCGGTATTCTTTACTTCATCAGAAGATGAGAAGATTGAAGTTAAACCTGTAGCGTTCAGAAACAACAGAGACAAAGATAACGTAATGTCTGACATGAAAGCCAGAATACAGAATGGCTCTGTAAAGGAGTACGTATTTGTTGCTGAGAGCTGGTGCTTAGAATCCGAAAAAGGTGGAGTTGAAAAAGCTTTTGATGAATACGGTTCTGTTGCCAATCACCCGCTAAGGAAGGAAATAATGCTTATGCAGTACTCTTCTGTTAAAGAAGAAATTCTGTATAAGGCAGACATTATCAGATCTGGCGATAATGTATCGTTAGGGGAGTGGGAGACTTTCAGCACTAAGCCTACTGATAAGAAAGCTTCAACTAACAGTGGAAGGTTTAACGATATGTTTGGAAAAGCTATGGCTGAGTTTAACTAAAAGAATTGAAGGCAAGAAATGGCAACCAGCCTCGTATCTAGGTTTTATAAAAGCTGTTTTTATTTAGAGTTATTTGCAACTGTAGCGCAGCACGGCATTAAAAGTCGTGCTGGCGCTATGTCAAAGTTTTTATACTTGAGAAGTAAAAAGATTAAAGCTTTTTTTAAGGCTTTTGAAAGATTGCAAGACCTTAAAACACGTTATCCTTTTTTATGCTTTTCTTTGAGAAAATGCACACTTCCTTCTTACCTTAGGTTCTCTAAAGACAAAGATAAGAAGAAGGCTTACAAATGCAGTAAGATAAGATATTGCCCATACTGTTGGAATAGGTCAATATGCAGAGCTTATAGGCGTATGACGAGTAGCTTATGTAAAGGCAGCGATAAGTATAAAGACTATGGCTTTTTTTACAGTGAGAAAGTTTCTTATATACCTGTAGGATCTAGCAGTAAAGCCATATCTGACAAAGGTTTAAGCATGTTTTCTCCAAGATGGAAGATGCGTCCTGCTTCTCTTTCAGCTAATAGAGTTGCAGGAGTATCTGAAATGCTTATAGTACACTCTCACTTACTAGATGGAGAGAGAGTATACAAGCTTACTCTTAAGCAGATATCTTACTGTCACAAGGACTCTAAGACCGCTAAGTCTTCTTTGTGCTCGTCAAAAAGATTTGGAAAAGCTGCTATTAATTTTTGTTGCTTTCCTGTATCCATGCTTTACGATGGCCCCTTAAGGTCTATTAAGGTAGACGAGGCTTTTAGGCGTAGAAGGCTGATAAGGCAATACGGTTCGTTTTATTCAGCTGATGAGGAATAGCCTAACTATACGTTGGTATTAAGAAAGGAATCTTACTCCATGCATAAAGACACTAAGTTTAAAACCTATGTAGTATATGTACCTCCTGTGTTTGAAAAACTTCCTGATGTCTTGCCTAAATACCCTATGCCTGGAGAGAGTTACAACTATAGCCAGATGTCTGATGTGATCTCTATATTTGATAAAAGGTGGAAGTCTGCAGGCTCGATACCAGATAGGGAGCCGTTTGCAGTAGCTTCAACCAAGGAAGGAGTAGAGATCCCTGGGTCAGACCGTATTACTAGAGACATCATATATTCAGCTATAACCAGCGACGCCTACATTGAAGCTGTATCTGAGCGGGAGTCTTCTAATAAGTTTATTAATGAGCTACTTAGCCTTGACTGTTCTTTGGATGATCAGGATGATCTTGACGAGGTACCGGAAACAACGGCTAAGCCACATGGAGGTGGCAATAAGTGTCAAAAAGAGAAGAAGAAAAAGGAAAGTCCAAAAAAGTAGGTAAGAAGCCTGCAAAGAAAGTGGACAACAGATATAACAAGCGAGCTAACTGTGGCTACAAGAATTGCCTTAGATGTGGCAAGCAGTTTATGTCTAACGACGTATGTAGAAACAGGATATGCGTTCCATGCACTAGGCTTAACTGCAAGGAGTGGTCTCCTGGAGTATACAGGTCTGGCCTATCAATTGATTCAGAAGACAACTCTTAGTTACTTGTTGTTTCTTAAAGAAACGTCAACTATGCTCGTAGCTCTTGCTATATAGGCTTCATCAGTAATCTCGCAAAACTCAGCTACTTTTTTAACTGTGTTTTTTGTGTTGTCAATTAAGTCGTTGTAAGGAACTATAAGCGTTTCTATTCCAACTTCTGCAGCCCAAGCTAGTGTGTCAAGTCTTGCAGCCTCATATCTTCCTATAATTTCAGTAGCTCTTCTGTAATCTACTTTTATAACTTTGCTCATACTTTTTGCAGACAAATTTATAGGCCTTGATGTACTGATTATTTTTAGTTTGCAGTTCATAAGGTATTCTTTGAAATCTTGAACTAGAAATACCATTCTAGGGTCTTTTAGTCCCCATTTTGGTTTTACGCATCTTCTTCTTATCAGGCTTGCATACGCAGGGTTTGGAGGAGATGGAGTTCCTGGTTCTAAGCCGTCCATCAAGTAAGGTATGTTTCCGTACATGTTAGCGTGGTGCTCTAAGAACTCCATGTCCTCATAGAACCCTTTTGGGTTTTGTTCCATAGGAGGCAAAAGCCTATCTCCCATGCTTATTCCTAAAGTATGAACCACCCCCGATAATGCGCTTGACCCAGACCTTGGAGTGCTTATTATAGCGTAGCATGTGTTCATGTTTTTCTTTCTAAGGATTTACAATGTCAAAGTCAAAGAAACAACTAGCGGCCTTTACTATTGTTCAAAACGAAGACTTTTTTTTAGATATATGGGTTAACTACTATTCTAAGACCATTCCTAAAGAAGATTTATACATACTTAATCACAACTCTGCAACAGAATCTTCTTTAGCGTCTTTAGACAGACATAGGAAAGCTGGAGTTAATATTGTACCGGTGCATAGGTTTTTTAGTTTTGATCATGGGTGGCTAAGAGACACAGTTCAATCTTTTCAATCGTTTTTGCTTCAAAGCTATGATGTAGTAGCGTTTGCAGAGTCTGATGAGATATTAGTACCTAACCCAGAGCTACATCCTTACGGCCTTAACGAGTACGTGTCTAAGCGGTTTGCTGAGCCAGGATTGTCACTTTTAAGATGTGTAGGTTTGGCATTAGACCACGACCCAGCCAAAGAGCCTTCTATAGATTTGTCAAAACCTATTTTTAATCAAAGAGGTTTTTGGCGTTACGACACTATTTATAACAAGACTCTTATATCTAAAGTTTCTTGTAAGTGGGACGTTGGTTTTCATATTTTAAACGTGCCATCTCAGCCAAAAGTAAGCAACGACCTTTTCCTTGTTCACCTTCATAAACTTGACTACGACATGTGTAAAAATAAACACCGTGAACAAGTAAGCAGAACTTGGAACCCGGTTGACTTAGCTGAAGGTCTTGGTTTTCATAACAGGGTTTTTGACGGTGCTGGATTTGACAAATGGTTCTTTAGAGGTAATCAAGGACCTATTGATTCAAGTTTAAGACCTATTCCATCGTTTATGCGCGGTGTAATCTAGAAAGGTATACATGACTAACATCCTTAAACCGTTCTATCTTCAAAACTTATCAAAAGTTCCTTTAGTATATTCTTCCTTAGTAGTACCAACTATAAGGCTGAATGAGATAAGTGATTTTTTGTTAGCTTGGGAATCTCTAGAGTGTTTTCCTGAAGACGTTCACATAGTATATGACGGTCATTCATCAGGTTTTAAAGACTTTAGCGAGTTGTTAGACCTGATCAACATTAAAAAATACCGTTTGCATTTTCATAGTTGGGACGCAACCTACATAGGAAGCTCAGACTACAATTTGATAGACTGCTTGCCTATACCTATAGATATGTTTGAATACGCAGGTTTTTCTTGTTTTAGTAAAAAAGATTCAGCAATACGAAGTTACGGGTTTCTTCAAGCTTGTTCTTTAAACGCTAAAAGAAAGATAAATGAATATAGAGAACATGTTGTATTTACATTAGATGATGACTGTCGTCCTTCAAAAGGTGAACGAGGCGGAGACTTCTTTAAGTCTCATTTATCAAATTTATTTGATTTTAACGTCTGGTCTTCTACAGTGCCTGGAGTGCGCGTAAGAGGTGTGCCGTACTTTACTAATACAACTCACTTACACAAACCTTTTGTTTCAATGAGCGTAGGTACGTGGGAGGGAATGCCTGATTTTGATTCAATACAAAGAATAAGTAACCCATCTCTTGAGAAAGCAGTTCTTCCTTTACTTCACGGTCCTGTGTTAGCTCATCCTTCTGTGGTTTACCCTATATGTGGAATGAACCTAGCGTTTATAGACTCGATGTTGCCTCATGCTTTATTTCCTCCTATGGGTATGCTGTCTAATTACAAACGATTCGATGATATATGGTTTGGTCTGTTTGCTCAGGCTGCTTTAAAGCTTAGTGGTGACGCATGGTGCTATGGCTACCCTAACTTAGATCACCTTAGGCTTAGTGACAGAATGAATTGCTTAGTGGCAGAGGCTTCAGGTATAAGACTTAATGAAGATGTGTGGAGAGGTCTAGAGTGGGTTTTAAGTAACTACAGTGCTCCTCCTGAGGAGGCTAAGGCAGATGCTGGTGTTATGTCTAATTACATAGCTGAAGCGATGATGACGCTAACACCAGACGAAAGCGGCTGCTCACAGGAGTGCTGCGATTACTTTAAGCTTTGGTCTAAAGCTGTTATTGATTGGAATAAACTTATTATGAGGTATGTTTAAGGTTAAACTTACCAACAGATCTAGTTTTATCTTCTGACCTGCTAACAGTCATGTGAGCTGGTGCTTCTATTCCTATCTTAACTTGGTTGCCACTTATACGAACTATCTTTATTACGATATCGTCTGATATCTTTATAGACTCTTCTACTTTTCTTGATAATATTAGCATTTTTAGTTCTCCTGAAGTGGTTTCAGTTACCGCCTAGAGTATTATATTGTTTTAAATCCAATGGACAGTGGAGCATTCATGAAAAATCCTATTAATAATGTTTCTTTAAATTCAAAACCTTTGGCAGTAGTTACATCTGATTGGCATGTTGCACTTAATGCTTGGAAGAAGTTTCCAAGTATAAAAGGAGATGCTGAATACTCTCTTACACAAATAGTTGATATGGCTATAGCCCTAAGCGTACCGCTTATAGCGGCTGGTGATTTGTTTGACATAAAGAATCCTGACTCTTACAGCATACATGTTGTTTCAAACCAGATGGCAAGGATGTATGAAAAAGGATTGCCGGTATACTATGTGCAAGGTCAGCACGAGATGTCAGACCCTACCTGGCTTAGTCTGTTTAAAGGTTGTGAAAACGTTCATAACAAGAACTTTAAAATAAAAGGAGTGGACTTTTTTGGTTACGACTACTTTCTTCCTAAGTCTGTTGAAGACTCTTACAACAGATTTAGACCTGCAGATGTTCTAGTTACTCATCAGGTTTGGAGCGAGCTGCTTCCTCATACAGGACAAGAATTTTGCTGCTCTTACTCGTTAGTAGAACACAACCTTAAGTACAAGGCTCTTATAAGTGGAGACTTTCACTCACATTTTATATCAGACGTTAATGACATGAAGTTTGTATCTCCAGGCAGCATATGTCTTCAAGATTTGAAAGAGTCTTGCAACAAAGCAGCTTGGATTATGACTGAAGACCTTGGGTTTGTATCAGCACCTTATAAGACAAGGCGACTAATTCAGTCAGTAATAAACTCAGAAAGCGACCTTCACACTATGGTAAAGGTTGCTGAAAAAGTTGAGTCTGACGATATGCCTAACGACATAGGACGGCCTATATTTAGGATACGTTACTCTACTAAGTTAGATAACGTTAACGCAGCTATAACTTCAGCTTTTAAGGACAAGGCTCACGTGGACCTTGTGCCTATAATTGAAGAAATAGTTGACTTGCCATCAGTAGCTTCTGACTTGGACAAGCTAGTAGGATCTTTTGATATAAACTCGTCATTTCATGAGTCTTTAAAGGATTTTTGTGATGTTACCGAAAGAAGCTACAATGACCTTATAAAGCTATGGTCTAGCAGATCAGTAGAGGATTTGAGGGGCGAGTTGGATAACATGCTTAGTGACATAAAAAGTGGTGGAACTTGAAAGGTTTATAGGAGATAATGGTAGCTGGCTACAACTGGCTACCACATATTTTCAGTTAGCGAGGTAATAACATGACCAGCATGTTTTTTAAGTTTGACCCAGACAAGGCTAACAAAGATCTGCAGGCTGCTAAAGACGATCTTAAAGCAGCAGTAACTGATTTAGATAATAAACGATCACAGCTTAAAGATAATACAGGATGGGACAATACTATTTCTCAAAGTTTGGGTACTGCAAGAGCACAAGTTAACTCAGCAGGTGATTATTATAACCAGTTAGTTAAACAGTATAAAGACTTTCCAGGAGTAAAAGTTCCTTCACCGCCAACTGTTACTACTACTAATTCTTTTGGAATTTATGGAAGCTTTGACACATGGAGTATTCCTCCTGAGATTTGTACAGGGTTTCCACCGCCATCTAATACAGCTGAGCCTATTCCTGATCCTCCATCAACTAAGCCTGTAGTTGAGTCTCCGTTGGCTCCTAGTAACCCAAAGCCTAAGGGTAAGCCTACCGGTAAGCCTAAGGTACTTCCTCCTAAGACTAAAGGTATTAATAAGGCTAAACCTAAAAAGCCAGTTTCAGTAAAGAAGCCTGCTACAATTAAAGGAAGCAGGCCAGCTACAAGAATTCCAAAGCCTGCTCCTCCATCTATAGCTCCTGCAGTTATGCAAGCCGTGCCAGGAGGCTCCTTAAATGGCAGACCATATACAGGCATAGGTCCTGATAAAACTATGACTAAGTAACATACTGTTTTATATTTTAAATAAGCCTACCTCTTCTTTGGGGTGGGCTTATTTTGTTTAGTATGTATCATTTACCCTACTAGATTGGAGGTATCATGAGACTTGATAAACTTCGGTTGCGTAACTTCTGCCAGCATCAAGAACTTGACTGGACTTTTCTTGATGGCATAACTGCCATAACAGGGCCTAACGGTGGAGGAAAGTCTAACGCTATCAAGGGAGCGTACGCAGCTCTTACTGGAGATTTTAAAAGGAATGAAGGTGTTCTATCAGAAAACATTAATAAAATATGCTCAGATAAAGATGAGTCATTTGTAGAGCTAACATTTTCTACAACAGGCGGTAAGGCTGTTATAAAGAGGAACCTAAGACCTAACAAGCGGTCTTTAATTATAAACTCTATGCCTCCACTGACTGGAGACAGAGAAGTTACTACTGCTATCGAAGGTTTGGTCGGAGTAAGCTCTAACATATTGTCTGACTACATATTTGTAGACCAATGGCAGATGTTCAGCATATTTACTTTACCTAAATCTGACAGGCTGTCAGCTCTGCAGTCGCTATACGGTTTAGACAAAGCAGAACTTTGCTACGACGAGATAAATAAATATTCATCTAAGATATTAGTGCAGGTTCCATCTGAAACTGTAGAGTCTGTACTTGCTCAGATACGAGAGAAGACTCTACTACTTGAGTCTATATCGAAATCTTTGAAGGAAGTGTCTTTAAACGTAGTAGACGACACTGAGCTTCAAAAAGACCTCAGCGAAGTAAGAAGAAAGAAAGATGTAAAACGTGACATCAACAAGTGTTCAGAAACTCTAAGTTTAGTTTTGTCTGATCTAAGTCAGGCAGAAGAAGCTAGGCCTCCTCTTTCAGCAAAGGTTGATGACCTGTCTTTAGTTAAAGACTCAGATGCAGCTCTATCTGAGTATAAAAAACATCAGTATCAGTGGAGTCTTATACATAAGTACGACAATAGCAAAGCAGCTAATGAGGCTCAGCTTGTTATAGTTGAAGAAAGTATATCAGTACTAGTTGCATCTGCTCCTATAAAGCCGTCTCCTTACATAGAGTCTAGTGGTTTAGATTTTGAGAAGTACTCACAGTCGGCTGGGGCTTTAGAAGCTAAGAGGCAGAACCTAATTCAACTTACTTCAAAGAAAGAGTGCCCTGTATGTGGTACTACCGGAGAAGTACTTTTAGCTGCAATAGACGCTATATCTAAGCATCTAGTGGAGACGTCTCCACTCATAGACCACATGAAGAAGCAGTATCAGCTTAGCAGAGAGTACGACACTGCTAATTACAAACACTCTTCAGACTTAGCTGGTCTTAACAGTAAGCTTGAGTTAATTACACTAAAACTTCAGACTGAAAGACCTGAGCAGCCTTCTGTTTCTGAAGACGAGGTTAATAAGTTTATTTCTACCTTTACTGAGCTTAGAACATCCTATGAGTCTTTGTCATCAAAGCTTTCTGCTTTAGACTTTTGCATAACTTCTTTAAAAGCAACCAGAGACTCACTTTTGTCTCAGATTGAAACTAGAAGTAAAGAATGCAACATAAGTGAAGACTACTACATGCAAGAAAGAGTATTGTGTGATAGCATCAATTTAGTAAATCAAGACAGAGAAAAGAAAATACGATTTGAAGAGCAATCAAAAGCAACTGTTGAAACTTTAGATTACTTATATAATAGAAGAGATAAGCTGGTTGGAGACATAGAAGAAGCTAGGGTTAATAAAGTTGCTAAGGATCATTTTGAAAATCTTAAAGAAGTTATGCATAAGTCTAACTTACCGAAGAGACTTACGGTAAACTACTTAAAGAGGACAGTGATTAAGTTGAATGAGTATCTAGAAGACTTTAACGCTCCGTTCAGAGTTTACTCTGATGACGAGCTTGTGTTCTGGGCAAAGTTCAATGACGGAAGAGACTTACCAGCGGCTAGATTGTCAGGCGGTGAGAAGGTTGTTCTGGCTCTTGCATTCAGGCTAGCTGTTCAGTTTGGAGTAGCTTCAGGTGTAAACCTGTTAGTACTTGATGAACCAACCGTAGGTCTAGACGATGACAACATCGAATGTTTAGACACAGCTTTCAATAGACTAAGAGCTATGTCTAAGTCCTCTGGACTGCAAGTTATTGTAGTCAGTCACGAGAAAGCTATGGAGCGCATGTGCGATCATACGCTGACTCTTTATAAATAGGTGATAGATGGGTACAACAGTAGAAGGTTCGGTTTTCAAGCTTGCCTTAGACAGCAACAGTGAGGTGTGGGTTATAGAAGGCGACAGAATGCCTTACAGCACTAAGCTTACTGTTGAGGGTTACATAGACAAGCTTGAGACCTCTGGAAACTGCCCTGATAAGATTCGTGTTTTAGGTAGTGGTTCAAACGCCGGTATGATTGTAAGATTGTACCGGCTTAAAGTTAAGCACAGGCTCAAGTCTCTTGAGATAGGCAGCCCAATCATAGTATCTAACAACGATGCGCCGGCTAATCTTATTAAGATGAGAATGGCTTCAGCTATTCCGTCTTTAGGTGGTTGGCATGAGGCTGATATGTTAGATTGCGCTTCATACGGGGTTGGGGCTCTTATAAGATCAGAGACAGAAGGCTCTCACATAAAAGCTTGTGAGCTAATGAAGCAGCATCCTGTATGGAACTATGTAAGCTTCATACCTCATATAGATGACATGTTCTTCACAAAGGTTATGGCTAGAATAGGTGACCCAAGGTGGTATATAGACCCTAACCATCCATCTAGGCTTTCAAGGTTGTATTCTTGGCTTGGCTTGTGCAATGGACCACAGACTGACGATAAGCTTGTAAAGAAGTTTGACGTTTACTCCTGCTGGTCCAAGGGCTTGTCAGCTTCCATATCCGAGATGACTAGGCCTGGTTGGTTTATTATAAGAGAAGGCAGTACTAAATGGGCAAACCACAAACCTTGGGTTAGTTCGTTAAGAATGTCTCAGCTCTTTATCAAGTTTGTACGTATGGCTTGGATGGACAGCATATATCCATATCCAAACCCTTGGATGGAGAAAGTGTTTGATCCAGATCTTTTCTTTTCACAAGAGAAGGATTCAATAGGTTTGGCTATTCACCTTAGCAAGTTGAAGTAGTGTACATGTAAGTTTATTTTTAATATTATTAAGTTTAACTTACTAGCATGTAACGCTTTGTAATCAATTACAAAACTTGTTTTAAGTTCAGTAATTGACTCAAACCTTCTATCAAAATAGAATCCGAAAGACCTACTTAGTAACAACAAAAGTGGCAATCACTGGTACCTCCAGAGGCTGCCATAAATCTATTATTTTGAGTTTAAAGTTCGAAGGAGCGATTATGAGTGAAGTTTTATTTACTATAGGTAACTCTCTGCTTCAAGTGTCAGTGCCAGGAATGAGTTCTCTACCGGAAGACTTGTCTAAAAGCTTAGAGAGCAGGCTTTGTTACACTCACAACACTTACAACCAACCCACCTACTTTTCAAAGAAGGGTGGAATAACCACAGAGATAAGAAGAGTGTTTCAATATGACGGTCTTAATAACTTGGTTTGCCCAGCTGGGTTTTTATCAAAGGTAAAAGCTGATGCAGAGCGATTAGGCTACAAGGTTTCAATTGTAGACATAGACAAAGAATACCACAGCGGCCCAGCCTTCAAGTACGACATAATGAGACTAAAGGGTAGGATGGAGCTTAGAGACAAGCAGGATGAATGCTTGGCAGCTATACTTACTTCTCGCGGCGGCATCATCGTAGGGCCAACAGGCTTTGGTAAGACTTTTATGTTTGCAGCAGTATGCTTGGCTTATCCAAAAGCAAAGATTCAGATAGTAACCAGAAGAGTTGACGTTATGCGTCGCATTCACTCTGGGTTGTCAAAGTTTATACCTGCTCTTGGAATGGTTGGTAGCGGGAAGAAGACTTGGGATAGAGTTACAGTTATTACTGCTGATAGTATGCATAGGATATCCCACGAAGGCGAAGGTCTGGCAGACATCCTTCTTTACGATGAAGCACACGAAGCTGTAGCTCCAACGTATCAGCATGAACTAGGTAAGTTTATGAGGACACGTAAGTTTGGGTTCACTGCTTCTCCAGACGGAAGAATGGATGGAGCTCATTTCATGCTAGAAGCAATATTTGGGCCTAGGATATTCCAACTATCATATAGCGACGCTGTAAGCGTAGACCTTGTAGTTCCTATCAAGGTTGAGTGGGTGTATGTAAAGGGTAATGGTCCAAGCGCATTTTCAGATATGAGTGGAGTGTCTAAGGAGAGGTGGGGTATATGGCGAAACGAAGAAAGAAATAAAGCTATAGCGGCTAAAGCTAGAGAGTACGATGATGATGATCAGGTTTTAATCATGGTTAAGTCAATAGAGCACGCTATACATCTTAAGCAGTTTCTACCTGAGTTTCAGCTGTGTTATGACTCAATGGATCCAGACGACTACCAAGCTTATGTAAACAAGGAACTTATTGACCCAGTTGCCGAGCCTTTGATGACTCCTGCTAGAAGAGAAGATATGAGACTTGGCTTTGAGAGGGCTACTCTAAAAAAAGTTATAAGCACTGACGTGTGGTCTACAGGTGTAGACTTTGCACAGCTTTGCGTGTTGATACGAGCAGATGCTAGATCTAGCAAGATAGTAGATATTCAAGCTCCAGGTAGAGTTGCTAGAAAACATGACGAGTCAGGTAAAAAGTTTGGTTTGGTTGTTGATTTCATGGATGCCTTCGATTTTACTTTCCTTAATAGAAGTAAGAGTAGAAGGGCTAGCTACAAGCAAATGGGTTGGGCTGAGAAGTTTATTAAGTCTGAGATAGATACTCATAACTTTGAAGCAGACATATTAGATGAAGCGTTTGATTCAGTAGATGAAGAACTTTAAACCTTTTTAAAAGAATTGAGTACAACATGACAGAAGAAACTAAAAAGAAGACAAGGTTTTCAGAAAAAGTACCTAAGGTTTGGTCGGTTGTTTTAGGTTATGAAAACATGCCTTCATGGAAAAAGAGAGGAGAAGTTGCTCCTTACTTCGAAGAGGTTATATACTGCCCTACTATTACAGCTTTAAGTAAGAAGATTATAAACAGCATAGCGTACGCGTCTGGAGGTGATCAGGGGCTTATGGAGTTTTTACTTAAAGATGATTCTCCTGAGTTTAAAAAAATGCTAGCTACATTGGTTGATAAAAAGTATGCAGTTTATAAATATTCAGATAAGTACGACACTGTTATTACTTTAAGTCTGGAAGAGGTACCATGCATTTATGTACAGCCTACTGCTGTTACAGGCCATCCGACAGTAGTTGCTGCCTCTAACTTCATAGAAGTAACAGCTATTAAAACTTTTATGACAAATGGCGATGTAGTATTAGGCGATAATGATGAGCTTTTTTTAAATGAAGAACCTTACGAAGAAGAGTACGAATTAACGTACTTAAAAATAGATTCTATAGTAGGCATAATAGATGATTACAACCTTACAAAGAGACTTAAGATAAAGTTTGGTGAAGACAATTGTAAAATTGGAAGCACAATTTATACAAATATTCCTAGGCTTAGAAAGCTAAGGGTTTTAGAGAGTTCAGCTGCTGTTATGTCTAGAATAAAATCTGCTGAGTTTGAAAGAGCAGAGATAAGCGCTCTTGAAGGCGCAAAGTAATGGAGTCTATTGGAACCTTAGCTCTTGAAGCAAGACGTATTTATTGCATGTTTATGCGCGACTACCTCCTTAAGACTAAGGGGGTAGTGTCCAACTACGGTTCCAGAGTAATACCCAATTACGATGGAACTTCTGTTTTAAGACCAAGGCCAGGGGAAGCTATACTTCATAAGTACGGCAAGGACTACAAGCCTGTCTGGCCTTTAATAGCTAAATGCTCGATTGATAACAAAGTAACACTGCTAGAACTAATAAGAACTCAGTTTGACACGTCTATGGGAGGACCACCTGCAGCTAGTGCATGTTACACAGAAAGGGCAGTGTCGATAACCAACTCTAGCAGAGAAGCTGAAAGACAAGAGACTCACAATTTAATAATGTCTTATAGAAAGGTTGTTGAGGTTAACCTTGTAAACTCAATGCACCTTATAAAGAACGAACGTTCTTTCTTGGATGTCATAGTGAGTAGCGACGTGTCTTGTTTCTTCAAAGTAAACTCTATTATGTTTATGAATGAGTCAGCAGACATACCGCCTAACATGATAAGCACAGCCATTAAAGACTATTTGATGAGAGTTGATGTTTATGAAACTGTTATACCTGACATTATACATAAATCTTTTGCAGATAAAGCTCTATCAGCTTTAAATCAGGAAAGGTCCAAGCTTCTAATTAATACCAAAAGCATAGTGTTGTAACACGGAGGTCATATGCATGATAAATCTGAAAGTTTAGTAGATACTACTATAGAGACGGTCTACAGGCTTGATTCAACTACAGTAGACTTCATGGTAAAGCATCTTATAGCGGACCGTCTGCTAATACTTGAGTCGCTAGAGTATTTTAACACAGGATACTTTAGTCACGATGAAAGAGCTTACAGAGTTATCGTTAATAGTATTAAGCTTTACATGAAGACGGTTTACAAAGACCTGTCGCTTACAGCTGAAATATTCAAAACTATAACTATCGATGATGACGAGCTCAGGGGAGGCACTCATGAGGCAGCTCAACTTAAGCAGTCTGTGTTTCAAATAATAGACGAGGCTTTCTTAGTTCCTAAAGACAACGTAGAGGCTAACCGTCATATATGTAGAGAAGTTATTCAAAGGTTTTTAACCGAGAGAGGCGTACACGATAAGCTGTACAGTCACTTTAGTAAGACATCATCTGTTCAATCAGTGTCTAAAGACCCTTCTATCTTGTTAGGTCATTTTAGCAAAATATACAACAACTTTAAAGGAGCTGGCTCATCAGCAATGTGTGAGTCTATTCCAGACGTTTGGAAACCTAACATAGCTATAGGAGCTCCAATGGGTCTACCTTACTTTGACAAGTTTATGACAGGAGGGGTTGCAGCTGGAGACATTTACGGTCTTCTTGCTGGTACAGGCGCAGGTAAGACTTGGATGGGTATAAACATTATAGCCAACCATTGCTTTACTGAGCGAGCTAGAGAGATTCTATGTTTAGCCGAAGGAAGGCCGTATAAGCGTAAAGTAGGCGTTTATGCTAATTACGAAGGTAACATAGACTCTATAAGACTTAGGCTTGCTGCAACTGTGTCTAAAACTCCATTAAATACTATTAAGGCCCACGTTATTAATGGAGCTCTTCTTTCAACTAGCGGCAACCTTAAAGATTACGAGCTAAAGAGATACTCAGGAGTTATAGAAGAAGTTCTTAGGATTTCAGAGTCAGATAGGTTCAGGGATACAAAGTCATTAGTTAACACGTATGTTCAACTTCTTGACATGAGCGGCTCCGGAGGTACTAAGCTCGGGCATGGCTACACTTCTGAGCTTACAGCCCAGGTTGACAAGCTAGTTAACTTTAAGAACGTTGAGATAGCTTTGATGGTTGTCGATTACGTTAAGCTTATCGTTGACAGGCACATATCGGCTAAGGGTATAAAAGTTGAGAACATGCGTCACTACATAAGAAAGCTAGCTGAAGACGTATCAGTCAATATAGGTCTTAGCTATAACTGCTGCGTTTGGCTTCTTCATCAGCTTAGTGGAGAAGCTAATAGTATTAAAGCTCATAAGCCGCTTCATCACTCCATGGCTAGCGAATGTAAGGACTTTGCTGAAAACTGCCATAGGATGTTTTGCCTTGGGCAGAAGGACTTAAACAGCGGATGTCAAAGGCTTGACGCTACTAAGTATAGGGAGGATGAACATACTTCTAAGAATTGTGCAGTCATAAAGTTTGAAGCTGATTCGTGCACTTACTCTTTAAACAACGAATGGGTCATAGATGAGCAAGCAGGTTTTATAAGAGCATCGTTCTCAGGCAGCTCTATGGATGTACCAACAAGCCGAAGTTACAAAGCAGCTTCCGATGATTACTCTGACAGGGATTCCTAGAAAGGAAAGTTATGAGCACTTCGACTAGTTATGATGACGTGTTGTGCCCTGAACTATACTTTAAGCTTAAGAAGTTGTTTGGTCAGGTCTATGTTAATAATAGAGGGGTCGGCATGGTGATGCGCCCCTCATCTAATGGAGAGAGGCCTACCTCTATAGTAAATGGAGAATATTACAGGGTCTGCTGTCCTTTTTGTAAAGAGACAAGACATAGGTTGTACATAAACCACAGATGGTTTGAGTACAGACACATGGCAAACTGCTTTAACGAGACAGCATGCACTAGAGGCGAGCTAGGTAAGCTTAACTTAGATCAACTTCACATGTGGTTGTTCAATACGTCTTCTAAGATAACTCTTTCAGTAGTTGATAAGCCTATGTCTTCTGAGGCATTGATAGCTCTTACTGAATGCAGACCTCCAGAAAGACTTACAAGCCTATCGTCTCTTAGCAAGGATCACGAAGCCATAAAGTATGTTGAGTCTAGGGGATATAACCCAGCCGTTCTTGATAAGTATCTAGGTGTAGGCTGGATAGACGACATGGCTATTCCAACCCTTAGAGAAAGACTTTACATACCCATATTTCAAGGTTCAAAGTTAATGGGTTATCAGGCAAGAATAATTTATGACGACCCATTGAAGAAGAAACAAAAATATATAAACCCAGTTGGAATGAAGAAGTCCATGCTTCTTTACAACATAGACAATGCGAAGCTACAACCAATGATAGTAGTGTGTGAGGGTCCAATAGATGTTTGGTCAATAGGTCCGGCAGGTGTAGCTATATTCGGCAGTGACTGTAGTGCTGGTCAGCTTGCTTTAATCGGACAGAACTTTAATGGTAAGCCCATAGCTATAGCTTTAGACGGAGACGTGGCTTACAAGGCTGAGTCTTTAGTTGACAAGCTTCAGCAGGCTGCTCCAAGGTCTAAGATCATAAAAGTTAAGATGGATAAGCATGAAGACCCAGGCGCTTTAAAGATGGAGTTGTGGAGACGTCTCCAATCTCAGTTTCAAGACATAGGAGAGTCGATGCCAGAAGCATCAAAGGAGTGGCCTAATGATTGATTTAATAAAAGACTTTAAAAGTATATGCACTTATAGAAACTTTCTTTTACTACAAGAGGGGACAGGTCCTTTAATAAATTACCCTTTTATATTTCCTTCTAAGAATAAGCACATAGTAGCAAAGCCAGGTCCTGACTTTTATCAGTGCGCTGACAAGCTAGCTGGCCCTGAGTATCCTGAAGCAGTAGACTTCTATTGTGACTTTCTTTACTTCAGGGCTTTATACTGCCAAAACTTTAGCCTTCCAGTCATGTTTAACGGAAACATATTAAGTGTAAACATGGTTCCTGGTAGCGGTTGGATGGACAACTGCAGGCCTGGTCCTTTTAGGAAGTTTAAATGCATGGTGGTTGGTAAGTGTGCTTCAAGTCAAGACGAGGCTGCTGGAAGAATACTTTCAGGAACAAGAAAAAGTCAGCTGTATAAACACCTTTCAGGAATACCTGGGTTATCTGAATCTGACTTCTATATGACTTGTTCTGTAAAACATACTTTGCTTGATCCTGCTAGCAATGCTCTTAAAGCAAATTGGATACACAACTGTGCTCCATTGCTAAAGATAGAAATGGCATTGGTTAAACCTGACTTCATGCTTCTACTTGGTGACGAGGCTATTAAGGCTGTCCTTGGTAGAGACAAACGCTTACATACATCTACTGGTAAGGTGTTTGAAGTTAACATTCCTTTGCCTGATGGATCTTTCCACATAGCAAAGGCTATAACCTGCGTTAACCCAGCTTATGTACTTAGATACCCTGAGCATAGTGATAGGTTTGAAGCTTCTTTGAATCACTTCTCTGCGTTATGCAATGACGTAGAGTTCTTGTCTAAAGAAGCTAATATAAATCACTTTGCTGTTAGAACTAGCGAAGAGCTTGTAAAGGTTAGAGACGAGATACTTAAAGATCCTGTACCAGTAGTAGCAGTTGACCTTGAGTGGAATGGTGCATGGCCTGGAGATAAGAACTCTTACGTTAGAACAGTACAGCTGTCTTGGAAGTCTGGAGTAGCTTGCAGCATAATTGTAAATGAAGCTGGAGGAGGCTTTGTATTTGATGGAGGTCCTGACGCTCTAAGCTCTATACTGAACTCTATATTTTATCCAGAAGATGGAAGACATGTCAGAGTTGTAGGTCACTACCTTACCTCTGACTTACCTTGGCTTAAGTCTATAGGTGTAGATCTTTCAAATTTGTTCATGGCTCCAGAAGACGACCCTATAAGCATGTACGGGCCTGACTATAAGTTTGGTTTCGAAAAGACTAGAGACTTTGGTGGTTTTGATACGCTTTTAGCTGCTCACTCTGTAAACGAGACTGACTACTTTAATCTAGAGGAGCAGGCTGTAAGGTACTGCGGAGTGCCTAGATGGGAAGGTCCTATTCTGGACTGGCGTAAGGCTCACTGTAGGGCTAAGGGTATAAAAGACTCAGAGCTTGAAGGATACGGAGACTGCCCTGACGATGTCATCATACCTTATGGGTGTTATGACGCAGATGTTACAAGAAGGCTCTTTGACTACTACAACGGGCATAGTGGTGTTAAGGGTAAACTTGACGCTGATAAGTATGGTAACAACTGCAGGCCAGCCTTCTGGCTGTCATCTAGAGCTTATCCTGCATTTATAGAGATGCATGAAAAGGGAATATTAATAGATAAAGCAAGGGTGTTGGAGCTTACTGACTCATACAACCTTCTTTATGAAAACCTTATGGTTAAGATAAGAGCTGTCATACATTGGCCTGACTATAACCCATCGAGTACATTTCATAACAGAGAGCTTCTTTTTGGTGAGGAGCTATCTGGTAAGAGGGACATAAACGGAGGATTCATAAAGCAAAGACCTGACGATGCTATGACTCTTTCTCTAACACCTTATAAGAGTACTGGTACAGGATCTAAAGGTAAACTGTGGGCTGACCTTATAACCAAAAGGGAAGAGCACATGTATACCGCTGCCGTAGACAAGGAGACTCTTACCATATTGGCAGAAAAGCATCCAGTAGTGGCTATGCTTAGAGATATAAGGTCGCTTCATTACTTACGAACTACTGTTCTTAGAGGCCCAGACTTTGATGACGCAGGTAATGAGAAGACTGATTCTGAAGGTGACATAGTTTATGACAAAGGCATTCTTTCATACATGAATGCTGACGACAGAGTTAGATCTATGTTTAGCCAGACTAAAGAAACAGGCCGCGCTTCGTCATCTAGGCCAAACATGCAGAACCTTGGAAAGACTATAGAAGAAAAGTATAAGGGTATATTCAAGCTGCATGGTAAAGACCTTGGAATGAACTATACGTATCCTCTCAGGTCTGTGATAAGTGCAAGGCCTGGAACTGTACTGGTAGAGGCTGACTATACTGGCGCAGAGCTTGCTATTATGGCTTGGCAGTCTGGTGATAAGAACATGATAGATCACGTTCGTAGAGCTAACCTTCCAGAGGATCACCCAGATCACTACGACATCCATAGTAATGTGGCTGTAAATACATTCAAGTTGAATTGCCCAGCTACCAAGAAAGGCCTTAAGGATATAGGTAAGTCAGGCATTAGAACAGCTGCTAAAGCTGTGGTATTTGGTTACGCCTATGGTCAAGGGGCTGACTCTACAGCTAGAAAGGCAAAGCAAGAGGGTGTCATAATATCGGTAAGAGAAGCTCAAGAGCTTATAGACGGGTTAGTTGCAATGTACCCTAAGCTTCCTTTGTACTTCAATGAGTGCAAGTCAAGAGTTAAGCACCCAGGTTGGATGAGTAATGCTTTTGGAAGATACAGGCGATTCTCTCCTAGTGAAGACAGGCTTGTCGTCGCTGAGTATGAACGTCAAAGCATGAATTTTCCAATCCAATCCGCGGTAGCTGATGCTATGTCGTGCGCACTAGATCACATATACAGCTACAGAAACTCTGCACCATTAGGCATGACCTACGACATAATACTTCAGGTTCACGATGCCGTGATCCTTGAGGTTCCTTATGCTTGTGTAGAGTGGGTAGTTGATACTGTCTTGCCGGTCTGTATGAGTGACAAGGTTGAGATTAGATCTTGTAACTTAGACGGAACGATGAGGAGTGGTAGTAACGGTCCTTTTCATCTAGGCATAGCGACTGAAGTATTTACCAAATGGTCGATACCGCTTACCAAGGAGGATTGTAAGGTTATGGGCATACCTGAGAGGTTTGCCCAGCATTAGGAGGATGGTATGTACGAGTTGAATAAGAGAGATAAAGCTGCAATTAGAGCTGCTGAACTACTAGGTCCACATAGTGCAGCGGCTGTAAGGAAAATGCTTATAAAAGAAGGAAACGCTAGACTTAAGATGGATAGGCGTATGGAGATGCTAATGTCAGGTTCTCAAGCTGCGGAGGACATGATTTTAGCAGAGGATGCCATGGAAGAGGATGCCATGGAAAAAAACAAAAGAACTTTAAAAGAAAAGAGAAAATGGGCTGATGATGTATCACATATTCACCAATGTTGCGTATGTAACAAGTCATTGCCGCAAATGCATTGGCCACAACCAAATACTGGTACAGACCACGGCCAAGAATGTTATTTCTGCGACATGCCTACATGTTTAGAGTGCATAGACCATGATGCCCCTCATGCTATAGGAAACGATGAATTAGAGGGGGAGACGGTATGCAAGTCTTGCTGCGAGCAACAAGTTAAACTACGTGATGATAAAGACCAAGACGATGAAGACGATTCTATAGCTGAGGCGGAAGACCATCCAAGTTAGTGTTAGCCTAAGCTGTATAACCTATGATCCCTAAATTGCTTTAGGGATCATTTTTTAATTAAAAAGGAGACGACTATGGCAAAAAAGATAGAGATAACTGTCGTAAAGTGTAAAAGGTGCGGTGAAGATGCTTTATATTATCCAAGCAAAGACCTTTGTAGACACGAGAGGTTTTGGAGCTTAGACAAGAAAGAGCTGCATATTCACGCATGCTACTTAAAGGTACCAAGAACAAAATATGAAAAGTCTAGGTCATCAAAGTTCTGGTCAAAATATAACGAAGAAAAATACGAGTCTATTGATAAGAAAAGGACAATTAATAATGCAAACATTGTTGCCGAGAGTAAAAGGGAGAATGAGCCATGACCGCCGAACAAAAGGATAGAGCGGTAGTTGAACAGCTTAAGATGGATGTTAGACCTGCTCTTCGATCTAGTAATAATGCAGAGTGCTCGTGTTGTAAATACAGTATAACTTATGCCAGGGTATTAGAAACGGCTCGTTACCCCATTTTATGCCTTGTATGCTACCGCGAGCTACACCTAGGCAAGATTGTAAATCAGAACATATCGTTCTTTGGGGGTAGGTCTGACTATAACAACGAAAGATACGAGGACGACATCAGCCCAAGCCAATCAAACGCTATAAGAGCAATGGAAGGACCTGATGGTATTTTTGATGACATTTTTATTTAATTAAAAGGAGATTACATGAGCTGTAACTTAATAGAACTTACAGAGGCATTAAGCAACCTGTCTATACTAATAAATGTAGACCATATTGTAAGTGTAAGCTCGGTTAGATGCGTAGAGATGAGAACTAGATACGTTAGACGTCCATCGTCTAGAGTTGCTTGCTCTCAAGGTGTCAGCTTTGACGTATTGGAAAGCGTAAAGGACATTTATCATAAATATTTACAAATTAATAAAAGCGACGAGGCTTATAAGTCAATAGTTAGTCAGGACCATATTCTAAACAAGCCAATATTTCCTACGTTAAAGCTTAATACTAGAACTGTTAGATCTATTTTGCATGAGTTTAAGGGCAAAACTCTTTCGGAGTTTGTACAGCTATCAGCTATGGACATTCTTGATTGGAGAAACATGGGTGTAATTTCTCTTGCGCAGCTTCGTGCTGAGCTAAAGAGAGTAGGCCTAAACCTTAAGGGAGATGAATGTGTTTCGGAAACTTAACTCAAACGTGAAAGGCTCTAACCATGGGCGTATGTAAATTTAAAGTTAGCGAAGTGTTAAGGTGTGTAGTTCACGCTGTAAAGAACACTCCAGACGACGGTTTTTCTGTTCCGTCAGTACTATTAGTGCACGATAGCGGCGTGTACATTATGAGCAATGCTAGCCCTGCTGATTTAGAAGGACCAAAATCATACGTAGCCTATGCTGAAGGCTGCAATCCTAGTAAAGACAGTGACTACTATCAAACTGCTAGAAGCTTGGTAGGCGGAGATGACTTTGGAGAGGTTATAAAGCTTGATGAATCAACTATATCTAATTTTGCATCATATAAAGACCTATCCGTGTTAGTTACTGATAGTAATATAGAATTTACTTTTTCAAATCCAAATAGCAAGAAACCGACTGAGCCTTTGGCTGAACTGTGCTCATCTCTTGAGACAGCACTTAAGAACGCTAATTACATTGAGTAACTCTAAAGGAGAACAACATGACCACAGATGAGAGTTTTAAATATCTTAAAGAAGTTATTGTACCTGATAAAGCCGCAGGGCTAGATTGGGACAAGCTTTCTGCTGCCCGTTCACTTATCTTTGAAGACCCGAGCATAGCATACAAGTATGCAAAAGAAATTGTAAAGGGCAGGGCTACGTCGGTGGAGGACTGCATAGCCTCTAGTGGATATAATTCTTATTATTACGCAAAGAACGTTTTAGGAGGTTCTTTTCCAAAAGGCGAAGCTGCTATTGCCGCTGATCCTTATTACTCTCGTTGTTATGCACAAGAGGTTTTAAAAGGTCCTTTTCCAAAAGGAGAGGATGCTATAGCTACCGAAGCAGTTCATGCTTATTTGTATGCAAAAGACGTTTTAGAGTCGGCCTTCCCATTAGGGGAAGCTCAAATATCTAATAATGCAAGGCACTCTCATTTTTACGCAAGGGATATACTAAAAGCGCCTTTCCCTAGGGCCGAGGCTACAATAGCTACAAGTGCGGAGTGGTCTTTTGAATACGCAAGAGATGTTCTAAAAGCTCCATTTGCATTGGGTGAGGCGGTTATATCTAAGTGCCCATTCACACTAAAAAGATATGTAGCTCTTTTTCCTAAGAGAGCAGAGAAGGTTGTTAATGCTAATTTAGGAGACTTCAAAGCATGGCTAGTTCCAACAGCTTAGAATACATGATGAGCCCAGAAACAGCTTACAGCCTAGAACTGCAAGCTTACATCCGGCACTTACAAGATCCTCAGTTGCATGATGCCTTTGGTAGGAGAATACGCAGCAAGATAATACGCAGCACGGAGCCCACAAAAAATGAACGTATTATATCTACAAGTGCAAGCTGCTCTTTCCGTTATGCTAAAGATGTTTTAAAGGGTAGATTCCCTCTAGGAGAAGCTGCGATAGCCGCAAGTGCGGTAACGTCTTATGAATATGCACACGAAGTTTTAAAGGCACCTTTCCCATTGGGCGAGGATGCAATATCTAAAAGCTCATTATACTCTTACTATTATGCAACGGATGTTTTAAGAGCTCCTTTTATATTGGGAGAGCGCGCTATATCTAAAGTTGCAAAACACTCTTATATGTATGCAAAGTATATTTTAAAGGGTTCTTTTCCACTAGGAGAAGCTGCAATAGCTATAAGCGCATACTATTCTTATTGTTATGCGCAGGACGTTTTAAAAGCGCCTTTTCCGTTGGGTGAACCAGTGATAGCTACAGAAGAGTACACGTTACATAAATACAGACAAATGTTTCCACTTCATAAGGTGGTAACAGAAGATACTTTAGGTGATTTTAGACAGTGGCTAGACCCATCAAACTAAAAGGAGTAAAAATGGAATATCAAGTTGTAGTTGCTGACAATGGTTACGAGCTTACAAACGAAGTGAAAGAGATGCTCAGTAAGGGATGGAAGATTAAAGGATCCCATCAGGTGGCTCTGCGGAGAACGCAGAACAAGTTCTCAGGAGAGCAGTTTATGGCCAGTCAGAACCAATTAGAGTACTCACAAACTATGATCAAAGGAGAGTAACCATGAGTAGATTACCTAGGCCGGTTAGCGCAAAAACAAAGAATAAAAATACAAAAGAGTCAGACCTTTGGCACGTAGTGCCTCATATTGTTACTATGTCTGACGGCACTACGATAGACATGCCTGCTACAGATCCTATGGACGCTATTATGAGAGTCAATAGAGTCACAGATGACTGGCAAGCAGGTATTGATGAATGGAGAAGTAATAAACCTTGGCTTACAGATAGGAGCGAGTAATGGCAGAGCCTCTAGTTCACTCGCTTAGTTCGGCTAGGCAGTTTGGTGGTAAGCCTGAGGATTATATGGCAATCCATGAAAAGATGGATTGCAGCAAGAAGTACTGCGGAGATAACCGACATAGAGCACTTACACATAGCCACTTCTGGATATTTGAGGTGATGGAGCCTATTTTTGGCAAGACAATTACAAATAGTGACGGAAAGATAGTTAGCATATATCGGATATGCGAGCAGCATATAAACGAGGACTTTAAGTTTAAGTTCTTTCCAAACGTGATGGATTATCTTTCTGAGATGAATCTCACGCCTTGGATGAATAATGCTATGGGGCCAGCCCCTAGAACTAAGACATACTTGGCCGATTCTGAATCTGAACTTAGAAAAGTAACTAGAACAATTAACCTGCAATCAATTGGAGAAGTAAAATGAGAAGTGAAGATATTATGACTTATATTGAACATGCTGCTATGACTTACAATTTAATTGGAAGTTTTAGTACAGACTTTTCAGGCTCAGGCGATTCATTTAGTGACTTTGATAATACGGCTGTATTTTGCATACACTGTGGTGTAACAAGAACTTCTTTTGATTTATTATACAGAAGCTCTCCTATTGGACCGATTACAGCTCATGATACAAAATGCCCATGTTCAATAAGCAGCGCTTTGGCTGCTGAGTTTGAGCAGCAGGCTTTAGACGTTATTGCTTTTACTCCTGTAGATACTAGAACTGAAGCTCCACTCTCTAATGTAAATTTATGGGCTGCTAAAGAAGATCTTTTGTTTCAAATTATAGATCTTGATTCTAGGTCTGATTTTAATAATGAAGGATGCAGAGGCACTATAAACATTTACTTTAACAGCTTAACAATAGACATTGAGGTCTCAGAGTACGAGCAAGTTTGTAACGACTTAGGTACTAACACTTACGACAAAGGTTATTTTACTGGAGTTAAAGAACCTGAAGTTAGTAAGGATCCAAAAGTAGATGTAGATGCTTTAGGCGACTTTAAGACATGGTTAACGCCTTCATAGTTATTTTGTTTACATCGCAAATACGAATGTTAAACTGTGCCCTTATTAACTTTTTAAAGGGGTAACTATGATAGCTTTCTGTGGATACGGTAGGTCTGGTAAAGACACGTCTGCTTATATGTTTTCTAAAATTACAGGTATTCCATACGCAGGCAGCATATCTTGGATGCACAAAGAGATAGTCGCTGCAAAACTAGGCATTCCTGACCAGTTAGCTTGGGATACTAGGCATGAGATACGAGAAGACTGGAAGCGAATACTAGAAGAATACAGGGGTGATGACCCTGCCAAATTAATCAGAACTTGTTTAAAATTTAGCCCTATTGTGTGTGGTGCAAGAACTTTTTTAGAGTTGCAAACTGCTTTACAGGAAGGACTTATAAAAATAGCAGTTTGGGTTGATAGGCCAGGTATTGCCAAAGACCCAACGGTAACCTATACTTCTTCTAACTGCACTCATGTTTTGAACAACGCTGGAGACTTAAGAGAACTTAACAACCAGATAACGGCATTCATAAGTGTAAATTTTTCTAACGGGTCTAATGGTCTAATGGTTCCTAGTGGTCTTTAGATGAATCGAGTCTACGTGACGTACAGCACATCGACAATTCGTTTTAAAAATCCAAAAAGTCTATTAGGCTATTTAAATCCGTCACACAGTGTTCCGGAACAGCGTTGTGCTGTTCCAATTTTTTCATTTGGAGGTCTTTTATGTCTTTAGGTATTAGTTTGCCAAACTTTGATTCCAGACCAGACTCTAACAGGGGTGATCACACTCTTAAGCCAGGGGCTGGCATCATCATGCGTCCTTCATGGACTAAAAGTGATGCTACTGTAATTCGTCCTTTCCCTTGTACTGAAGGCAATAGCTTCCAGCCAGCAAGGTATAGCGAATCTGAGTGTTCTAAGTGGTTCTTTGAAGCTACCATGGTTTCAAGCTTTGGTAACCCTCAGAAGAGTTGGATTGCTTACGATCCAGAGGACCATAACTATGAGGTAAGGAGCAATCCTAGCGTCATGGTATATGATCTGGCTTATCAAGTAGCCAACAACACCAACGTGCGCGGTCCTCAAGAATGGGCTCTTGCCATCAAGGGCGGCGCTGGTAAGTCAGCAACTGTCTCTAAGCCTGATAGAGTGCTTATCGTAAGATGCGCAGTTTATGAGTATAAGGGAGAGCCAAAGCAACCTGTTGACGGTTTAGCGCCTCATCATCAGACTGTTTTTATGGTGTTAAAAAAGTCAGCTGCTCAAGCTCTTATTAGAGAGTTAAGCTTGTTGAAGAATGACGGAGCCAGCTCCACTGGTAATGTTAATGACAAGTTTAAGAGTGGCGACGTAGTGTCCGTTAAGGACGGAGCATTCCTAGTCTTTTACGAGATTGGAATGACTCCTAGAGGTTATGAAGCGCCTGCTTTATCGCCAGCTAGCTACGGCAAGCCACAGGGCAAAGGTTACGATTGTTTAATCAGCAAAACGTACAGAGGCCAACCGGCCAGCTTTACCGATGCAGAGATGGAGATCGTGGCTAGAAGGACTGCTACTCCTATTAGAGACAACCTAAACTTCCCTTCTGACGAAGAGCAGATTAGATACGTTGTTGATAGTATGAGAGGCCAAGCTTCGCACGCTGGTTTAGTAGTACATGCTTTACGTGATAGATATGAGCGGTTCTTACCTGCAGACTTCCTGAACTTTGGTAATGAATACCTTAGGCAGGTAGGGCTTATGGCTACTGCAGTGTCTAACCCAGGATATGCTCCTTCTATACCAACTTATGCTCCAGTTCCTGCTGCTTACGCTCCGGCTACTGTAGCTAACGTCCCACACCAACCTGTGCCTGTTCAGGCTCCTGTTAAAGCTGCACCACAGCCTTATCCAGATCCACAGAAGATCGTTAATGCAGCCGCTGCTGCACCAGAGATTGACTTGGACAAGGATGCGCTTATGGCTCAGTTAAGGGAGTTAAGGGCTAAGGCTGGAATTACTGACGGTAAGTAGTAGTTAACACAAGACCCTCCAGAGTTACTGGAGGGTCTCTAATACACATAGAAATAAGGAGATAGACACATGGCTAAGAAGAAGTGGGACCCAGACGTAAAGATAACAGCATCTGACTTTTTTTCTTCACAGATGACATCTTCACAAGCTGAGCTCGGACGTAACGATACTTACATTGGATCAGAGTCTCAAAGGGTTATCATAGGCATTCCATTGCCTGCGTTTAGCCTAAGATACTTGTTCCAGAACGACTGCTTTCCATTAAGCAGGATGACAGAGTTGTACGGCATTAACGAATCTTGTAAATCAGCGATGTTGTATGAGATGTTTAGATGGCATGTTAATGCAGGTGGTGGGTACATCTTTAACCTAGCCGAACCTAAAGATAGCCCTGATCTTAGGTCTAGTATAATTGGCCATGAAGCTGATAGAAAGTGGCCAACTCAGACTTGTAACAGCATAGAGGACTGGCAAGAGAACATAACAAAATGGCTTAAAGAAAGTAGAAAAGCTTTTTCTGAGTCAGGATCTTGTCCTTTTCCTGGAGCTATTGGAGTCGACTCTTTAACAGCTGTTGCAACTAGAGCAGAGATTGCTGCGATATGGGAAAAAGGTTTTGCACAGATAAACTTTGCAAAAGGTGCAAACATTATTAACACCTATTGTAAGTTTGTGTTTTCAGAGATTAGAGTGTGGCCTTTTAGCTTCATTGGGGTTAACCATATGAAGATAGGTAAGGACGCAAACGGTATTCCAGAGTATAAGATACCTGGAGGCCAATCGTTAGATTTTTATGCTACTTTTAAAATAAGAATGCAAAGGAAGGACGACATAGACAGGCTTGATGAGTCTGGTCGTTTAATTAAGTTTATTATGGATAAGAACAGCCTTGGAACGGCTCCAGAGCGAAGGTCCATACTAGCTCCTATGAAGTGGACATTTGACGAAAATGGTGTTCAAACCACTTGGTGGGATTGGCATGAAGCAAGCATACGCATCATAGAAGGTATGACTTCAGTACGCAAGAAGGTTATTACTGACATTACAGGACTTAAAAACATTGATAAGTCACGCAGAACTGCTGACTGCTCAAAGTTGGGATTGGTAGGAGCTAGCTGGACCGAGGTAGGAGCAGCTATCGACGCAGACGTAGCTATGAGGGAAGAACTTGATGCTTCTCAAGGTATACGAAAGCGTAGGCCTTTTGTCTTAGGAGTTCCCTACTCAACTCAGATGAGAGAAGCATGTGAAGCTGGAGAAGTTGAGAAAGTGGGTGTGTAAATGGTAAGTAGTGAAGAGTTCTTCAGCAAGAGGCCGGTAGGAATAGACTCGGAGGCTGTCTCAGTTGAGGCAGCCTTAAGAGTCCTTGTTAATAGGTTTCCTTGCATTGGTTCGTTTCCTCATCTTAAGAGGCTTTGCAAAGAACAAACTGGTGATGCCAAGGTTACATTATCTTGGTTTTACGAAGAGTACCCTAATTTTCCAATTAGGGTAGTTTATAAAAACATCCCATGGATACGAGACATGTGGGCTGGTCTACATAGCGGTTTTAAGAGGACCGAATTATATGCTGCTTGGAAAAGTAATGAAGATGCCATCAAGCTTAGCGGTGTTGATGACTTTCTTACAAAGCCTACAGCAGTAGTGTTCAACTGGCCCAGTTGGAAAATGTGTTGTATTCATAATTTAGAGTCGAAACAATTTGGCGGTTCTTGGTACAGCGTGGCCGCCGCCAAAGACGATGACTGCTTAAAGATTTACAAATCTTTAAAGAACGGAGAAAGCTTTGTGATCGAGCCGTTCGAGCAGCTTCTTGATTCGATCACATGGTCTAATTAGCGAAAGGATTTCTAATGAAAGATAACAGTAAAGATGGTGGAAACCTGTATGTAGAAATGAGCAGGTCTGCCAACATACCTTTAGAGGTTAGTGACAGCCCCTCGTGTGCAGCTTCAGTTCCTTGTAAGTACTTGGAGGTTGCTCTACAGTATGTACCTTCCTGTGACAAAGAAGTAGCTAGCACTCTAGAGGCTTTTGACCGAGATTGGTTCAAGACTCTTGTAGACTTTAACCCTTCTATAAATAACCTTGGAGACGCTGTAAAGGAAGCAGCCAAGGCTCTCATTTCTCAAGTTAACCCAGCCCAAGTAGAGATGCTTGTTAGCCTGTCTAATGACGTGGATAAGCTTGGGTTCTGTAGTAAGACAGTTAAGTTTTCATGGTCTAAACCAGAGTAACTAACCATGGCTACAAGATCCCCTAGTAACGAACCTACCAACCTCGCCGTCTCCTTACGGGGTGCGTTGTTCCATAGAACCGACTATGAAAAGCTAGTTAATGTTTTAGCTGACTGTGAAAGGACTACTGATTCTTGGATGATAGACTCCGAGGATCAGCTTATACTTTCTAGAAAAGCTTTAACAGCTGGGGGCGATCGTATCTCATGGTTGGCTATGCGCCAGATCTGCAAAGCTCTATCTGCAGGTCTGGCATCTTCTCTTGCCGACTTATTAGGCATGAGGAGGTCTGCAGACGCCATGGATAAACCGTCAAAGGTTAAAGCAGACCCTGACGAAGACTTTACAGTCGGAGAGGCTGCATCCTTATACAACCTTGTTCTCAAGAAAAGGTTTGGCAGATTGTTTGGTTTCCAGGCCATTAGAAACTCTGAGACGAGGGTCATAGAGGCTCTAGTAGGCAATAGATACAGGAGGTTATCCAATAGTGACTTTTTATCGGCTGTTTCTAGTGTTATGGGTTCTTGTAGCGTAAGCCTTTCTTTCTTCTCTGCTGAGCTGTCCGGAAGACGCGTATCCCTAGTGTACTCTATGGATGGCTACGATGAGACAGGGCTTACACCAGGCATAAGGCTTGTTAACAGCGAGATAGGAGACTCAGCCATAAAAGCGGCTGTAGTTCTTATTGATAGTAAGGGAGCCACTATGCAGTCTTCTTATGGAAGAATGGGAAGAGTAGCTCATTCAGGAAGAGACCTTCTTGGTAAGTTATCTCAACTCATTGTTGGTGTAGTATCTAAGCTTGAAAACAAGACATTTTCTAAAGAGTCTCTGGCTAAGAAAGAGTCAGATGCTCAGGGTAGGCTTCTAGGCTTTACAGGTGAAGAGAAGGATGAAGCTAGGTTCAGTTCATTAGTTGAGTTCTTAACTGACAGGGGTGGTCTAACTTACTTTATGTCTAGGCGATGCCTGTCTATGGTTCTGACTGGTGACGAGCCTGCTTCAAACAATTTCCTCATGCTAGATAGATCTAAGAACTGGCCAAGTAGATCTGCTATGGACTTGGTGCGTTCTATAACTATGGAGAGTTTTGAGCAGAGATCTCTCAACTTCTCCAACACGGACAAGTACGAGCGAGTAGCTTGGAATTTGTTTTTTAACAGGTTGGTTTTGCCGGATAGTGTTTCCGGTGAATAGTCTTTTCTTTTACAACTGAGGTGATTCATGAAAGACAAATTAGAAGCAATTGAAAAGGATACTGAGTTGGCTGCAAATCAGCATGTCAAATCAAGTGAGCCTAACAAGCCAGATATAACTGACTCAATGAGCGACGAGCTGTTTGAAATTTACGAGAAGGAAAAGAAGGCTTATCAAGAGTTTAGAGACGACATGATCAGCTTTAACTACGACAGGGGTAGTGTAGCTAGAACAGTTAGGGGTAACCCTAAGCTAGGAGACAAGGCTGTAGAGCAGCTATCTAAAGCTCTTTCAGTTGATAAGTCAACAGTTTATAAGACGATTACTTTCAGCTCTATGTACGCTACTAAGTCAGAGCTTAACAAGGTAGTCCAGCGAGCTAAAGACTCTGGGTTTGTTTTAACTTGGTCTCACTTTGCTAGCGTTATGCATCTTCCAAGCTCTTCAGAAACGGATCCACACGATAATAGAAGAAAGATGATAGATAAGGCTATATCTGGTAAGTTGTCGGTTAGGGATCTTATGTCTGAGATTAAGTCTGAGTTTGGGGGCACTACAGCTAAGAGGGTTGCTAACAGGGGCTCAGAAGTGTCTTCTACAATTAAGCAAGTTATTAGTGGTACTGAAAGATATCAGGCAAAGATTAAAGCTCAGGTTGAGAACGTGCTAGCTGACTTTACTGAGGTTGTAAACCAGATAGAAAAGCCTGATGAGTTTCTATCAAAAGTAGAGGAGATGCACGAGACTGTAGCTACTCTTAGTACCATGTTGGCTAGGATTTTAGTATTTACTGAAAACCTTCCATCTGTTACCAAGAAGGCCATAGAAGAAAGGGCCACTGCCAAGAAGGCGTTAACCGACGCTGACAAGTCTGAAGCGCTATCCAAGACTAAGTCAAGGAGGCCAGCGTCTATAGACTCTAAGCTAAGTAGCTGAGGTTATATTGAGCACTACAGTATGCTGTCTGATGTACGGAGACTACCCTAAGCTGGCTTCAAGGTGTTTAAGCCCTGTAAGCCAGCTTTATAAAAGCGGAGTCGAAGTTAGAATAGGATTAAACGAGACGTCTGAGGCTACCAATAAGGTAGTCTCAGACCTATTCATTCATAGCGACAGGTTAGTCAACCTTAGCTTTAACCCACAGATATTCAAATACCCTATGATGGATAGGCTTTTCAAAGCAAAGCCTATTACCACTGACTACGTCATGTGGTTTGATGACGATAGCTTCATAAAAGACTCTAATCCATTGGCTTGGCTATCAGCTACTGAGAAGTTTATGAACGATAGCGAATCAGACATGGCAGGCGCTATATATCACATACCCATATTACCAGGACAGACCGATTGGAGACGTCTCCACTGTGACTGGTTTGTAAGTGGACCTCTTCCTGGAAGACCAGAGATGACAAAGTTTGCTACAGGAGGGTGGTGGATTATTAAGACAAGTGTGATAAACAAGTATAAGTGGCCTCATCCAATGCTTAAGCATTGCGGAGGAGATGTCCTTTTAGGAGAGCTAATAAGGCATCAAGGCCTTAAACTTTCAAGCTATAAGGCTGGCGTCGCTGTAAACGCAGACGATAACGGAAAAGAATCTGCATCTGATAGACGAGGTTATAACGAGCCGCCACTTGGCTCTAAAAAGACTCAACTTGAAGTATGGAACGACAGATTTAAGAAAGAAGGGTGATTAATGTTTAGCAGGAGGCTTAGTGATGAGAAGGTTAAGGTGTCTTCGTCGAAAATACTCAACACTCGCAAGCGGGTTGTTGATGCTCTCATTCCTTTTTGTGGCAGCATTCTTACAAGCGATTCTATTAGTTCTGCTTCAGCTGCTTTATCATTTTGTATTCCAAAGGCATGTATAGACTTTGCCTTCTCTCAAGATATGCTTCTTAAATATTTAAGGCAGCCTATTACAGCTAGAGACGTAGAATCTATAGCTGCAAAGATAGCTGGTAATATGCCTCTTCTAATGCAAGGCGAGCAGGTCAAGGACACTGACTGGAGAATAAGGTCTGACTGGGGCCTTATAAAGATAGTAAGTATAGAGAAGGCTGTAAGGTCTTTTAAAGACGGTAACAAGCAGCGAGGTATATGGGTAGACCTTGACGTTATGAGCGGACCAGCCAGCTCTATGTTATATAGAAGGTTTTGGTCATCCGACATGTGCAACTACGCAAAGTACAGAATAGGTTTCAGCAGAAGCGAAGATAATAATAAATATCCATATCTAGATGAATCTAACTTTACAAGTCTATACTTCCTAGGTTACTTTGATCACCTAGCTGTAAGGGATAAGCCTGACTACACAGAGTTTCTATGTAATGACTATGTAGTGTCAAAGAACAGGGAATTGCTCAGAAAGAGGTATAGGTCTATACATAGGAATGAAGAGTTTAGGTGCCCACGTGAGTACCCTGTAACAGTTAATTGTCATAGGTGCCCAGCAGGTCTAAGCGAATGCGAAGCCGCTACTCATTTGAATACCTATCAAGAAAAGCACTGTGATGTATGTAACAAAGTATCTTGGATAGACCCAGGAAAACCAGGTAAGTGTGTCGATTGCGTAATTAATACAAGTTTAAATCTAGTAGATTAAAGGAGATTAAGTTGACAACCAATATTTTAGGACACGTAGATCGTAGGAGATATAACCCTTCAAGAGACATAGCGTACTGCTGGCCTCAAATCATGCAGTCTGCTATGGATAGGGTTAGCAAAGGCACAGGACTTCCATGGTTTATGGATCTAGTTAAGCATCATCATGTAACTGACGAAGCTCTTTCAAAGGCTGCTAAGGCTATGGCTAACTACATGGCAATGTGCGGACGGCCTGATGAATGCCCTAATAATGTTAAGGACACTATGGAAAAATCAGGATTATTTGAATGTAATGACTCAGCAAAGATGTTAATCTACGCCGCTCTTGGTGAGACGATGATGGCTGCGTTCTATTCTTCTATACGAGATGTTTTAGTTGAGGACGAGCCGTCACCATTAAACGACAAGAGGTTTGTTGAACTGGTTGGGTCTTCCATGGACGGTATCTTCTATAAACGAAGGTCTATACTTGGAAGAGCATACGACAGGGTTGTTTCGTTTTTTAAAAAATAGTTAGGAAGACTTATGATAGATGAAGAGTCTGACGTGTGGATGGCTAAGGTAGTATCTAAACTTGGACCGCTACCTTCCAACTACATAGTGTTTGATGTTGAGTCAACAGGCTTGGATTTATCAAACGACTTAGTGGTGCAGTTGGGGTATGTTCTAGTACACAATCGCTCACTAGTTGATTGCGGCAGCTTCATAGTGGACTGGACTCATAACAGCAGCCCAGACTTTTGTGCTTGGCTTGATAACCGCATGGCTTTTACCAAAAACGCTATGGACTCTAAGAACCCTGGAGAGCCTGGCACTTCTGTGTATAAGCACAGCATTTCAAGAATGAAGCAGCATGGCATACCTGCCTACGATGCTTTTACTCACTTTATGGACATAGTTAAACTATGTAAGGCTAATAAGTTCAGTTTTATAGCACATAACGGGCTTAGGTTTGACCAGCCAATGATAGATAGGTGCGTAAAGCAACTTAGAGGCGACAACGAGAGCTTCAGCCTTGAAGGCTCAGGCATGAGCTACTTTGATACTATGGGTCTAGAGCGTGGAAGTCAGTGTAAGCTGACTCCTAACCCTGGTGACGATTGGTTTAGCTTCAATGTAAGGCTTATAAAAGAAGGTGGAAGGCTTTACAGTTCTTTAGACAAGCACTGTTCTAAGAAATATGACTTAGTTAATAAGCACAGCCTTCAAGGCAGCGCTCACGAAGCTGACTTTGACTGTAAACTTACTCATCATCTTTTTGAGGAGTTTAGAGAGATGTCTGAACGAGGATTTAAGAAGGTAAACTAATAAGGGGTTTAAATGAAGCATGACATGGAAAGATGCCCAGAAGTTTTAAAAGAAAAAGTATCTTCAGTAAGACCTGAAGGTACTATGACAGTTCTTGGATTAGATTTAGGAACATCCTGTGGATACTCTTATTGTTTTTTAACTAAGGGTTCTTCTGAGAGAAGAATGCACGCTGGTCAGCTGGACTTATCAGCTGGGCCTTATGACTCAGGAGCTATAAGGTTTATAAGGTTAAGACACTTTCTAGCTGCTATCAAGCCAGACCTTGTAGCATTTGAAGACGTTAGGTACACTCCTCCTAATACAGGCTTTCAAAGCGTTGGTGCTTTGTTGGCTAGGGCCGCCCCTGCTTGCGAGTGGTTTGGTGCGCTTAAAGCTACTGCGGCTACTTGGTGTGAGGCGCAGGGAATACCTATTACAGGTATTCCTATCGGTACTATTAAAAAGAGAGCTACTGGAAAGGGCAACGCCAACAAGAGCGATATTATCGCTGCTTGCAATAAAGAGTTTGGTTTTAACTTTGAAGTAGAAGGCTATGAAAGCACTGGTGTGGATAACATAGCCGATGCAGTTTATGTTTGCTCTGTTCTTATAGAGCAGTATGGTTCAGGCTTACAGTTTTAATTATAAGAAAGGATTATATGAAGAAGCCATTTGATAGTGAAAGTCAAGTAAAAGCTGCAGAAACAATATTGTCAGCTCCTAGCGCAGCATCAACTACAGCTTATTTTATGGACGCTTTAAGGCTTTCTCAGATGCTTCAGTGGAGAGCTATAGAAGACCTAGAATCTCAAGCAAAGGCTGCAGGGGCATCAGAAGAAGCTATAGCAAGACTTAAGAAGGATGTTCTATCGCTTGCTAGAACTACTCCTATTGATAGGTGCCTGCTGCCAAAGACTTGCATGAGAGTAGCTGGCTATTTGGCAAAGTTTATTCCTAGCCACAAGAGGGACATGACGACTAACTTAAGTAAGAAGACTGCTGCCCTTAAAAATGTAATAGCAGAGGTAGACAACAAGCGTAACCAGACTTACAGGTTTGATGCAGGAATGACTGAGTCTGTATCTTCGTCTATTCCTATGGTTGTATTTGGAAAGAGAAAGGATCTAGATTGTGTAATATCTCACATCCTAGATTGCGCTGAGAACAACTTGCAGAACTGTCTCCACCTTAGCATGAGGTCCTACAACAAGAAGTTTAACAAGTACTATAGGAAGATCCATCCAGATGACTGGACTGACAAGCTAAGATCAAAGGATGGCTTGTTCTCTTTAATTAAAGAATCAAGTAAGTTAACTCCCCTAAACTTGCTGCTAGTGGATGAGTTGTGCCATGGGTTCAACCCAAAAGCAACAGCAGCAGAGCGAAGGGTAGGCTCCAAGATAGGTAGAAGGGGTAGGTACAAAGAAGCCTTATGCTGCTTCAAAAAATGCAGAACTAACACCTCAGGAAAAGGTATTTGTACAATAGCATTCCACTCTACTGACAGCAACATTGGTGATCAGAACCAAGAAGTAACAAAATCTTTTTATGACTTAGGTTCTCCGTTTGACTGTTTATCAGATAAGAAATCAGTATGGTTGGTGGATCGTTTAGGCAACGTAACCCTAACTATTGCAAAGGCTAACCATGAGTGATAAGAGACTAAGCCAAGAAGAGATAGAGGCTAGGCTTAAAGACGTACCAGAAACTACGCTAGAGGGAAGGGTCCCTGTAGCCGAAGGTGTAGTTGATGGTGGTATAGAGAACCCAACATTAGAAGAGCTTAAGAAGCTCCCTCCTTTGAAGAGGGTTGAGCTTTCAGATTCACTTCATAGCCTTTCTAATGACTTTGTATTCTTTAACCATACAGCTCTTTTCTCAAAGGGAGGTTTGGACTTTGACCCTCTTAAAGAGTACCAGATATGGTCTGATAATCAGAACTTGGTTAGCTATGTTATCTTCAACAGACGCATATTCGACGGTCTTGATTACCCTGATAACAGCGGCGGACATGACCGTATGCTATCCTTTGTTCCGATAGAGCACTGGCACGTTATACAGAAGGCGATAGGTAAGTTTACGATACTTAATCGTGCAAAAGGTCACATGTTTCTTTGTGAAATGGTCAAGGTTAGGATACCAGACCCTAAGGATCCGAGCTTGACTATAGAGCCTTATCTGTGGAAGATGGACGGCTCAACCCATAGCTGGGGGTACAAAGGCTTTCCAGTTCCTAAACTAATTAAGTGTCCAGCTAGCTATGAAGCTAAGTATTTAATGAAAGTAGTAAACAATGAACCACCCAACTGATTTCATATATCGCAAAACAAAAACGTTCGTAGAGGAGAGAGTTTACGAACGACCGGCTGGAGCAGCTCCAGACGATTGGAGGCTTGTACGCATAAACGAGCCATTGGACGACACTATTAACGAGTGGCTGTTCAATAACCAGTTCACCATTGTTGCAACGTCTGCACCTGGAATGGACAGCAGATGGTTGGACAAGGAGATGACCAGAAGGTCAGTTCTGGTAGCCATAACTGCTATTTATGAAGGTAACCAAAATGGACAATGGCCTGAACGAAAGTGATTCGGGCCAGACAGCGAAGGATTTATATCACATCGTTGTTGTACCCTCTCATGGTTATCCTGAGTGTTTATCTTTCAGTAGCAAGGAAGACTTTGTAGAGAAGCTCCGTTCTTACAACGGCAAGCGGGTGAGCTGCCACGTCTTTTATGGAGAGAGGATGCACATATCCCTTCCTCCACGCAAGTTAATCAATTCAGATGGACAGGTAGAGGCTGACCTTTCTTACGAGCCTAAGAGTACAGAATTAGACCCTAACGGCTCCATGTTTGACGACATGGAGGTGTTTGACGACGATGATGAGTACTTCAAATCTTAGCTAAATCCAGCTCTTAAACGCGTCATAATATAGTGCTACCTTATGGGTGGCAGAAAGGGGCGGCCATGTTTGAAAACACGGTGGCAGGCCTTGTGTTGACCTCCTTTGTAGTGGCCCTTTTATGGGTCAACTTTTCAAAGGGTAAAAATGGGAAGGTATCCCAGGACGGTGCTGGCCCTGGTTACAGGCCACATGTCCAATACGGAGGATCACTCAGAGAAGTGGTCCGACGAAGGGCTCAGAGTGATGGCCAAGTGGCCTGCACACTGAGACCCGATACTAAAGGGGCCCCAAGGCCCCAGCTTACTGTCCCGAAGGACAGTATTCTATGGGTAAAGAAGAAGTAATTTTCAAGGAGTATCTGCATGTCTCAGCTAAAGGACTTGGCTCTAATCACCATAACTCCATCGGCATGGGAGGAGGGGTTTAAAGAATCCTTTTTGCCTGTAGGGCAAACAGGCGTTATTGTCGGCTACCCTAACGGGGTAGTTGGCGTGTTTTCCAGGGCTAAGGCGTACCCTTACGGGTACGTGGCTAGGCAAGCAATCGATCCTCTGGGAAAGGCCTTTAGGCCTTTCTGCAAAAGATCCCCCTCCAACAGGAGGGCGTTCGACCGGGCTTTGGACCGGTTCGATACGGGCGATCTAATCCCTCAGGCAGTTGCACTTCCAATTGGTTACGGAATGATGTCGTCTTCGGACGACGTCAGTCTTGAGTCTCTTTCTATAGCTTCTGGTGCGGAAGCTCCAGAGGCCCTAGAGGCTGCGCTTCTTGGCTCCATCAAGTTGATGGCGCCATACAGAATGGCGCCATGCGCCATTTTGGAGGATTCGGTTTTAGCTGAGCCAGCTAGAATATACGAGTGCGTAGACGGACTCGTAGATCAAGACGGCTTACCAAAGCCTCAGGTGGTTACCAGGTCCTCCTTGGAGGCTGCCGGACTTGGTCTGGAGGAGCTGTACAAGTTCTTCCAGCCTAATAGGGTAAGGCTGCCACGGCAGTCTGTCACCAAGTAAAACTCACAATCCGATTCCCTCTTAGGAGGGCGTCGGATTGTTTTTTTTAGCTATCAGCTATGGTCGTCAAAAGGATCTGACAATAAGATATCAAGTATAATAGGTATACCTAGAGCTAATAGGTAGACAGCCGCTACGATAAGCAGTAGGCTAAAAAACTTATATATATCTACTTCTTCGTAAGATATCATGTTGCTTATTATCCTTATAAACAGTAAAACGCTGTGTTAGGTTACAGTAGAGTTAAACTTAGGAAGGATTCACTAATGTCAGATTCAAGACTAGCACCAGTAACAGGAGGGTCTACTATAGACCACAGCAGATCAGTTACCAAGATGATAGTAGACCCGCACGAGAGTGACTCCTTTGTTATTGATTTAAATACTATTAAGCCAACAGCCAATCCTTACAAGGTCAAAGATGACAATAGTCAGGACCTTAGAAAACTTGCTCAAGCAGAAAGGTCCAAGATGATATCTGATAACTTAAGGCGATTCTCTACTACTGCATCTGCTACTACTCCTCCTAGTCTAGGCACGGTAGCATCTACGATTGATGGTGCTAATCATGTTCATCCTGCAGCACAGCTGCCAGAGGCATCAGTTACACCTCCTATGGTAAGGGTGTACTTTGACATGCCAAGCTTAGCAACTTTAAACTACAAGTATCACGGTGCTACAATAACCCCAGGGTATCTAGTGCTTACAACTGATATGAGGTATGCAGGGCCTGGAGAGTTTTATCCGTTTACCAGCAAACTAGCTAACGAGGCTGACGCTTACATAGGGGTGATGGTAGAAGGTATAGACAGCTTGTTTATAGTTAAACCTCCTATTCTTCAGCACAAGTTTGGACCTTACGAGCATTGCTTGGTTCCAATCTCTCAAGAGAAGTCTATGCCGGCTGAACTAATACAAGAGCTTGTTGAAGATAAGCCAGTGGAGACGTCTCCACAAAAAGAGTATGATGATAGAGCTAGCAAAAGAGACGTCGACCCTGCAAAGGTTATAGAAGAAGGCGTCCTTTAATACTTAAATATAGTAACGAGGCAGGAGGCCTATCTTACAATGTCTGATTACTCTGAAGGTGCGTTAGGTAGAGGATGGGCCCTTAACAATAGGGGTGATGAGCCGTTTCCAGACCCATTCATGGATTACGCTAGCACCGTAATGCCAGAGAACATACGCGACGCTCTACGCTATTGCGAGTTCATATTCAATTCCAACTCAATGATCAGAGAAGCCGCTAGGCGTATTCTCAGCTATTTTATAACCGAGATAGAGATCAAGGGCGTAGGCAACAAGAACATAGGCGACGACGAGAGAGAAAAGTACGAGACTTTCTTGAACGAGACCTTAGACATAAGAACTATTCTCCACTCTGTAGGCTTGGACTTCTTATGTTATGGTAATAGCTTTACTACGCTTGTTGTACCGTTCAGGCGTTATCTTGCCTGTCCTCAATGCTTCCTTGATGTTCCACTTAAGGAAGTTATCAATAACTCTAACTTCGCATTTAAGTGGAAGATGCCAGACTTTAGCGCTAACTGCCCTAAGTGTAAGTACACAGGCATTTGGAAAAGAACAGACAGAAGAACCAACGAGATAGACGAAGTAAGAGTAAGAAGATGGCCTGCAGTAGAGATGGAGATCAGGCACGACCCTGTACGCGATAACCGAGACTACCTCTGGCGTATACCAGAGGACTATAGAATGCAGGTAAGAAGAGGAGATCCACAGGTACTTGAAACTGTACCATGGGAGATTGTAGAGGCAGTAGCAGCTAATGGCTTCTTATTGTTTGATAAAGGCGCTATTCACCATATGTACGAACCAACCCTTTCAGGCGTAAGGTCTAGAGGTTGGGGCATCTCTAGAACTCTGGTTAACTTCAGACACGCTTGGTATTGCCAAGTTCTTCACAGATACAATGAAGCTATAGCATTGGACTACGTTATTCCGTTTAGGGTTCTAAGCCCTCAGCCGCAGTCTAGCTCCCTGCCAGAAGGTGGAGACCCTTTAATGAACATGGACTTAGGAGGTCTTAGAGGACAGGTCCAAGCCATGCTTAGGAAGAGAAGGAAAGACCCAGCAGCGTGGCACTTCCTTAGCACTCCTATTCAGTATCAATCGCTAGGTGGAGAGGCTAAGAACCTAGCACCTAACGATCTATTAGAGTCAGGCATCAACATGTTGCTCAACGGGTTTGGTATGCCTGCAGAGTTATATCGTGGCACATTGAATCTTCAAGCTGCTCTTCCAGCTATTAGGCTGTTTGAGTCTAGCTGGTACTATCTAGTGCATTGCCTAAACGCATTCCTGAGGCAGTTAACTAAGGACATAGGCGACGCGTTTGGATGGGAGCCTGCAGTATGCAAACTGATTAGGCCAAGCATTCTAGACGATGTACAGCTTATCATGTCCAAGATGCAGTTGATGCAGTCACAGCAGGTAAGTCAGACAGGCGTTCTCAGAAGCCTTGGGCTCAACTTCAAGGATGAGCAGCGTCAGATGATGGAAGAAGAAAGGTTTAAACAAGAAGAGCAGGCTAAGATGCAAGAGGATATGGATCAGTCTGCACTAATGGAGCAAATGGCTCCTCCTGTTATAGATCAGATACAGCAAGGACAGCAAGGACAAGAAGGCCAGCAGCCTCCAGGCTATGGAGCTCCTCCTGCTCCAGGGCAGGCTCCTCCGGCTGGAGCAGCTGGAGCAGCAGCTCAAGGTATGTCGTTAGCTACGCCTACATCTCCTAACCAGAAAGTAACGCCTCAAGATTTGCAGTCAAAGGCTCAAACACTTGCAGACCAGCTGATGTCCATGCCTGAGTCTCAGAGGCAATCTGAGATGACTAAGCTCAAGTCTCAAGACCCAGTTATTCACAGCTTGGTTAAGCAGACTATAGGCAACATCAGACAACAGGCTCAGACAGCAGGTGCTAGATCTATACTACAGCAGCAATATGGGGTTATGTGATGAATGTGATCAGTAGCTTCTTAAGCATGCTCTTCGATGTATCATCGAGGCGCAAGCAAGGCAGGGATGCAGACATGCCAACTAGCAAAGAGTGCAATACAATGTTGGACCTACACAACAAGACTAGGAGCGTGTACGACCTAGCTCCGTTAGTCATTAGTGAGAGCTGCTGCACAGTCGCTCAGGCTCATGCTGTGTGGATGGCTAATACACAATCTGTTTCTCATTTAGGCTTTAGCTTCTTTGGGCCTTCTCAGAGGCTAACTATAGTTGGAGAAGAGCCTTCCAACATAGGAGAGTGCATATCATTCTCCATGACTGATGACCCATCAGCAGTTATGAAGACTTGGTTCAACTCTTTAACTCATAGACCCATCATTCTAGGCGACTATACTCAATTTGGAATGGGTAGGTCTTGTAGTAAGGATGGCTATAACTTTTGGTGTGCTGTATATATAGACGGAGTAAGAACTAGCGATGCACCTAAGTTAGCAATGTCTGATAGCTTAGTAGATGTAGATTAAACTTTTAAAAAGAAAGGTATAGCATGAACGAAGATAGCGTTATGATGGCGACCGTTGCCTCTACTTCTAACAGGAACGAAGCTTGGTCAAACCTACAGTCATTCTTTTTAAACAGGTCTATAGGCGTTAAGATGGATAAGCACGTAGTGCTAAACGCTGCCATGGAAGAGCCATGGGTTGAAAAGGGTTACAAAGTAATAGCTTCATTTAAAAATAACAAGGGACATGCTGACGGCCTCAAGCCAATAGTAAAAGCGTTTAAAGAGAGCGACTATAAGTGGCTGCTGTTACTAGACAGCGATGCCTTTCCATTTAGGGCTGACTGGTTCCCTATATGCAAGAGAATGCTAGAGATGAAGAATAGGATAGCTGCTGCAGTAGTAAGGTTTGAGAACTTTGACGTGTTTCCTCACCCTTGCGTTTTCTTTGCTAGTAAAGAGTTCTTTGATTCTGATGCAAGCTTCGATCCAAAGTCTACGTTTAATATGCTTGGTAAGGAAGTAAGCGACGTTGGTACAGGACTAGTTCCTTTCATGAATAAGATTGTACCTTTGATAAGGACAAACAAGGTTAACTACCACCCGCTGCTGGGTGCTGTATACGGCCATATGTTTTACCACCACGGAGCAGGTAGCAGGTTTCCTAAGTTAACAAGACTAGCAGTATCAGGTATGTGCGATCATTACATTCGTATAGAAGACCATGAGGCTTCAGAAGCCAAGATGCTTAAGAAGCTTGTAGAGAGCCCTGGTACCTATTTAGATGTTTTAGTTAATGGTAACAATCTGTGACCTTAAACCTAATCAGTTTCTTTGATTGGTTTAAGTCTAATCTGTTTTACAAGCCTTGGTTGATAGTAGGCAAAGGCCCATCATTTGATAGGGTTGCAGATATAGATTTAGACTCTTACCACGTGGTTGGTTTAAACCATGTCATGTTTAAGATACCATGCCTGCTAGGTCATGTTATTGATTTTGACGTAATCAAAACGTCGGTAAGCGATAACCTTTGCCAACATATTGTAACACCTTGGGAGCCTCACGTTAACTTTGTGCCTTGTGGTAAAACAGCTCTAAACTTGTTCTCTGATAAGAGTTTGAGCGTAAATGTTCCGGTGTTGTGGTACAACAGCTCTAGATCTAGCAAGCTTATGATACAGTCAGGTCCAGTGGTTAGGGTAAAGCTGTTTAGCGCTGTCGCCGCTGTAAACCTGTTAGCCAGCTCAGGAGTAAAAGAAATATTTACGCTTGGAGTAGACGAGGGTACTGAATACTCTAAGGCATTTAATGAGGAGTCTAGGCTTGCCAACGGAAGGACTTCATTTAAAGGACAGTACAATGAGTTTAAGTTGGCTTCCAAAACCTTTGGAGTTAGTGTAAAACCTTTATTCAAAGTTCCTTAGTTCACGGAAACGCGTTTGCGTTAACTAAGGAGCTCGCTAAGTTAACTTTGCTGGACTAAGGAACAAGCTATGACAGAAGAAACGATACGTATATTTGTAGGCACTGAAGAGAAGACCAAGGTACCGCTTGACGTGCTCGGTCATTCTATACGAAGGCATTGCTCTATGCCTGTAGAGATTACTGCCATGGTTGGACCTTCTTGGCAAGTTCCAAGAGGCTTGCACCAAGGGACTGGGTTTAGCCTAAGAAGGTTTATGATTCCAGCAGCGTGCGGATTTGAAGGACATGCCATATACCTTGACGCAGATCAGCTGGTGCTGGGCGATATTGCTGAGTTATGGAACTATTCAAAGCTTATGACCGGTGCTCAGTCGGTAGCGTGTACTTATCAAGTTGACAAGTTTAGCCCTAAGAACCCTTGGCCTAACACATCTGTAATGGTTATAAACTGCGAAACCTGTGGTTGGATTCCAGAGGAACTTTGGAATATGTTAAAGAACGGGTACTCTTACCCTAACTTTATGCATCTTACTTTTATGAAAGAGATGCCAATGAGCATCCCTAACTATTGGAACCATCTTAATACTTATGAAGAGTCAACTACTAGACTTATTCATTACACAAAAGAGCCTGAGCAGCCTTGGTATAAGCCAGACCACTCTTTAGCTGCAATGTGGGAGTCTGAACTAGCTAAGGCTATAGCTAGTAAGGACGTGCTTAGGGGAGACTTCATACATGCGCTTAGGCTGTGGTCAGCTCCTAGAATAGACAGTAGACCAAAACAGGGCTTACATCCATACTATGAGAAGTATCTAAAAAGCTTTATTGACTAACGGTGATCAATGAGAATAAATACTTTAATTAAGAAGCACGTTGGTGCAGACATATATGTGGTTGGAACAGGGCCTACAGCTAGGTTGTTTCCAAAGAATTTCTTTAAAGGAAGAGTAACGATAGGTCTTAATCAAGCCTATAAGCTTATTGAACCTATGTACAGCATAACTGTGCATCCAGAGCTTGAGGTTGAATATAGAGAGCTTGTTAAAGCTAAAAAGGTAAAGCCAACTAAGTGGCTAGTGAAGCATAAAGCTCCAACGTTTTTACGGCTTAATGACCCGTCAATATATGTGTTTTATACCTCTTATGAATGGAAGGAGTTCATAGGTGGTAAGTCTGATACTTTGTTCCTTGGAAAAGGAATACAGCTAACAGCTATTGATTTAGCCTGTCGCATGGGTGCTAGATCTGTTATTCTAGTCGGAGTAGACCTAGGCGATATAGCTGGTGACCATCACGGGCATGACCAGCATATTCAGTTTCATGGTTTATCTGCTTCAGAAGTCTATAGAGAGTATAGACTATGGACTTATAAAGCTAGGAGGCTAGCTAGAGAGAAGGCAGGCGTAGCTGTATTGTCGCTATATCCATTGTTGGGATGTGGCGGAGACGTGCATCAAGAGGATTATGCACAGTTTAGAAAAGAGCTTGGTTTGTCTAAGCTTCCAAAGCCTAAAGACATATCTAAGTATTATAGGTCTGGAATAGAGTTACCTTTTAACAAGGAGTCAGAGATGAGCAGATACGATCACCTTACTTTAGCAGTTAATTCCACTATTAACGAAAGTAAGAAGAATAAGCCTTACCGCATACTCGATATTGGCGTACATAACGCAGACAGGTCAGCTACCTTAGTAGCTTTAGCTAAGAGGCTTGGTAGGACTAACATTGAGTTCTACGGTTTTGACATGTTTGAAAAAGCTACGGAACAGATTAAAGAAAGGGAGCACCTAAAGGGCCAGCATGATCCAGCAAGCAGGGATTTAGCTAGACAGAAGATTACAGCTGCAGGTGCTAGCTTAGTTCAGCTTATCAAAGGTGATACTAGAGAAACCCTACCAACCGCAACCGCTGACATGCCTAACGTTACCATAGTAAGCATTGATGGCGGCAGGTCACCAGAGACTATAGCGTCTGATTTTGCACACATACTTAGGCTGTGCGTGCCAGGAACTAAGATAGTAATAAACAACTGCATTCAATCTAACTACTCAATAGGTTCAGCTTTCCTTAGCAAGTCTTACAGTATCCTAAAGGACAACTACGGAGTTACTTTAGAAGAAGTTTTACCTTCTGACGAAGTTGAAGGAGGGCACGTAAGGTGCATTCTAGCATCTTGTGATTACCAGCTGACTCCAACAAAGCTTGAAGGACTTAAAGAGCTGCTCCTATTGGAGGCGTCTCCACTACCTGATCCTGAGCCTCAAGAGTTTAATCCAATCGACACTTTCATCGACAATGTGCCTTCAATTGATGAAGCTATTGAAACTAAGTCAGCTAAAGAGGAGGAGGCCAGCCCAGTAGCTGTTGAGACGTTTCCAGCCTCTGGTGGCTGTTGTAATACCGACGTACAATCAGTTCGATTATGCGAAGATAGCTGTGGAAAGCCTGCTGGCGAGCTCTGCGAACAGCTTGGCGGTACTTGTGGACGACGGGAGCCCGTTGTGGAATCCTGCCATATGGGAGAAGTATCCGAAGCACCGGCTGCTCCTGTACAGGTTCGAGAAGAACGACAAGAACCTGACAAGGTCGTGGAACAAGGGAATACAGCTAGCGTTGACCCAAAACCCCAAGATAATAGTAGCGGGGAACTCAGACCTGAAGTTTCCACCGAACTGGATGCTGGGAATCGAAGAGGCTCTAGAAGGCGGCGCAGGCGTAGTGGGTCCGACGACGAATGCGCCGGGCCACAGAGCTAGCCAAAACGTCATTAAGTACTACCCAGAGTTTAAAGTTAGCGACTCAGACGTCTACATATCAAAGGTGTCGTCTGAGTTGCTTCGTCTTCATTCAGGCAAAACTGTAAGTTCACCTCTAAACGGTTTCTGCATAGCTGCTAAAGCAACCACTTGGCTGATGGGAGCTATGAGCCCAGGCTTGTTCTTCAATCCAAAGTACAAGATGACTCGTAATGAAGACGAGTTAATGGGAAGGTGGAAGAAGCTAGGTATAACAAGTGCAGTAGCTTGCTCAAGCTTCGTGTTTCATTACCGTGGCGTTACTAGAAAGCCTAGTGGTAAAGGAGCAGGAAAAGGACATTTGAGGAGAGACTCATGAGGTACTGGAAGCCTAAGTCAAACATACCAGCCAGCGCTAAGATAGGCATATCATTAGTTACGTACAATCAAGCCAACTCACTGTCTTCCCTCATATACGCGTTAAAGGCTCAGACCTATCACAACTTCAAAGCTTATATATCACACGATGGTCCTTGGCTAGACACCAAGGCTTTAGCTAACTGCAAGCTAGCAATAGGAGAAGACGCAAGGTTTGACTTATCATGTACTTCTTCTAGGGTTGGAAAGCACGGTCATAGCATGAGACAGCCTGGATTAGACAAGGCAGTCAATGACGGATGCGACTGGCTATGCACTATGAATGCAGACTGCTGGTATGTTCCTGTATACTTTGAATGGATGCTGTCTAAAGCTTACTCCGATAAGGCTAGCTTCGTTTACTGCAACATGGTACATAGTCACAAGTTGTGGTCTCCAGTTAATACTTCTTTAAAGAGAGGTTTGATTGACGGAGGCGCTTGGATAGCAAGCTCTTGCTTGTGCAGTAAGGTTAAATGGGACAGCGATGACTTTGCTGCTGACTGGTTTTTTGTAAAGAACCTTTCAAATTTACCAGAGTTCAAACCTGCCAAGGTAGAAGGCTACCTGTTCACGCATAATTGATAGGCCCAGTATGAGAATAGGATTCGATATTCAGTACAAGCCTCACGATGCCGTATATGCGGCAATGCGTTTGTCTGATTCATTGCGTTCTATAGGGTATGAGACTACTTTGTTTAGTAAGCTCAAACGAGGACACACATACGGCTGTGATTGGGATTCGGTTGTAGTTACGCCTGACGTCATGAGCTACGAGCAGTGGCTCAAAGGTATTACTCACATCATATGGCCTGTGCCACCTGACAAGGATCTAATACACAAGGTCGGTAAGAACATAGTAACAATAGCTCTAGCCCCTTGGGACTGCCTTCCAGCTTATAGTAGGAAGTCATTTAAGCTATGTGCGCATACTGTAGCTCCAAGCCCTAGTAATGCAGAGACTCTAAAGAAGGACTTTGATCTTAAGAATGTATCCACTGTTGAGTGGGACAGTTTGATACCTGTTACCAGGAAAGACATTGGAGGAGTAGACACTTCTAAGCCTAAGGTACTCATACCTCTGCACTCTAGCCAAGGCCTTAGATGTGACATGGATGCATTGTTTGATGTAGCCATTGGTGTAAACAAGCTGTGCCCTCATGCTGAGCTGTCTATATCGTACAGCCCTAGGTGTATGTCTTGGGAGGTGGTTAGAGAACTAAGGCACTTCTTTAAAAAGAACCATCAGATAAATCCGATTATAGACACAACCACATGTGTAAGCTCCTTGCTGCTGTACGGAAACCACGATCTAGTCATATGGCCTGCTGAGATTGAAGGGTTTGGTTTAGTTGGCATAGAGTCTTTGTACATGGGTACTCCTGTTATAGCTTATAACATACCTCCAATATCAAATATAATAGTTGATGGCTCTAACGGAATATTAGTACCATGTGATCAGGGCGGATCGACCAATGGTATAGTGTTTGCTAAGCCTGATGCGAATAGGTTCTTTAATTTAGCTGCAGATATTATTAATCATGGCTTAGCAGACCTTAACAAGAACACTAAGATTGGACGTAAGATTAAGCGTAACAAATTCAATGCATCTTGGAAGAAGATCATAGAGGGTTAACTCATGGATGTTCTAGCTGTAAGACAAGAGGAGAAGTTATGGGGCCGAAACCATATCATTCATTTAGACAACTCCTTTCAAATCTGCCACATACATATTCTCAAAGGTGGATACTGCTCTAATCACTTTCACCAGCACAAGTGGAATCAATTCTATATAGTCTCGGGTAAGCTGATGGTCAGCTGCTACAACCCAGACGGTACTATAAAAAGCACCATCATTCTTAGACCTACCGAGTGCATTAAGATACCGCCTGGCTTGAACCATAAGTTCGAAGCTATAGAAGAGACTGAAGCTTTGGAGATCTATTGGTCTGAGCTATCTGAGCACGACATTGTGCGTACAGACATAGGCGGCATCAAGGCTTAATCCTAATCAACAGTAATTGTCCTACTGTCCTATCGTCCTACTGTCCTATTATTTTATAGGACGGCTAGTGGAGACGTCTCCACTTAATCCAACCCATAAGTGCGTCATAATGAGTTGAATACGATAGTGTTCAGGAGCTCAGTAAGAGCGCTTGCACTGTTGTACTTACCGGCTGTGGTAGCCCTCATTAAAGGAGAAATAACCATGACTATTATTGAGAAACTACACGCTAATTTACCAGGCTTTAAAGACCAGATTAGAAAGTCAAGGAGCTACTCGTCTGCTTTAATTGCTCCTAGCGTAGAGTCCAATAGATCTGCGTTGGTGGCTGAGGCGGATGACGACGGGAGATATTTAGTCACTACGTTTCTATGCGGTCCAAGACTAGTCGACAGCTTGGGTTTGAGCGGTGTTCCAGCCGACTATGAGTACAGGTTGTACTCATGGACGGGAGTGGTGAAGTTTGTCTCAGCTTTCCTTAACGGTAACGACGTAGAAGAACTGTGTGCAATAGCCACTAAGTCTTCTTCACATCGTTCAGACTTGAGAGGCTGGTCCGACATAGTCGCTTAGCCACCTGTCCTGAGCAGGACGTTAAACTGCTCTTTTTTTAGCTATCAGTAACCAGCTCATTGTCAAGTAACATAATGTGACCGTTACCTTATGTTACGTTTTCGTCGCCAGCGACGTGCTTTTGTAGCCTGGCTACAAGACTTGTAGCTAAGAACCATCTTACCTAGCTTAACTTAATTCAACCAATAAGTGCGTCATAATGAGGTGTATACGTAGGTATTAGTAGATGAGCTCTAAAGTTCATCGCCTGCGTTATTATTAGCTACATGGAGGTTCTCGTGACTACTTTAGTAAGATCTTTATTGCCCTGCGTTAAACTGTCTGACTCCCTGCGTAGAGCAGGGTTCAAACGTGTGGTTGGATACGGCAGCAGCTCTGCCCAGATTAAGAGTACTAAGCGACTCTGCGGTGTTATGGTTGACTGTGACACCGAGTCGCAGCAGTTCAGCTGTGTGTTGCTTAACGACTGGGATGACTCATGCTGTATGTACATGTCGTCAAACTCACAGCAAGACCAATTCTCCAGCGAGAGCTGGGATGAGGTCGTGCAGTGGATCAAGCAATCCCCAAGAAGGATTGCGTAATTCAAGGATCACATCATGCCTTCGGGCATGGTGTGTTTCTTTTTTAGCTATCACACATCATATCTCGTTATGTTAATTGGTCTTATAAACGCGTCATAATATAATGGTTACCCGTACCTGTAAAAACGGGGGCTGGTCAGAGAGCTATTCTTTGACGCTGTTAAGCAGGAGGTATGATGTCTACTCTAGTTAGATTTAAAGGAAGTTTTATAGATAGATGGTATAGACACCCAGTAATAGTATCAGAGTTTGCTATATCACCTATGATAACTATAAAGAGGTGGTATGAGCTGGGTATGAACAGGACTAAATCTGGAAAGTGGTGGTCTACTGAGACTATCCCTTGGAACGCAAACCATGACGACCCTATAACCAGCGTGTCTTGGTATGATTGCCAGGAGTTCATAACCCGGCTAAATAAAAGTAGGATAAACAAGTCAGTATTTAGGCTACCAACTCAGGCTGAGTTGGAGCTTACCTGGGTACGTTCTGTTTTAGGTACTGCCCGAAGAAGTCACCCCATAGGCGAGTGGTGTCAGGATTATAGCTATGAAGGGTACTCTAGCTATTGTTACCACCACTGGAATGGTAAATCGTGGTCTCGGTTTAACAGCTGCAACTACACTACAGGGATCCCAGGCCTAGAGAACTTAGAGGTAAGCGAAGAGTACCCTGGAGCACCTACTGGTATTGAAATACCTAAATATAACCCTAAGGGCCCTCAGCCAGGAGAGGAGATTAAATGTATTGCAGGTGGAGCAGGAAAGAAGCTTGGTTATAAAAGGTATAAAGTAACTAAATATAAGGAAACTACGATCAAGGTGCCTAATCTTGATGCTATAGAATGGAAAAGAGTGGTAGTTCTATCAGGCGGATATGACAAATCTATGTTTCCAACCGAATCAGAAGGCTGGTTCGGCAGAGATGACCGTACACGACTTTGCTTCAGAGTGTGCAGAACCTGCAAGTAGTCATTTAACCAAACTAAAAAGACCATCAGCTTTATGCTGTTGGTCTTTTTTTAGCTATCACATAGTGGAGACGTCTCCACTTAATCCAACCCATAAGTGTGTCATAATAAGGTGCAAGTATAGGTACCAGTCATCAAATAGATGGCGCCTCGTCTTATTTTTAGGAGACTAAAAATGGCCTACACGGCTTGCGTCCTTGAAAAGGACAGTGTATCCATCTTGGTGGCGTGGATGCACGCAAACCTCGAAGTGCCCAAACACTTCGAGGTCATATGCCACCATATGACCGTTGACCTTCTTCCCATATGTAACAGTATGGCACAGGATCTCAATGGTCAACGACACGAACTAAAAGTAGTTCGTGTCGGTCGACTCGACGGCGTAATGGCCGTTGAAGTCGATACGGACGTTCCTAGTCGGAACGTCCGCAAGCACATTACCATGTGCTTGGACCGTGCAAATGGGTGGAAGCCCATGCGGTCAAACGACATTACCGAGTGGAAGGAGATTTCTCCTTTCAGTCTGTGGGGAGTCGTTGGTCAAGAGGGGTAACCCGAGAGCAGGATCATCCTGCTTTTTTTTAGCTATCAGCCAATGGAGACGTCTCCACTTAATCCAACCCATAAGTGCGTCATAATATAGTGGTTACACGTACCTGTAAAAACGTGAGCAGTCCTACGAACTTTTCGTTGGCTGTGTTTGCATGTTTATATTTTAAGGAGATAGAGTTATGTACATATTGAACATTGGATTAAACGAAGCGAACATAAACGACGTGTTCCAGTCGGTGGCAAATCACATGGCTTCAATTGCAGGGGAATATAACCCAAGTCATGACTTTGACGACTTCAAAGGACGTCTCAGAGTAGTGACGGAAGAATGGAAGCTGTTTTCGGATACTTGGGCACAGGTGGTTGACCTAGCTCCATGGGAGGTAATGGTCATAACACCAGGGAATGTTATAATAGCTGTCACAAAGCATCGTATAAACATCAACTTCGGTAGAGACTCTAAGTCTCTGTCTAAGGCAATTATCAACGCTGTATCAGCTTACGACGTTGATTTGCACGATGGTGCTTGGGAACGAATAGAGAGAAGAGTTCAATCTCCTTCTTACTAACCACCCGTCCTGAGCAGGACGTTAAACTGCTCTTTTTTTAGCTATCAGCCATAGCCAGTTATAGGGTACCATTATAGTTAACTCTTTTATTGAGGTGCTTAGACTATGGAATGGTTAATCATTCTTGCAGTTATGGTGCTTTATACCTCTTCCCTAATCTTCTGCTACACCGACCTAATCAGAAACGCTTGGTATTATCCTATTCTATCTATAGGGGTAGGGTTACTCGTATCCACATTGTGGGTACTTGGTGTCAGGTTTGTAGACAACAAAGAGCGCATCTTTTTGTTTAGCCTTTGCTGGGAGTTCTCGGTAATATCTATTGATTACATAGTTCCACTTGTATTTTATGGGCTTAATGTTAATAAGTATGTTGTCCTAGGTTCGTTATTAGTAGCGGCTGGGTTGACGCTTATGAAACTCAACATGGGACAACAACACTAGAAAGGTGTACCACAATGGCTGCAGTATCTATTGACACTTGGAAAGAAGGCTTTGGTTTTAATGTTACTACTTCATCAGAGCCAGACCTATTAAACTGGATACTTGAGAATTGGATTAAGTCTGATTCTCCTAACGAGGTTCAGGTAGAGTCTGTTAAGGGCTTCCTTAAGTTTGGTCAGGCTCATATGACTAAGCATCCAGTGATTGGAATGGAGTACTTAGACCAAGGTATAGGTATTCTGCTATCTACTGGAGAGAGACTTCCCTTTAACAAGTCATTAACCATAACTGAACCCACTGCATCAGTATCTATTACGGGTTCTTATGCTGATATTCAGAATAATTCAATACGTCAGATGGACACTTCAGCTAGTATCACAGGGAGAGCTTAACCAATGGCTAAAAAAATAACATTTAAAGACAGACCAGAGCTAAAGCTATTCACTGGAGAAGAGCAAGAAGCTCTTTTAGACGGTTTAGTCGATGATTTCTTGCAAAGTAAGCTCAAGCCTGTGTCAAAGTACGGTAATAACGCTAGTAGGCTTGCTGTAATAGCTTGCTTTGATGAGTTCATACACCACTGCAGAGAGGTTTCTTCTGGTAAAGTGGTAATGTTGGACGGAAAGCTGGTGCCATTGGTGTCGACTAGCTGATAAGGAGCTTTTAATGTCATTGAATCAAGGTGATAAGCAGGCTGGTATATCCCTTTCTGGGGCTTTAGGTGGCAGTTTTAGGGGCTTAAAGCCTATGGGCATAGGTGCTTCTAGGTTATCTAACAAACCGAAAGAGCAGACCCAGCTAGGAGATAAGACAACTAATCCTTTTTTAAAGAAAAAACAGTTGTCACAGCCTCTCGTAGGTGGTAATCTTAATAAAACAGCCACCCAATCCGACGTAACTCCTTATAAAATCATTGCTTATGATAATTTAGGAGGTTTGCGTGCCCAGGCGTACACTGATCAAAATTACACTAGTCAAAGATCTGAGGTTATAAAGGCTGCATCGTTCAAATTGCTGTCAGCTTTGACATCTGCAGCGCTTCCCAAGGTTATGGAAGCATTCCCAGCTGCTGCTGATTACTCTAAAAACTTAGTAAACTCATACAAACAGTACAGCGCGTCCAAACCTTTCGCTGAATCAGGGTTTGGTAAGCTGTTAAGCAGCTTTGGAGAGAACTTAGCAGCTGAAGGTAAGGGCCGTCTGGCCTCTAGCTTAGCGAATGGCGTGTCATCTTTCCTTACACCTACGCCATCTCCCACTCCTTCACCTTTTATACCTAATAGCACTCAAGCTGGAGAAGCTAATAGGAACCTTAGCGACAGTATTAGCAACGCTACATCAAGGGCTCAAGCTCAAGACGCTGTAAGAAACCTTCCTACAGTTGCACCTACGCCTCCTCCAAGGACGTTTCAAACAGCAGAGCAGGCTGCTGTAGCTAACAAGAACCTAAGCGAGACTCTTAATAGAATAAGTAACACAGCAGCAGCTCAATCAGGCAGCGATGACATTAATAAAAAGTATGAAGAGTTCTTAGCCTCTGGAGGAAAGACAACTACTCCACAGAACAGTGTTCCAGTTGGCGCTTCGTTATCTTCAAATGTTCCTGCTCTTCCTGTTCCTCCTCCTGATGCGAAGCCTGTTATAAAGTACAAGACAAATGAAGAGTTAATAAACGCAAATAGGCTTGCCGATGTTAGAGCTAGAGCTGCTAAGTCTGGGCTAAGCGCTAGCGATGCAGGAAGAAGCGACCTAGCTCAGGCCATAGTCAACCATTCTCATAAGTACAGGACAGGCGATTTAACTGACCTTCCACCTGAGATAAGAAGTGCGTTTGAGGGATTACCAAAAGAGCATAAGGACGCAATACTCAAACGAATGGTAATCAATGCTACTAACAAAGCTAGCCTTGACAGTGGACCAGCTTACGAGCCTGTATTTGGCTCTAAAGGTGTAGATAAAGGCGTTCTTTATGCAGGCGGTATAGGCAACTCTTTAACTAATATTGCAAAGACGTTAGGAAGTTTGGTACCTGGAATCGATCCTGAAGTTCCTATACCTAATCTTCCTCCACCGACATCTAACAACACTCCTTTTAATGGTAATAAGGTTATACAAGGAGTAGACAGCTCAAGGGAAGTAATTGATAGCGACACAAGAATTCAAGATACTGCCAAGGCAATTAAAGAACTAGACACTCGAATACTTCGAAATCCAGACCCTGTATCTAGAAACGAAGACAAGCAAAGGCTTAAAGCACTTGTAGATCTAAACAATAAAAATCAAAAAGATTTAGCTAACAACTCTACGGTGGGAAGCGTAGACCCGTTACCTTTGTTTAACCCATCTAAAAGTACGTTAGAAAAAGGCACAGAAACACTCTTTGATACTTTAGCTTTAACCCCTGTCGGAAGAGCAATTGCTCTTGGGCAAGGAATTCTTGGATTTGGAGCTCATTCAGCAGACATTCCTAACGCAGACTTAGTAGCTGGCATAGGTGGTTTGGCAAGTCCTAGATCGTTAAAGTCTATTCCAGAGCTGCTTAAAAATATAAAAGATAGCCCAGCAGCTGTTTTAAAGGCTCTTAAGAACTTTAACGCAACTAAAGCTGTAAAGGCTGCTCCCATGGCTGCAGCAAGAACTGCAGTATCTACGCCAGGTTTAATAGCTGCAAACGAGGGCCCAGAGATATTAAAGGCTATAACTAGGAAGAACGTCGACGCTACCAATCCAGACGCTTACTTCCCACCTACTAATAAGCCAGCAAAAGGGGAAGCTCAACCTCAAAAAGGGGTAGCTCAACCTCAAAAAGGGGTAGCTCAACCTCAAAAAGGGGAAGCTCAACCCCCAGCTAAAGAGATAGTAAAAGAAATCAAAGAAAAGATAACGCCTGCTGGGCTATCGTCATTGCAAAAAGCTTTAATAGCTGGTGGTATGACTGTGCCAGCGGTGTTAGCTCTGACCCAAGTGCTTAAAGGTAGCGAAGAATCTGAGGAGGATAGCGATGAAGCATAAGCGAAACCACATGACAGCAGAGGCAATAACTAAGCTATACCCTAACATCAAGCTCATGAAAGGGTTTGACAGAGCTTTTGTTGGTGTAGTGCCAGCTCCAGCTAGCGGAACTATAGCCGTGTATGACTCCATGGAGATCATCAAGATACTATATGAGAAAGGCTTCAAGTCTAAGTACAAGCTATCAGAGTACTTTGAGAAGACAGTAAAGGACTCCCAGACTAAGGGAGCAGTAGGTCCTCTGTTTATGCAGTGCTCAGCTATTATACCATCCAGTGGAGACGTCTCCACTAAGCCTTACATGTCAGACGACCAGATGGAAGAGGCTCTTGGCATTCTTGGTAATGACAAGGTTGACTCAGACAGCGATTCAGATAGCGACTCTGATTCTGAGAGTTCAGAATGGCATGTTGACTACGACCTAGGTGATCATAAGGGTAGAGAAGGCGAGCCAGGATACGATAGCGATTCAGACAGCGATAGTGACTCAGACAGTGACAGCGATTACTCCTTTAATGAAGATCAGGATATGGAGGATTCAGGCTATGATTCCGATCCATCCGACTCTTATATGGAGATAACTGTTGACATAGGAGTCAATGACCCCGATGATTGTGAGATATGCAACGATGTTGAAAAGATAAGGCAAGCTATGAGGATTATATTTCCAAAGCTGCCAAGGCTTGAGTTGATATCGGAAGCAAACTTCGTGTTCAGAGCCCCTACTGACGAGGAGTTGGAAGAAGACGAAGAGTTTGGCGATGAAGATGATGATTCAGACTCCGACTTTCCATACATGCCCCCAGGGTCACTCTAACTTATGGCTTTAAATCATGCTGTCATCAGACCTCGTTAAGCTGCGACGCATTGTTGATAAGATAACTAAAGGTTTTGTTGAAGGCGAGGATGGTAGTCTTCAACCAATACAGGCTCCTAAGTTAATAGCTAAGGCTGAGCCAAAGGCCTTGGTTGAAACACACATCGATAACATATGCTACAGGGTAGGCACAAAGCCGCTTACTAATCTCGTAGTTGTACAGCACGAAGACAATAATAATCTACTAGATGAGAGCGACTTCTTTGGAAAAACAGTTGTTATAGATTCTAAGTATAGCAGCAATCCAGTAGCTGGTCTTGTAACAGCAGCGACTGAGATGGATCAATACGAGTACTTTCTTTACCTTCCTAAGTCTGTTCAGCTTTCAATGTGCTTTTATTCAAACCTCTCCAATTGGCGACCTCTAGTTAGATATCAAGTTATGGTTGGCTCACCAACTACGTGTTCAGACAGTTCAGCGATAAAAACAGAAGGTCATGATTACGTACTTAGTGACGCTATAGTGTCTGACGGTACTGCTCCAATTATCATTAGCCAAAGATCAGTAGCAGGCATATGCGCAGCAGGCTCAATAGACACGTACACTAAAAATAATAATCTTAAATACTTTTATGCAAACCAGAACCTATTGTCTGGTGACATTCTTTTAGAGTGGTCTCAAGAGCTAGGGCCTTTAGTCTATCCTGATGGCGTTTCTTCATATAAAGATAGGCGCAGGTATGAAAGAATCTTCTCAATATGTAGAGTATTTAATAGCGTATCTTATTACGGAAAGTCTACTGCAGACATCATCACCCTGGCTCAGGCGTGCAGAGTCGTTAACGTGTTCGCTCCTCAAGGCTACATAGATAGCCTTGACTTGATTATTTGGCTAGATAGGTTTGGACTAAGGCATAGAGTAAGGTTTTACTCATGCGTACCCAGCGGCTTACCTACTAGTGAAGTTGTATTCTTTTCAGAATGGTCAGAGGATGTAAGTTTAGTTTTAATACCTTTGCACGTTACAGTCATAGTTTCAGATAGCCCTAAGGCTTTGGCTGCTGTAGCTACCTTAAAAATGACAAATGTTAGCAACTCAGGAAACATACAGGTGTTCTTAAATGAAGCACGATGACTTTTGCTTAGTAATGTTTTATTGGAATTACTTTAATCGTAAAACCCCTTTAAAAAACTTTCATATAGCCTACAACTGTTATAAGGAGGTTACTCCTCACGTAAAGGTAGTTGAAGTTGCTAAGAAAGGCTGTTTTCATCTGAATATGCCAGGCGTAATAAGGCTTACTTCTGATCAATGCCTCTGGCAAAAAGAACGTGTCGTAAATCATGTAGCGCAAAATCTTACTGACGAATACAAGTACATAGCTTACGTAGATTCAGATCTAATATTTACTGATCCTGACTGGATAGACAAGACAAAGCGGCTGCTTCAGCAGCCTAACTCAGTAGTTCAACCATTTTCTAAGGTACACTACTTACCTAAAGGACACACTAGATACCATGGAGTAAGCTTAGCTACTACTCCGTCTTTGTCAAAGCAGGTAAGAGACCTAGGAGGTAATGACTCGTATACAGCTGCGTTCATCACTACTGTGCTTAAACATTCAGCTCCTGGAGGTGTTTGGGCTATGCGGCTTGAAGACATAAGGAAGCACCCAATATATGATCTGTCAATAATAGGAGGAGGAGACACTTTTCAGTCTTATATGTTTTTAGGTATTTCATTTGGAAGAGCTAAAGTAATAAACAAGCATCTATTACAAGAGTTGACCGCGCTTGAAGCTACTTATTCTAGATGGATGGGGTATAGACAAGTTTTAGGTATTGATCAGGACGTAATGCACATAAACCATGGAAGCATGTTTAATCGACAGTACTCTTCACGCTATACTGTGCTTAGTCATCTAAATGTGATCGATGATCTTAAAGAGTCAGAAGGCTTGTATAAGTACGTTGGAGACAGCGTTAAGTTTAAATCTGAAATTGAACTGTTCTTTAAAAACAGACAAGAAGACGACTAGCTTACCGAAATACTAGAAGATCTCTTGGAGCTAAATTTTGAGTACCAGCCCAGTCATGAGTAACAAACTGACGAAAGTCACCGTCAGAACACACTTCAAACCAGTTCTCTCTTAAGTCCCAAGTAAGCTTTTCTCCAACGTCATAGGATTGCCGGTCTGGATTTCCATAGTTTTCATACCCACCCTTACCGACGAACGATGCGTTTACTTTTTTAAATGCTTCAGTCTCGACCATAAGTGCGCTTACATGAATATGATCTCTTCCAGGATTAGAGTTAAACTTAGCACCTACGCATTTAACTTTGTCAGTCATTTTACTCAAATAGTGACTAATCCAATCTGCTCTAATAGGATAAGCGTCAGAATCCATAGTGAATATGTATGGCGTTCTTACAAGTTTTACTATTTTGTCTAGAGCTCTTCCGTGTCCTATGTTAGTACTGTTTTCAACTAGTTGTAAGTCATCTCCAACGCAGCTTCTTAAGTACTCTAAAGACTCATCGTTAGACCCGTTATCAAACACTATGATTTCGTAATCGTCTTTATTGGTCAGGCTTCTTATTGCCTCTACGGCCCTTTTTATTAAGCCCAGGGTTTTGAAGTTTACGATGAGTATGGTTACTTTTTTTTTACTAATCTCAAGCTTATTGTAGTGGCATAGCACTTTACCTATTGCCAGAACTGGACCTCTCTTTGCACATGCTTCAGCGTATATTCCATCTTGAATATTAATCTGTACTAGTCTTAAGTCTTTAACAAACCTGTAGTTAACCATATAGCTAGCCGTGTCTATAGCTGCCACTACAGGCTCTACCAAGGCTTTTAGTCTATGCCTACCTCTGTTGTCTACCTGAGCCCAAGTGACCATAGCGTACATATCAAGCTTAAGAGCAAATTCTATGTATTTATAAAAGTCTTCATGAATGATGTTGTCGTCATCTAGAAAGTATATCCAGTCTTCGTCTTTAAAAGGTATTGTGTTCAACATATGATTTCTTGCATTAACGCCGTACGGGCTTGTCTTATCAACCTTCATTATAATTGCGTTGCTCAGCTCAGGAATATACGCATCATCAAAGTCGTGGCATATTACCCATTGTGCTTGAGGCGGAATGGTTGCATGCATTTCTTTTAGGTTATAAGGCCTAGAGCACGGAGTCAGTATGTACAGCATTGTCAGTCCCAGTGGTTGATGTAAACTTATTAGCTTATTATTTTAGTTTTATAGATAAACCACAAGATTAAATAGGCTCTATACTTACTAAGCTTTTTAAATTAATAATCTTCATTGTAGACTATACAAAAGTCTTTTGGCATAATATGACGTCCAGCTTAGAGCTTAGTTGAGGGCGTCAACTGGTTAGGTACTGATAGACTAATGCATGGAAGCTTGCTCTACGGAACTAGGAACCCATACCATGGCGAAAGCCGATCAGGTATGGCAGGAGGGGCGGGCAGTATAACGCTCAATTTACTGGCTTGCTGCTGAGCTAACGCTTAGCTAGGACTCCAGGGCAGGGGATCTGGAGAGGCTTTAAACTGGACTTTATAACTTTCTCTTACATGGATGTAAAGACTATGAGCAGTTTCAACAAGTTGGCTAATCTTCATAGGGTGTTCTTTAAGAAGGCTGCAGATCCTACTCAGGCAGTTCCAGCTGCTGACAAGTATCGTAAGGGCCCTTTAACTCCATTCGCTGGAGCGATGGGTATACCATCAGAGTACACCCAAGACCAAGTACGCAGGCAGCAAGGTATAGCTCAGGGAGGCCTTGCCGCTAGTAAGCTGGTAAACAATGTTGCTAGAGGTAGTGGTATACCTAGTGGTCTTATGGCTGCTACTCCACATCTTATGGGAGCTGCTGCTTCATTTAAGAAAGACATTCCAGGCATGTCTAGAGCAGTACCCGGCCTAATACAAGACTACGCAGGTAGAAACAATCCTAAAGTAAACTACGGCGGACCAGACGAGTTTAATGACGTAAAGAACGTTCAACCTAGAAAGTATTAGTCTTAATTACTTACAAGGATGTAACCGTCATGGACTTTAAGCTAGACATCATACTCTCAGCGATAAGCATTCTATTTGGTGCCGCTGGCTCCCTTGCGGGAGCCATTTCCTTTATCTACGTCAGTAGGCTAAAGGCTGCAAAAGAAGCTGACATAAAGACCAAAGAGATCATCTTAAAAAAGCAGCGCTTAGAGCACCATGAGAATGATACGTTGTTCAGCGAATACAGGCTTATAGTAGAGTCATCTAAAGACATGCAGAGTTTTCTAAGGGAAGAGATGAAGAACCTTAAGAAGGACATAGAAGAACTCTACAACGACAGACGTAACTGCCGTAAAGAGAACGACGAATTGAGAATTAAGGTCATTCAACTAGAGGATGAGCTTAGATCTTTAAGGCGTAGATTAGACAACGGTGGACTTAGTATACTTTCTAACCAAGACGCGGCCTAATTAAGCCGTAACACAGGAGCGATTGATATGAACAGATTAGAAAAAGCAGCAGCTTTCGGAGCAATGATGGGCAAAGCTGCAGCCGGCGAAGGATACAACGGAGTTCTAACTAATGCTGCTGGCTTTGGCGGTTTAGGCGGACTTGGAGGTGCAGCCTTGGGCGGCCTTGCAGGCTTAACCGGAATGGTAGGTAACGAAGAAGATGAGGACGGTTCAGGCAAACCTAGACGGGGCGCACTTAGCAGAGCTTTGTACGGGGCTACAAGAGGCGGTCTTCTTGGTGCAGGCGCTGGTATGTTAGGAGGTGCAGGTACAGCCGCTTATCAAATGTATAACCCACTTACGATGTTAAAGCAGTTGCACAAAGATCGCATGCACGCTGTAAATAACACATCACCAGACGCTACTGAGAAGTCACAAAAAGATCTTATAGGAAGCAACGTCATGCTAGGGGAAGTACCTTACACTGGCGGCTTACTAAACACTAAAAAAATGAATGAAGCTGTTAACGAGGGTGTTGGATACCTTACAGGTACAGGTAGTGGAGCAGGAGGCAATAACCTTCTTAATGATTTAAGTAGTGCAGGCGAAACCGCTGCTAAATACTTAGGTTTGAGGTCTAATAAGTAAACCTACAGAGGAGCGCCATGAACAGATTAGAAAAAACTTCAATACATGTTGAAGAAGGTGGCCCAATATCAAGAATAGCTGCCAGCACGCTAGGACGTATAGGCGGCTTTCAAAATCTAATGTTAACTGGTAACGCCCTTAAAGACCCGTCTAGGTCATTGTTTCATAAGTATCTTCCAGATAGGTTTGAAGAGCACAAACACGATGCAGAGCTAATAGCTAATTCTTCTGACGATAATAGAGAAGCCCTTAAAGACACTGTATTGAGGCTAGGCGGTACAAACACAATAGACGATATTATATGGAAAAAAGACAGGGGAGACAACTTACCTTGGTACAGACGGTTAGGAGGAAGAGTATTACATAACCAAAAGGTTTCGCTTCCTATGCGCTTGATAGGTATGCCTCAGACCCTTGTTACTAATGCTATTACTCCTCTTTTAAGAGCATCCCACTATAATAGGATGTCAGACACTATAGGCGAATACATGCACGAGCCTGCAGTGACACAGCACGAATTAGGTCACGCACTAGACTTTAACGGCCTGTATGGTATAAAACCTGGCAAAGGCAATATAGCTTCTAAGCCTTTAAAAGGCTTAGCCGGCGACCTTTATCATGCATCCTATTTTATGGTTCCTGGGGCTAACCTTGTTCATGAAGCAAGAGCCAACAGTTTAAGCGACGATGCTTTAAAAAAAGCTTTAGGAGCAGATTCTAAAGAGTATAAGCAGAATGCTATTGAGAGAACTAGAGTGTTACCTGCAGGCTACGGATCTTATGTAGGAGCTCTAGCAGCTAATCCTCTTGCTGGTATTATTGCTGGCAGAGCGTATGGAGCTGTACAGGCAGCTAAGCTTCAAAAAGAATTTGACGAAGAGTACGGTAACGATGAACCTCAAAACATTAAACCTAACACAGGAGCGATTGATACGAATAAATTAGAAAAAGCAGCAGAGTTTGGTTCGGCCATGGGTAAGCAGGCAGGCATATTCTGGAAGAAACTAGATCAGCCTGTAGGTATTAAGTCTCAATGGGGTCCTCACAACGGCGTCACTGAGATGAGGCTAGATGCCGAGAGAACGATGGAGCCTAGGCTTTTAACTAGGTTATTCTCATCACCAGAAAAAGACTATGATCATTTGTTTTCTGTAATGAAAGATATGGCAGAGAACGAAGAAAGCGAGCTTACGTCCACGGCAATGGGTAGGGCTATGCTTGCCTCACACTTACTACCAAAGTGGTATCCAGATAGGTACAAACAAGAAGGCGACAGCCCTATCGGAAATGAGGACGTATTTGAAGACTCTGTGTACCCCGCATTCTCGTCTCAGATTAAGGCTGCGCCGACCACTCCTATGACTGCCAAAAAAGCAGCAGACACTCTAAAGTCTGCGGCGTGCTGGACAGGCTACGAGCGTGTACCTGGCACAGCGGCGTTAACTGAAGGCTCTTGCCGTCCTGTAGGTAAGAAGAAGAAAGAATCAGAGAAGAAGGCCTCAGAAGCTTGGCAGACTTCAGAAGGCAAGAACCCAGACGGAGGCCTAAACGAGAAAGGAAGGGCTAGCTTAAAAGCTAAGGGTCAGGACATAAAAAGACCTCAGCCAGAAGGCGGAGCTCGTAAAGACAGCTTCTGCGCTCGAATGGGTGGCATGAAGTCTAAGCTTACCTCTGAAGAAACAGCAAATGATCCAGATAGCCGAATTAACAAAGCACTACGTAAATGGAACTGTTAATCATGAACAGACTAGAAAAAGCAGCAGCGTTTGGGCGCATGATGGGGAAGCTTGCTGCTGATCTAGGCTTGGACTCTGTAAACGATGCAGGACGTAGAGTGTTTCTTGTTAGCGGTCATAGCGGAGCAGGTAAGTCTACGGTAGCTAAAAGCCTTGGAGAGGCTTTAAAGCTTCCTGTATTATCTATCGATGATCATCCTAGATGGCGCCCTATGTTAGAAAGTGACCCAGACATCCGACATACTATAGCAGGATCTCCGGAGAGAAGAAGATTTCTAAATGCGGCTAGGGGAATGGCTACAGAGATGCTTGATTCCGCTAAGGACGGTGCAGTTGTTGAGGGGACTCAGTTGTCTTTGCTAGGTAGAGGTCAGCTTGCAAGGTATCCTAACAGAGTACTGGTTACCACACCTTTGCAAGACCTACTAAAGCAGCGGATAGAGAGAGTTAAAAGAAAGAACATAGCAAAGGGAAAGCCTTGGGACGAAGAGATAGAGGCACGTAAGTACGATACTGGCAAGAAACTATATGACAGCAACTACAGGCTTGTAAACAGATATGGTAGCACGCCTGGCACAGTCGAGTATGATACAAAGAATCCAAAAGACTTAAACGAACTTTTTAAGGTTAACTCAGACGAGACAAACCAATGAACAGACTAGAAAAAGCAGCAGCGTTTGGGCGCATGATGGGGAAGAGAGCTGCTAACGAAGACCACGATTTTAAGGTAGGCCCTCCAAAAAACGTCTACGGAGGACTACATAATAGAGTTGGAACTCTTCCTTCAGCCTCTACTACACCTAGGGTTCCTGATTTATCTGTTAAGTCACCAGACGGCAAATGGAGTCTTAAATCTGAGGAGCCATATAACGCCTTTATATCCACTAACTATTCTCCACCTGAAGGAGGGTTAGGGACAAGTAGACTTAAGTTCCACGAAAGTCTTACCGGACAGTTAAATGAGCTAAACCCTAAAACCTCTCCGACAATGCCGAGTCGGTCTTCACTGCTAGGTCAAGACGGGGCATGGAACAAGTGGAATGCAAGGATGGGTCAAATAGCTTCGGATATGAGTGATAACGCTCCAATACCACATATGGCTTGGTCTAAGCACCCGTTCGATGCTCTTGGGCAAGCGCCTCATGCAGCCGAGTGGTCATACCCGGGCAGTCCAAGTGTGCAGTACTCATTGGTGCCTAGGCTTCACCCAGATCTAGGCCGACCTCGTTATGCTGGAGGGGCTCAAAAAACAACTGACGAGCCTAGAAGCCTAGACAACATAAACGCCACTAGAGTACACGAAAACACTCACGCTGGTTGGCAGGATCTGGGGATGGGAGGCCGCACATACTATACACAAACAACAGACCATAAAGGGCTGCCCATAAACAACAGGTCAACGAGACATGATGCGATTGGTGACTATTACGACAAGGATGCCCTTGGAAAAAATCATACTAATGCGGTTAGTACATATGCAAAAGGCCCTAGAGCATTAAGATGGTACAATACAGGCAATAACTCTAATAAGATATCCGATAATACTTATGCAGACCCTTTTAGCCCTTCCAAACTTTCGGATTCTTTAGCCGCTAAAGGAAGGACAGCTGCTATTGAGGCAGGGGCTGTATTTAATGAACTTGGACAATCAGCCAGGGCTTTTAAAGACGTTACCGGAAAGCACATGGGCGGGGACTATAATTTCTCACCGGAGGTCAGTATGTCCAACAGAGAGCTAGGCGAACTGGCAAAGAAGTATAAGCCCTCCGATTTAAACAGCCCAGCCGGTCAGCTGTGGCTGCGTAGAATACTGGAGACATCTAAATGACCATACCTCCGATATCATTAGGACTTATCAAAGGCGCTGAGTGGCTCAAGGCTCTCAACGCTGAGATGTTCTCGTTTGGGCAGGCGCATGGCCATATGAACAAGAGTGCGGATCACGCTTCAGTGCACGCTCTTGCTGGCAGGCTTCAAGCAGGTCCCAGCGGTAACCTAGAACTAACAGTCCCCTCTTCGCTTATCAAAGGTGTCTTTGACGCTCTAGATGAGCCAGGGGCTGAATTCGTTGTGCGTAACAATAGAACTGAGTGCGCTATCAAGGTAATGACCAAAGAAGAGGTAGATAAGCTAGGCGGAACTAGCCATATCACTGAGCGCGGTCACTCTTATCACTACACTCTTGGCCCTATAGTTGAGCTGCCTGCAACAGGTGAGTATGAAAAGCTGTGGGCTATTTCTATTAAGAGCGATGACCTAGAGTCCATCCGACGAAGCTACGGATTGGAGACGTCTCCACAACTGGGGTTCTACATTCCAGTAGGGTGTAAGAAGAAGAGAGTTACTGAGGATAATGAGGTGAGTAAGCTGTCAGTAGTGTAGCCAGCCTTGCATATGGCTATGTTTATAGTTAGTATGTGCGCCAGACTATAATAAGAGGTAAGCATGGGACTAGGCGATGAGCTTATGGCTGCAGGGGAAGCTCAGGCATTGTCAAAAGCCTGCGGTAACTGCAAGGTTGCTATTCTAGACAAGTCAGGTGTAAAGCAGAGGTGGCATGAGATTTGGGATAACGACCCACATATAGCCAAGCTTGGTGATAAGTTTACCAAGTCTATAGTTAACGGCCCAGGTCGTAGGGGTTACATAGAATCATTTAATAGTGATAGGTGGCTGTGGCGTAGATATAAGCCAATATCACCTAAGCTTTTCTTCTCAGACAATGAAAAGCAATTTGCAAATAGTATAGGCGAAGGCTTTGTAGTCATAGAACCTAACCTCAAGGTCAAAGCTGAGAGCGTTAATAGGAACTGGGGCTGGAACAACTTCATATCTCTTATCAAGATGTTTCCTAATGTAAACTGGGTTCAGATAGGCCCAGATTCAACAAAAGTACTTCCAAATGTAAAGCTTATAAAAGTCTCATCTCCAAGAATGGCTGCAGCTGCGCTTACTAAAGCTAAAGCGTTTGTAAGCCATGAAGGCGGTATGCACCATATGGCCGCAGCCGTAGGGCTTAAAGGTGTAGTTATTTACGGAGGATTTACCTCACCTATGGTAAGCGGTTATGATATTCATAACCATTTATTTGTACCTTCAAACTTAGGATGTGGTAGCATAAAGGCTTGTAATCATTGCAAGATTGCTATGGAGTCCATTTCACCTGAAATGGTTTCTATAGAGCTTATTAAAGCTCTTAGCTTTGCAAAGCATACTTAGTATTTGTAAATAATAGGAGTATTCATATGCAGTCGTTACTTAGCGAAGCTCGTAAGGAAAAATTGAAACACTACACACAACTAGCCAACAAGCTAGATGGTATTTTTGTTGAAGTAGGCGTGTACAAAGGCGGTAGCGCTGAGATAATAGCTAAAAATAAAAATGAGGAGAAGCCACTATACCTTTTCGACACGTTCGAAGGTATGCCAGATGTTGATACAGCGTTTGATAACCATCATAGAAAGAACGACTTCAACGACACATCTTATGAAGCTATATGTGCAGGCGTTGCCAGCTATAAGAACGTTTTTGTGTACAAGGGAGTATTCCCTGGCGTTCACGTAGACTTGATAAAAAATCAAAAGTTCGCCTTAGTTCACATAGACGTAGACATATATAAGAGCCACGTAGATTGCCTAAACTTCTTTTATCCAAGAATGGTAGACAATGGAATTATAGTTTTAGATGACTATGAAAGGCCAACTTGCAAAGGTGCAACTATAGCAATAGATGAGTTTCTCAAGGACAAGCCAGAAGTCCCAGTGTGGAAGATCAACTATCAAGCCTGTATTGTCAAAGGACTTGCAAAGTAGCCCTAATTTGATTATGCACTTAACTTATAGCTTCTATTTATGCTATACATGTATGCTAATTCAGTAATGTAGACCATTTGCTCAAGGTACTAGTTATGCAAAAGATATCAGATTGGTGGCTTCCAGATGGCGAGACCCATCTTACTGAGTGGATATCCAACCCGAAAAACAAGCTTACTCTTAACGGTAGAGAGTCATACCAAGGTAAGAAGCAATCAGAAGTAATAGCTATGTGTAAGAAGTCTAGAACAGCTCTAGATATTGGAGGTCACGTTGGTCTGTGGTCTTATAACCTGTCTCATTCTTTCAACTCAGTGCACGCCTTTGAACCTGTTAAAAATCATAGGGATTGTTTTACTAAAAACGTATTAGAGCATAGAGGCAACGTTACTTTGCACGCCTGCGCCCTAGGGTCTAAAGAGGGGTCTGTTTCTATAGATACTCCAATTGAAAGCTCTGGAGATAGCAGAGTGTCAGGCTTAGGAGACATACCTCTAAAAACTCTGGATAGCTTCAAGCTAAAAGAAGTAGACCTTATCAAGATTGATTGCGAAGGTTATGAACTATTTGTTTTGATGGGAGGTGTTAAAACTATAAGAGAATGCAGGCCTGTAATTATAGTTGAGCAGAAGCCAGACAATGCGCAGCATTATGGTCTAGGAGAGAAAGAAGCTGTTTCATATTTAAAAGGTCTAGGCTATAAACTTATAAAAGAGATGGCTGGAGACTTTATTCTTTCTCCAAGTTGAATACAAAGAAAGGCCTAACAGTGCCAAGTTACGACAATAAACTTATAGTGTTTGTAGGTACGCCTCTTTTACTTAAAAAATATAGAACAGCTAACACTCACGGCCCTATTTGTTTGTACAAAGGTCTTAAGAAGTTTGGGTCTGAGTACAACATAGATGTTCGAATAGTTGCAGAGAAAGTGTCATGTAATCCTGCGTGCCTATACGATCCTCATGAGATGTCAGCTTCTAGAGACCCTGAAGAGTTTGCAGAGATTAAGTCGTCACTTGCATCTGGAACGCTGTTTACTATTGAAGACATGTACTGGTTAAAAAAGGCTGACGCATATTGCATACATACTGCGTTTGGAGCTACAGCTCCGGATAGAGTGTTTAGCCCAGACATGCCTAATAACTTTAACACTAAAACTATAGTCAAGGAGATGGTAAACACAACAGTTGCTGACATGGCAAAGTTCTACAACAAGAAGCTAATAGTTCTTGAGACTGGAACACTTAGTAGGCTTAGAGCCAGCACATGTAAGATTGCAGGAGTAAACTACCTAGGTCATAACCCTAAGTATGAAAGAATTGGTTTAGACAGTTGGGTATATGGTAAGGCTACGTGGTGCAAACCTAGAGGTCTTGAAAAGGTAGATGCGCTAATAGCTCAGTGTGCCAAAACTAAAGACTACAGTCCAATAACTAACATATACGATCATAAGTGGAAGAACGACAAAGACGGCTTTATTTTAATCATGGGAGGCTTAGAGGGAGACCCAAGCCATAGTTATTTAAGCGTTGAAGATTTTATAATAGAGTCTTACACAAAGATAAGAGAAGTAAGCAAACGTAAGATAGTTTTTAGACCGCACCCTTTCAGCACCCTAAAACTTACTGACTTACTTTTAAAACTAGGCATAGAGGTATTTAGAGGTTCTCCTACGCTAGTACAAGCAGCTCCAAAGACTTACTGCGCAGTTATTGACAATAGCACTAGTGTATTTGAGTTAATAAACTTAGGTATTCCTTGTTTTTGCACTTCTAGTAGCTTTGCTTATCCTCTAAGAAACACTAATCTTTCTCTAATAGAAGAGCCTTATTACGCCAGCCCAGATGAGGTCCTTGAATGGTACAAGGAGATGTCTTATACTGAATTCACAACCACTGAGATGTCTAACAAAGGTATGGGTGAGTACATAAGGGAATTGATAGACTAGTTCAAGGCTTTATATGAATATATAGCTTCCGTAGAAGGCTCTTGATATAATGGATGACGCTATACGTCACCATCAGGAGCCTAGATATGCCGTTCAAATCTGATTCACAACGTAAATTATGTTACCTCCTCAAGGGTAAAGGCCAAGCTGGCTCATGGGATTGCGATGAGTGGTCTACCGCTACAGGTAAGAAAGACCTACCAGAGCATGTAGAAGATCAAGCAGAGAAGAAGGCTTTAGAAACTAACAAGCTTAAGGGTGGAGTAGGCGATGACAAGAAGCCTTCAGACTTCTCTAAAGGAGTACTCGATGAAGGCATTGACGAAGAAAAAGAGCACACTAACGACACTGGCATGGCTAAAGAGATAGCCATGGATCACTTAACTCAAGATCCTGAGTATTACACTAAGCTTAAGAAGGTTGAGAAGAGCAGTAGCCTTGCTGCAGTAAAATATTTGTACTCTATATGGGCAGGCTCGTCTCCTTTGAAAGCTGCTGCAGAGCGTACGCTACTGTCTAAGCTGTCTTCTGTTATTACCAGTCCTGGCAGAGGATCTGGTGATGAAGAAGAAACCGCCATCAACTCTGACTCCTCAGAGGGTATGCAGGTAACTAAGCCAATTAAGCCAGTCCCTGGAAAGATGAGTTTTAATCAAAAAGGTTTAAAGCCAGTTGCTCCGCTTGGTACTGCGCGTAATGCGTTAAGAAGAGTAACAGAGAAGAATCTAGGCTTTGATCCAGCTGGCGGGGTTAAGCAAGCACAGAGCATGGTCAAGTTATGGAAAAACATACCTGGATCCATGTACAGGTCTATGTTTGGTAATAAGCCTGCGATTCCTAGAGCGCAGCGCCCTAAGAAGGACTGGGAGCTTTCAGACTTCGCTGAAGAGTACCCAGAGCTTAAGAAGCTGAACTTTCAAGACCTATACAGGCAGGCAGAGCAGCGAGTGCTAAAGCGCATGGTAAAAGAGCATTTCCATGGCTCTCCAGAAAGCCTTTACGCTGGCGGCTTGGTTCTAGATAACAATGATAGGGGCCAATCAACTAAGCAAGCTGAAGGGCCATCTTACATGCAACAGGTCTATCAAAACTTTGCTAACCCTGTAAAGTCAGTAGGAGAGTTTGGAAGTGCATTCCACAGCATAGCTAACAATATAGACGATAGTAACAAATCAAGAGAAATGGCTTATAGGCAACGGTCTCAGCTAGGAAGGGCTAATGCAGCTCCTTCTGCGTCAGGTACAGCTCCTGCACGTAACTTTGACTTCTCTAGTATAAGCTCAAAAGCTAAGCTAGATCCTTCCATACTAGGTACTGCACCAGCTAGAGGCTTTGACTTTGCTAACATGAAAAAGTCGTTGCAGAACACTGGCAGGCAGGTTGGAGCAGCCGCAACTTCAGAGGTAGAAAAATGGGTCAGGGCTCCAGGCTGGACCAGCCCAGGGGAAGTAACTAGGCGATACAATCAAGCTAAAGGTGCTGAGAAGGCTATGGGACAAGCCACTGATAGCGCAGGTAAGGTTATTTCTGGAGCTCAAAGGCTTGGAAAAAACTTCTTATCAGCAGGCGGAACGCTCATGGGTATGGGCAAGCAGTCTGACGTTGCTGCACCAAGTGCAGGATCAGCTCCAGCTCCTAAGGCTGCAGCGCCTGCAGCTTCTAGTCCTTCTCCTTCTTTAAAGTCTATAGGGTCAGGAGTAATGAACGCAGGGTCTACAGCTTTGCAGTCAATGTACAGCCCAGAGGCTTTTGAGCGCCTTCAGGCTATGAGTAATCGACCAGACCTTCCTGCTATGGCTAACAACGTAAGCAATTACTTTAAAGGAACTGGAGACGTCTCTAGTACGATTAATGGATGGGCAGACAAAGCAATTGACTACGGGGTTGATAGTTACTTAGGTAAATCTTTAAACCCATTTACTATGGCCAAGGGTGTTATTGCTAAAAGTAAACTAAGGTCTATGAAGGACAACGCATCTAACTACGCAGGCGGAGTAGCTCAAGGTCTAGGTACTATGGCTACTAACATTGGCAACACAGTTAGGAAAGTTCCAGGCGTTGCGCCAGCTATTGACACTGTTAAAGATGTAGGTAGAGGCATGCAGCAAGGCATGTACGACTCTGCAGGTCAGTACGAAGCTGAGAGGCGCACCGCTGGATACGCTCTTCCAGTAGTTAACTTCATGCAGAACAACCCCTGGGCCAAGTACCTTTTAGGCGCTCTAGGCACAGGCGTAGCAGGCTACGGGCTTCACAGCATGTTTGGTGGCCAGCAGAAGCAGCAGAACGGGCAAGCAGAAGGTGTATTACAAAACAGTTATAACCAAGGGTTGAAAGGGGCTTAACTTAACGCATAGGAGAACACACTATGGCAGTATTTAGTAATGACCCAAGAGCGCAACAGCTATGGGAACGATCACAGATGCTTAACCTTATTACATCTAGGCCATGCATAGAGGGTAAGGGTACGGGTCAGATTGCTGGACTTGTTGATATATGCGGTACCGATGACAAGAAAAGGGAGCGCCTCGGTTATTCAAGATGTCTTGGAAACACAACAGTAACCGACTGCCAAGATTACAACCGTAACGTCAAAGCTAAAGCAGAAAACAACGCCGAACTTCAAAAGTACCTGAAGGATACGGCTAAGGCTAAAGCAGATAAAGATAAGAAAGCAGCTGAATTAGCTGCAGAGCAAGCTATACTAGCGCGCCGTAGAGATGCTGATAAATCCCTTAGTGATGCTTACAGTAGGGCTTGCAGCGCAGGTGCTCGTGATGCACAAAATAGATCAGTTGATAAGACCTGTCTTGAATTAGAAAAAAAGCGTATTGCCACCGATAACTTCGGTACTGCAAGATCTAATGTTACTTTCGATGAAGTTGCAAGGGAGCTAGGCACATCCAAAGCCAGTGGAAAGAAGCCTGCTAAGTTAAAAGCAAAGGCTAAAGCTAAAGCAAAAGCTGCAGCTAAACTTAAAAAGAAAAACCGATAGTGGAGACTATACTATGACTAATTTTATGCAAATGGCATCAGGCGGCGGTAGTAGTGCTGCTGAAAACGAAACGAGAGCTATAGCCGGTCTTCTTCTTGAGTTTAGTCATGCAATTAAGGGTGCAGCGCCTGCACACGTTGTTGAGGGTCAAGCTCTAGTTAGCAGTATAAAAGCAGGCAATGCTATAGTTTATGACTATGAGTCAAGATTGCACACTATATCTAGATTAGAAGCTCTCAAGTTTGGCTATGCTCCTCCTGTGACCATAGAACAGAAGGCGGCAGCCCTTAAAAATGGTGGTCGCTTGCCCACTAGCACAATTAACTTTGGTAAAATTAAAAGTGAAGCCATGTTTAAGGAGCTTAATCAATTTATTAGTGATTATAAAAGGAGCTACCCCATGCCAGCTGGGTATGATGGTATAAAGTCAAAGCTCACTGCAGACGTTGGACGTCTTAAAAACTTAAGGCAAAAGCTTGAGGCTTCTTTTACTGTACAAAGGGGAAGTAGCTCAGCTTCCACTCCAGCCTCCACCCCAGCTGCTGGAACCAAGCCATCTAGCCTTAAGAAAAAATCTACTGGTAAAAGAGGTTCAGTGGCAAAACTTAAAAAGAAAAACAGATAGTGGAGACGTCTCCAAAGGAGTTAGTTATGATGCTGCAGCTAGATCCTCCTATTCCAGTTATAACCATCAAAGGCAAGGGCATGGCTCATGTCATAATAGACTACAGCCAAGATCACGATCTTATGTGGGTTGTGTTTCAAGATGACACAGGCGAGTGCTGGACTTGGCGTAACGCTGATGTAAGAGGTCAAGGTAATGCCACCCTAGGCAGGCCTGAACCAGTTGTATCTGCTAACAAGCAGTTCCTTAATATGCTTTTAAAGCAAGACTAGATAAGGACTTACGTTTAATTAGTTTTTATAGGTTCCTACCGTGAGATAGCTGGGTTATTATATATTAGTGGCATTTAGCTGCTTTACATCTTAACCCCTCACGCAAGGAGCCATACATGGACAGGACCCTGCGAGGAAATCGAATACCTTTACCTGACGCTCGTCAGAAGTCCTGTTATACGTGCGGACCCGCGGCCCTTAGCGCTATCTTTGGCTACTGGGGCGAGTTCATCGAGGAGTCTATTTTAGCTGCAGAGCTTAAGTCCGATCCTGTTGACGGAACCACTCCTATGGCCCTTAGCAAGGCTGCCAAGGCAAGAGGTTACAGCACGGTATGGCACGAGCGAATGACCAACCAAGAACTTAAGTATTATTTAGAAGAAGGCCATCCAGTAATCATAGCTGTGCAGGCTTGGGCTTCTACGCCTGCTGAGCTAGCTGGAGACAGCGGCCACTACGTTATAGCAATAGACTACGACGCTAATAACGTTTACTTCGAAGACCCAGCCTTAGATGACGCTAGGGGCTATATACCTTGGAAAGACTTTGAAGACAGGTGGCATGATAAGGATAAGACTGGAAGACCTTACAGGCGGTTTGGCTTAGCGATATGGAAGAATGAGAGGCCCGTTACAGAGGCGTTTGTAGAGTCTATCTCTATGATCCTATTTGAAGACAAACCAACAAAAGTAGGAGGATAACATGGCTGAGCCTACACTTGGAGAGCGGATATTTGGAACAGCAGAAGAACAACGACTACGCTACGCTAACTCTAAACCGGCCAATGGTTTTACAGGTAGAGGGCTAACTCCATTTGAGCTGGCTATAGCAAACGCTAATGCTGTTAGTGCTGCTGAAACTAGGCTGCGATATAGTGGCCCTTTAAACTCTAATTATTTCCTAGATGTAAGAACTCGTCAGCTTGGGTTTAGTTGTGATACCAACCTCAATGCGCCTATTGGTGTTACTAAATGCACAGGAGCTCAAAGGGATGCTATAAAACTTTATGAAAGGGGTAATTCAAATGCTGTAGTAGCTCAACGGTATAGAGACAATAAAGCTAAAGCTTTAATTAATAATGCAAATCAAATTGCTGCAAAACCTGCTGCAGCTTACGCTGCAGAAATAGTTAGTACAGCCACTCCAGAGATGAAAGAAGCAATACGAAGGGACATGATTAAAAAGGGCCTTCTTCATCCTCTTGAAACTACGTGGAACTCAAGTGCCGAAGTCCAGCTTACTAATTATTACAGCGGTCCTTCAACTCTTGGTTCTTCTGAAGGTTTTGCTGCGCAGGCAGCTGCTAACTTAGCGCAAGTAGGTAAAGATACTAGGACTGTGTCGTATGAACCTGCAGATATGCGAGCGGCGGCGATAGCACGTAGGGCTTTAGCTAACAACGCCAAGCTTGACGATCAGACCAATAGAGACAATCAAGCCGCAGCGATAGACGCAGTCGCTAAGCCTATTATTACGGCCCAGCGTAAAGAGGCTTTCCCAGTATACGATGCACTAGCTAACGCTGTAGTCTCTCAATCAGGCTCAGCAAGGGGACCAGCTGGTAAAACTCCTGTAGTATCAAAAAAGAAAAATAAAAAAGTAGCTAGGCCTCCTGTTTCTAAACTTAAAAAGAAAAACCGATAGGAGATAATAATATGGACGAAGAAATGAGGCTACAAGCTATCGTAAATGACCCATACGCAAGAGATCAAGATGCTATTAATGAAGCTTCACAGGCTCTATACGTGCTTAGGCTAAGGCAGGGGCTAAACAGATCCTCACCTACGGCCATTAATCAAGTTTCAGACTTAAACAGTCAGTTGGCTGTTGCGCGTCAAAAGATGAGCCGATTCAGGCCTGCGCTTGATAGGCTAGACCGGCTTTATAGACTACTAGAGGCTGGCATACCAGTGCAAATTAAAGACTCTTACGACGTCCTTGGAGTGGACCGACTGACCAAACAAGAAATTACTGAGACGTTTACCGTAGGACAGGACGGAGACTACGGCAACAGTGTAACTACCATAGACGAGGCTAGAGTAAAAGGTACAACTCCACAAGAACAGGCTAAAGCGTACATAGCCGAAAACTTAAGAAAACTACTGGCAGCTAGGTCCGCTGTTCGACAACAGTCTAGCAACCTAGCTGGAGGAATAGCTGGATTAGAGATAAAGATTAAGAATTTAGGTTTCAAGGTTGAGCCTGATTATAAAGCTCCTGGCATGCACCCAGCTGCTGAAGCTGCATACCAAGGCGGCTCAAAAGCTTCAGCTTCTTTAAACCGTGTGGGTTCAGCTAAAAAAAATAAAACCTTGGGATTTAATCCTGCGCCGATTCCAACTGTAGAGGCAGAGGACCTTCAAAGCCTTGAAGAAGGAGACACCGCTAGCTTTGTTCCTATAGTTAATAAAGGTTCAAAAAAAGCTAAGTCAAAAGTTTCTAAGGCTATTAAGAATGCTCAGCCAGCTAAGTCTAATGCATTGGCTGCCCCTAAGCCTCCAGTAAATAAAAAGCCTGCTCCTGTTTCTAAACTTAAAAAGAAAAACCGATAGGAGATAAGACTATGTCATATAATATTATTACATTTTCAAATAAAGGCAGTGGTACTACAACAGGTTCTAACGGAGTTCCATTTAAACAAGGAGATGTTATATCTCTTGGACAATTTGAAAGAGCAGGTATATCAGGTTGGAATGAAAGCCTAGACGGCGTTTACCGTGTAGAGGCTGTAACCTCTAAAGGTTTAGTTGTAACAGGCGGATCCACAGCTAAGTGGGGAGATGGCTCAATCAATCAGCCATTCGCTGTACCTCCTGCTGCCCTTACTAATATGCCTAATTATGCCATGGGCTCTAAGCCTCCTTACTCTGCTGTTAGGTCTAGCGGTGGAGCCTCTATAGAAAACGCTAGAGGTTACAACGTAGGCGATTATGGAGCTGGAACAGATTGGTGGGTTCATGCGTTTACCAGTTCTGACCCTGGCAGCCCTGCACCAACTGCTATTCAGCCAGTAGTAGGACAGCCTGCTATAAAGCAACCTGTACAAGGTACAGATCAGTTTACACAGTATGAAATAGAGCAGCCTCAAGTAGCTCCCCTACCTACTGCTAATCCCTTACCTACAGCTAATCCTTTACCTACAGCTAATCCTAAGCCAACTAGGCATTGTAGATGCAATAGCAAGCCTAACGTAGTGCCGCCTAAAGAGCCACGGCCTGATCCATTTGACATAGGTAAGTTTGTAGCCTCTGCTAACTTTGTAGCAGGTACTAGCGCAGCAGCTAATGTAGCTGGAGCTACTGCTTTTAGAGAGGACGCTAGAAGCGCTGCTAAGAAGGCTAACTTAAATAAAGCTCAAACTAAAAAGCTTTTGGATACAGTTGAAGCTGCTATAGCTAAGTCTAAAGCAAAATCAAAGAACAAGGTGTTAGCTAAACCCAAGAAAAGAAAATAAGGAGAATAAAATGGCATTTATGTTGAATCGAAATTTACCTTACTGGCAACAACAACAAGCTGTACAAGCTAACATGAAGGCTAACGAAGACGCATCTCGAGCTGCTTCAGACGCAAGGGAAGCAGTTACTCAATTGTCTGGAGCCATTAATAGGCAGCCTAGCGCTAACTCCACCAATCCTGGCATCGGAGCTATTGTCCCATACACTCCTCCTGTTTTTGATCCAAGGCTTGGTGGTCTTGCAGTAGAATCATGCCAAAAGAACGGCGGCTATTGCGGTGACACAGAAGGCATTGCTAGAGAGGCTATTGCTAAGGCCACTGTTGCCGACAGGCTGGCTTATGACAAATCAGTAGCCGATAAAATAGCTGCTAATTTTGAAAGGAACAAACCGCGCAACCAAAAGCTTAAAGAAGCAGCAGACGCCGCCGCCGCTGCAGCGGCGGCTGAAGTACAGAAGGCTGCTGCTAATTCTTTACCTAACCTCATAGCAAACGCTGTTGCCACTGGTAAGTGCGACTCACCTAACTTAGTCAACACTGCTATCTTTCAATCTGCACAGTGTAGAAGCTACAGAGGTATTCAGACCGATAAAAATAAAGCAGACATAATAGCCGTTAATAAAAAGGCAGCTGATGAAGCTTCAAAAAAGCTTGCTGACGCTTTAACTAATAAGAAGACCGCTGCAGAAAAAGTAAAGAAGCCACCAGCCAAGCTAAAGGCAAAGGAAAAGGCTAAGAAGGCTTTTGCTAAGGGCATAGCCAAGATTAAAAAGCAAAATAGAAGAAGGTAAATTACTTTACTAAGTTTTAGGTGACTAGATAAAAGTAAGGAGGTTACTATGGCAGGATGGCCTACGCCGACAACTGCGGCTGAGCAGAAGCAATATATGGAGTACCAAGACCAAGCGCTTAGAGAAAGGAACTCGCGGCAGTGGGATCGTGATTTTGCTGCAAGATCTGCAGCAGCAGTTGCTTCTGACAATGAAAAGCTTAAGAGAGCAAACGACATTCCATACGGTAAGCACATGGCTGAGGTAGAGCAAGCTGATAGATTACGTCAGCAGGAGCGAAGCGCAGCAGAGTATAATGATGCTATGATTAGAAATGGCGGTATTCCACCAGGACGCACATTCGGATTCGGAGGCGGCCCTACTCCAGCAGAAGCAGCAAGGATAGCTGCTCAAAAAAAGGAGTTTGATATGCTAACACAAAAGGCTGAAGCCGAGTACCGAGCTACTAGAGACAGAAACTACCAGAACGAGATGCCTCAGCTTATTGCAACATACTCAAAATCCTTGGCTCGTGCCACAACAGGTGGACTCGATTCGGAAGGCAATAATGCAATAAATCGTATAAACATGCTTGCTGTTGCTTACAAAGGTGCGGATAAGGACAAGTTTTTAGCCCCTGTTAGAGCGGCAGAAGGACTAGTAAGTAAGATTGTATCTGCCCAAAGCAACAAAACTGCTTCCAACTCAGATCAAATAGTTGCTTTTGGACTTAGACCTAGTACTGAATCGCAAATAATTAAAGCAGACGTACTTGCAAAGCTTAACTCTAAAGATAGCTCTTTGGACCGCAAAACAATAGAAGCATACGCCGCAGCAGGCGCTGCAGGTAAAGTTTTATCTAACATAGTTGATAAACAAAAGGCTTCAGTATCTAAAGTAACAAAACCTTTAGCTAATAATAAGAAAAAGTCTAAGGCTGCAAGACCTGGGGTATCCAAGCTTAAGAAGAATAGGTAGTAGTGGAGACGTCTCCAATGTTGGTAGTTCGGTGTAACCCATAACCGGGTTAATACCCGGTCGGAGTAACAATGGCCAAGTTGCCTAAGGATCTCAACCCCGTACTTTTACCCATTAACGAGGCACAAAAATTAGCAGAAAAGCTTTTTCCAAAAAAAGATATTCTGTTCCTAACAGGGCCTGCAGGGACAGGTAAGACACACCAAGCAGTAAAGATGGCCTTAACTTCTTTTTTAGGCGGTAAGGTCCGCCGTATGATACTTTCAAGACCTATGGTTGAGTGCGGTGAGAAGATGGGATTCTTGCCTGGCGACATAAATGACAAGCTAGCTCCTTGGGTTGCTCCTATTGAGGACGTATTACGTAGAATCACCACTATCAATCCTAAAGAAGTTATGAAGTCTATGGAGATTATTCCTTTAGCAGTTATGAGAGGAAGAACTTTTGATGACTGCGTTGCCATTCTCGATGAAGCTCAGAACTGCACGTGGGAGCAGCTCAAGCTATTCACTTCTAGGCTAGGTAAGAACGGCAAGCTAATCATTTGTGGTGATCCTGAGCAGAGCGATCTTAGAATAAGGAACTGCTTTGCTGAGTTCGCTTATGCTCTTGAAAATCTAGACTGTGTAGGTTATGTAGGTTTTGATGAGAGCATGATTGTGCGTCATCCTTCTCTTCAATCAATTATGACGGCTATTAGAAAAGCAGAGGCTAAGAGATGAAAGAGAATAGACTCAGCGGCCTAGTTGAACACATGACCTATGTTCCCAAGAGCTGGGGAAGCGAGGTCTGGATTGTAAACAACGAAGCCTACTGTGGAAAAATACTTAGAGTGAGTGCCTCTAAGTACTGCAGCTTTCACTATCACAAGATTAAAGAAGAAACCCTTACCGTAGTTTCTGGTAAGGTGTTGATGCTTTACTCTGATCGACCTGAGGCTACTACTTTAGCTTCTGAAAGCTCTACTTCTGACGTGCCTGTACTTTCTAAGTTGTTACACCCAGGCCAGGCTTGGCACGTCATGCCTGGGCATATTCATCAGTTTTTTGCGTTAGAGGACTCTGTTATATTTGAGACTTCTACACAGCACTTTGATTACGACAGCTATCGCGTATCCACTGAACTTCAAAACCATTCAGTTATAAATATTGCAGAGTGGTGGAAGGGCGCTTAACTATGAGCATCGATAGAATGATAAAGCCAGACAACTGGTCTTCACTATTATTTTATGAAAAGATAAAGCTATATGGAGAGCAGCTTACTTCTGAGCATGCAAAGTACGCAGACAAGCTTGTTGCAAAGGAGCTAGCGAAGGCTCAATGCCCAGAGCTTGAGATACCACGGGTAGTACGAGTGCTTTCTGATTACAAAGATCTTAAGCAGGAAGATATAAATCCAAATCATATTTTGAAGTCAACTCATGGTTCAAAGTGGAATAACGACTTTAGTCGCATGTCTATTTTAAGAATAATAAATAAAAAACTTACACACTGGAATCAGAAGTACAAGTCATACTCTATTGAGAAGCACTACTCATTCATAGAGCCTAGATTCTTTATAGAAGATAAGATTCAAGACCGCCTGCTTGATAAGACAGGCGACGCCATAGTATATATGATTAGATGTGTAAACGGAGAGCCTATTAGCATAGGAGTTAAGCTAGGAAATAAGCAAAATAACTATAGCTTAAAGTGGGTTGAATCGCCTAACTTACCAAAGTATAGACTATCTATCTTTATTCAGAAGCCGCCTGATTTGGACAAGATGCTTGAGTTTGCAGCAAAGCTATCAGCTCCTTTTGAGTTTGTCCGTATTGATTTTTACCTATCGCCTGACAAGATCTACTTTAGCGAGTACACCTTTACTCCATCTGGTGGCTATATTTCATTTACAGGAAATGTTAATCTTGAAAAAGAGTTAGGGGACAAGTGGCTATAAAGTAGATGAGCTTCCATTCAAATTTAAACCCTTCTTCTCCGTGTGGGCTCAGCCCAAGGTGCTCATTAACTATGTCGTACACGCTATCAGCTAGATCCATTCCAAACAGGTTAGTTATAAAGTCTTCTAGTTCAGACTTATTTTTGAAGTACCAGAAGTAAGAAGCAACTTCACTTCTTACATCAAATCCGGTTTTCCTAAATAGCTCTTCATCTGACTTATCAAAGAATAATCCTTTGTGACCTATGCTGTTGTACTTGTCTACTATGTTATTAAGCCAGTAGGCTTGTTTCGAATCTTTAATAACATCAGATACCACAAGCTTTCCACCTTGCTTAAGGATACGCATACACTCTTTGTACAGGATCTCACGATTCTCTACTGATATATGATGCAGCACTGCCATGATCACAACTCTGTCAAATGACTTGTCTTCAAATGGAAGCTTCTTAAATTCAAAGTCTATGCTGGTAAAGTTCATTAGGCCGCTGTTGCCTAGATCTAAAGATTTACATCCCTCGAACAAGTCTAGCTTACTTAAGGCTTCACCTCGCTCATCATTCATTGTGTTAGGATACGTATTAATAGCGTACTGATACCTATTAATTCGTTTGATAAAGTATTCGTTATATTCCATAAAACAATCCACTAGTTTGTAGTTACTAAGCAAGTAGGCATAATAACAATAGTGTATTTTATTGGCTAGTAGTATCACCCTTGTTATTGACTTAGGACTACCGTTAAGCTTAAATAGCGGGGTCTAACGAAAAGGAGATACGATGCAATCTATGTGGCAGCTGTGGCACAACTATGCTTCACCAGAAAAGTGTAACAACATAATCACTCAAGCGCTTACTATTACTCCAGTAGAGGCTACTACGTACGGCCAAGTGCCTGACCTTAGAACGTCTAAAGTAAGATGGCTAGACAGGAACGCTGCAGACTGGCAGTGGCTTTACACAGACATAGACAACGTATGCAAAAGAGCCAATACTTCTTTTGGATTTGACCTCAACTTTTTCTATGAGGTTCAGTTTACAGAGTACCAAGCTGAAAACAAAGGACACTATGGATGGCACGAAGACATAGTGTGGCTACCTAGGAACGGTCAAAACACTCAAAGAAAGCTGTCATTTGTGCTACAGTTGTCAGACCCAGCAGACTATGAAGGTGGAGACTTTGAGTTTCAACTAAACACTTCTCAACCTCCTAAGCCAGAGCACATGCGCGCTAGGGGTAACACTTTAGTGTTTCCTTCATTTCTAAAACATAGGGTTACTCCAGTTACTAAAGGCACTAGATACAGCTTGGTTACTTGGTACGAAGGTCCGCCTTTTAGGTAGTAACAACAGACTATAAGGAGACTCAAGTAATGCCGTATCATAATGACACTAAAAACTTAGCTGACAAAGTAGTACACAGGTATAGGATTATTAACTTACCTAGCGATCACTATTTTAACGAAGAGATGCCTTCAATAAACAGGCTGTTTGGATTAAAAGATTTACTTGATTACTATAGAGTAACTAGAGGATGGAAGATTGTAGAGGTAGGAAGCTACGCTGGAGCTTCTGCAGAGCTAATGGCTCAGTACGCTGGGGTTGTTGTATGTTGTGACATTTGGGAGGAGTATATTAGCCCTAGTATGGCTCCTGTAATATACAAAGAATTTTTAGATACAAAGTCTAGAAACCACAACATAATTGAACATAAAGTTAAGTCTGAGGTTTTAGCAAAAGAGTTTGGTAAAGAAACTATTGATATGGTCTACATTGATGCAGACCACTCATATGACAGTGTTAAAGCTGACATACAAGCTTGGTCTGACAAAGTAAAGGTTGGAGGCTTAATAGCAGGCCATGACTATTGCATGCCTGACGTAGGCAGAGCAGTAGACGAAATATTTAAAAAAGAAAACATAAGGTACTTTAAAGACAGTTCGTGGGCTTTTGTAAAGAAGTAGACGACCCTTAATCCATAGCGTCTTTGCGTCATAATTACATGGATTCTACATCTAACAAAGGAGTGCTACGATGAGGATTTTAATTTTGGTATTGGTGTTGTCAGCTGCTGGATGCAGATGTGCGCCTAAGGTTTCTCATTCGGTTGAGAGTACCTACAGTACCACGGCATGCCCGTGGGACGACAAGATCATAGATAAGGTACACTTATCTGTGACAGTTCGAAGGAGCTGGTAAACCTAGGCCGGAGCATTATGCTCTGGCCTTTTTTTAGCTATCAGGAGGATACTCTTATGAAGGGCACATTCACAGCTAGAGACGTAAGAGGCTCTAGCACCAAGGGAGCTAAGTATGTAAAGGAGTATAGGACATGGCAGAGAATAAACGCCAAGTGCTACAATCCTAACCACCATAGGTATGCTAACTACGGAGGCAGGGGTATTGGAGTAGGAGACTTGTATAGGTATAGCTTTCTAAACTTTCTTAACGAGGTTGGAGTGTGCCCAGAGCCCAAGACTGAATACAGCATAGAAAGAATAGACAATAACGAAGGGTATGTATGCGGCAACATGGAGTGGATAAAGATTCCACTTCAAGCTCTTAACAAGACCAGCAATCATATGGTTGAACACAACGGCGTGCAGCTTCCATTGTCTGTGGTTTGCAAGGACTTGAATATAAACTACGACACAGCAGCTACTAGGCTTGCCAGAGGGTTTTCCTTAGAGGACGCCCTAAACCCAGAGCTTTTAGAGCACAAGTCTAGAGATTTAGTATATTTAGGAAAGCCGATGAAGCTTGGTGCTCTGGTAAAGCTACTAGGTTTAAACTATGACAGAGCCGTGTTTCTTTACAATCAAGGATACAGCGGAGATGAGATAGCCCTAAACCCAGTATCTTATATGGTACGTACTCATAAGACCTATGAGTACAACGGCAAGGACATGACTGTGACGGATTGGGCTAAGTACCTTGGAATAAGCCGTACAACCGTAGTTACCAAACTTAACAAGGGTTACTCCATAGGGTTTATATGCGATACCTATCTAAATAAGCCTATAGACTAGCAGGGCTTAATTCAGGCCAAAACTGCGTCATAATGAGTTGAATACAATAGTGTTCAGGAGCTCAGTAAGAGTTCTTGCACTGTTGTAATTAACTGGCTGTGGTGGCCATCTCATTAAAGGAGAAATAACCATGAATACTAATAAGGTTTTTTGGGCTGTGATTTCTGTGGTCTCTGTATGCTCAATTCTAGTTTTTGGTAAGGTATACACAGATAGGAAGGCATCGGCAGCTGCTTCAGAAATGGCTTTAAGGTTGCTTGAGGAGCCTGAGGCTACTCCTGCAGTAGAGCCTGAGGTGGCGATTGAAGTGGCTCCGCAGGAGTCGGCTTACGATGCCGTGAAGAAGGCGTATGTAGTGGCGTACATCGATAGTTTTAAGGCTAGCTTTTTCGACAAGACTCATCGTCTTCCGTCGGATGAGTTAGCCGCAGAGCTAGCTAATGATAGTTTTGATGAGACTGTACTTTACCACTTTGGTAAAGATGCAGCTAAGGCATTCTCATCCACTAGCCCACAGTGGGCTAAGCTGGCGGTGATGCCACCGGATCTACAGCTGTCGCTTAAGGCTATAAACGCCTCAGCTACAATCAAGTACGCAAAAGCTGGAAAAGTTTTTGCAAACTAGATCTAACCAAAGCACCTTCAGCCCTTAGGGGTTTGAAGGTGCTTTTTTTAGCTATTAGACACCCCCTTAATTCAGGCCATAAACGTGTCATAATGAATTGAATACAATAGTGTTCAGGAGCTCAGTAAGAGTTCTTAATTTTATATCTAACTTGGAGATTATGATGAAGAATTATACGGTAGATGAGATTGTGTTTTTGTTTCTACCATTTTCGCTTATAGCGTTTCTAGCTGTGCTTATGATAACTCAGACCTGGGTAATGCTAGTGAAATAAACAAAACACCTCCAGTTCTTAGGAACATGGAGGTGTTTTTTTTAGCTATCAGACATTACAGTTCACATGCGCCGCCGGTGCAAGCGTAGGTTTGAGACGACTCTGTATGGTCAGTCTTCTCGTACCTAGAGAGCTTAGCCCAGTCGATCTTTGGAAAAGTGTTTACCCTGCTTGTGTACTCATTCTTATCTATCTCTTCGTATGGCGTTCCTGTGTAGGTGCCATTGTTCTTAGGTAAGAAGCTAATGCCAGAGATAGCATCAAAGTTACGATACACCCAATGTCCTGCATCTAGCCACTCGTTAGGCTCAAGATACACAGTAGCTGATACCGAGTGCTCAGCCCAGTTAAGCTTCCAAGTCATCCAGTTGTCTAGCTGCTCTAGTGCTGTTTGTTGATCCTTTGTAATAGCTCCTTCTGGCGATGCACATGGAAACTCAAAGCATACAAGCGACTGATCTTCAGGTGCTTGAATCCAAGGAACTCCAGCGTCTCTTAGCATGTTAGCTACAGGGCTATCAGCTCTTTCTCTAACTCGTCTGATGTAATACTCAGAGAACCTAGCATGAATGCCAGAAGAGCATCCAAATAAAACTGCACTGTCTCCAGATGGCTTAACACAAGTGTCTGCAGCTGCTCGGCCAATTCCAAACCTTTCAGCAAACTCTGTATTAGTTTTAGCTACCACAGACCTTAGCTTTTTAAGGAGATCATCTCTGCCTTCAGAGCCAGGTCTTAGCAGTGGGCAGTCCATCTGTCCAGTGATGTCTACTCCTAGTAGCCTTTCTTCTTGGCAGTTATCTTTCCACTCTCTTCGAATGTACTTGAAGTCTGTCAGGCAGGCTTGCATAGTTCCAAAGATAGTAGCTATGCGTACTTTCTTTTTAAGAGTCTCAGCAGTGTCATCGTGTCTAGCGACCACGATAGACAAGTTACAAAACTGATAAGGTCTAAGAATAATTTCAGCACAAGGGTTAGTGCCGAAGTCTCTTGGCTGCCTTCTTTCAGGTAGAGTCCTAAGCACGCCATCCCTGTTGAAGATGCCACGCTCTCCTGACCCGCTCTTAGCTAAAGATAGCCACTCTTCCATAAACTCTATAGAGGTAGGCTTGCTATCGTATACGGCTGAGTTATTAGCCATAGTTCGATGTATACTGCTCTCCCACCAGTTTCCGCTCTTAGCCAGTCTCATGTCTTTAGAGTCAAGGTCGCTAAGCGAGATCTCACTAGCTCTTCTAACTCCACCTACTTGCACGATCTTTCCAGTCATGCAGGCTAGGTCATGACAGTCTACATCGCTAAGTGACCGACCCTGCCTAGATAGAATAAGCGTCCTTGCAAACTGTAGCAGTGTTTTGAGAGGATCAGGACCGCTAGCCCTACCTCCTTTAATGCTGAGTCTTGCTCCAGCTGGTCTGATCTTGCTGAAGTCAAACTCAATGTCTTTACCATTGAACCAAGCTTCCATACCTGCGTAGAGGGCATCGCACCATCCTTCGGTTGTATCGATGATTCCCATCTTTGCTGGTGGCTTGCCAGTCTGTCTTTTTACAGCAGGCAGCTGCTCAACATACCGACGCTCTACTGAGAAGCCAGCGCCAGTACCTTGCATGAGAATATAAAGTAACTCACTGAACGATCTGATGTCAGTGATTGGCATGTAGCTACAGTTGTATACTCCAACGTGGCACCTATCTAATGCCTTTCCAGCCATCTGAATAACTCGCATTGCTGGAGTGGCGTCCATTCGCTGCAGATACTCTTTAAGTTCTTTGAACTCTTGCTTGGTAACCTTTTCAGCAAAGTCCTGCTTTGCAAAGAAACTCATTACTCGGTTTACGCATTCTCCCCAAGTTTCTCTTCTTCCAAGTTCTTCGTTCCACTTTGAGAACTTGCTGATGAACTGGTAGTACTGAAGCGCAGATGGAAAGTAGTTGTTATCTTCATCCACCAGACGCCTCAGCTCTGGGTCTACTGGATGGTTTACTCTTTCTTGCTTTCTTTTTTCTTTAAATATGGTGTAGTGTTCAGCGCCTTCAAAGTACCCTAAAGCCCATAGCTGTTGAATTACCGTATGTTGAAGTGCTTCAACTTCTATAGGTTCTTCGTCAACCTTCTTGTTTAGGATGTTAGCAACGGCTTTAGAGACTTTAACTCCTGCAACTTGAGCTTCTTCATCTGTGCTTTGTAGTCCGTTTTTAAAGCATCTCTCAACGGCTGATGCAATCTTAGTGGCTTCAAACGCTACTACGTTTCCGTTCCTTTTCTTTACTTTCCTAGACTCTAAACTTAAAGACTTCTTAACTCCAGCAGTAACCATTGGTTATAACCTCCGTGTTTGTTAATATGTCCATCCTTAAACATAATTTCATCCAAACGGCATCCAACTATGGCTTGGTATGCCAAGAGTTGGTACTATCGTGATGGAGGACCTTCTAATGCCAGTTCAAGAAGAACGCAATCCCAAGACTGATCTTCACCTGCTGCTTAGAGCCAAGCAGATGTCTGATCAGCGTAACTATCATGAAAAGAACAAAATATTGAGGAATCTTTTAGTTGATAAGCCAGAAGACTTTGTCATAGATTCCGATCTTAACAAAAAGTTTGTAGGGATAACGCACGTTCCAACTTCATTCAAGGTCCATGCTCCTAGGGATATTATCCCCTCTTCAATTTCGAGGCAAGAACGGATGGATAAAATTGCTGAAGACTTGGCTTGGAGTTACGTTCCAGACCTAGTAAATACTTATGTTTTAGCGTCAAAAGAAGTTTATGAAAAAGTTGCTAGGGCTCTTTTACCACGTACGCACGCGTGGATCAGTCCAACATCTGACAAAGTACTTGTCGAGAGTGGAGACGTCTCCACTACTCTTGAGAAGGCAGGAGTTAGCAACAAGGTTGGAAAGCCAAACCTTAACTCTCCTTGGATATTAGTTAAGTGTGCTAGTGACACCTTGGTGTCTAGCGTGCTTGGTCCAGTTGCTCAGGCCTTCATGCTTAAGCCTTCAAAGTTCTCAGACCATATAGGTGGACCTACTCCTTTAGCTTCCATGATCGCTGGTGGCGCCTTAACTGCTGGCTTAGGCTACGGAGCAGGTACCATAGCTGAGAACATAGCCCCTGGAGTATTTGAAAAGGGCAAGCTAAGAAAGAGAATGGCTATGCTAGGCGGTCTTGTAGGTGCTCTTCCAGGTGCTGCAATGGGTGGAATAGGCATGCACACTTGGGACGCTAAAAGCAATCCTGATAGGGATTCTAACTCTATAAAAGCTTTCACATCACCAAACGTAATATTTGGAAACTCAACTATAACTAAGGCTTCTGAAGCGTTATCTCAGATTCAGCCAGAGATATCTGAAGAGATGCAGAAGTCATCTAACTTCTTTGGTGGAGGCGGAATAAGCCTAGCCCCTGTGCCTGTAGACGCTTTCAATAGGCTTGTTCTTAATGATCCTTTCTCTCCTCCTTATATGCAGGCAGCTACTATGGGCGTTGTCAGTGCAGCTAACAGCATGGGAGGAGGCACTGGCTTTATTACTCCTATGGACATAGCTAGGGTTGGCATAGGCATGGGAGCTGGATATGTTCAGGCTACTTTGGGTGGAAAAGTATTAGGAGCTTTGGTAGGCTTGACTCCACAGGCTCAAAGAACTTTGCAGGGAGCTGGTGTTGTGGCTGGTGCACTTAAAGCTGTGGTTCCTGGGTTCTTTGGTCAATAAGCTAAGTGACAACAAGCTTAAATTAGTGTAGTATTGTGTTTTAACTGAAAGGGATAATAAATGGACGTTCCGGCTTTAATCATTAAGAAGACATATAAATACAACCAGATTGAGTTCTGGGCTGAAGGTGGCCTCATAAACATTCATGATAATAGAGACGGATCTGATAAGGTCGAGCCTACCTCGGTAATGAGAAGGCGAGCAAAAGCCTTGTTTGAAGAGTCTACCAGAGTTCAGCATCAAGACGAGAAGACTCAGATTATTGCAGCGGCTAGAGACATTATGCTATGTATTCAAGAAGCTAAAGAGCAGGGCGACCCTACAGACCCAAAGGTAGCTGCTCAGCTAGCACACGACAACCGAAAGATCTGGTCAACTGGAGCTAGCGTACCAAAGGGTGTAACCAACTCAGGAATCATACTAGGATAACACCATGCCTCCAGTTAAGACCCAAGCTCAGATTAACGCAGAAGCTATAGCTCCAGGAAGGCAGCCTACTGAGCCTTACAACGGCTGGGGTAAGCTACCTGTAAACACACAGAATCTTTTAACCTCTAAAAGAAATTACACAAAAGAAATATTTAACTCAGCAGCTCACGCTAAGACTAGGGAAGCAGTAGCTAGATACCCTTTAAATGATAGTTCTTTTAGCAATAAACTTATAGACAAGTCTATTCCAATAGTTGGGCCAAGCGCCCCTCCTGCCCAGTTAGGAGCCAATCGAGTAGCTCCTGCTGACGCAGCTTCGTTTGCTGGGTCTTTAATGGGCGCTAGCAGTGCAGGATTAGCTGGACTTCCTATGACTGCAATGTCTGGTCAGACTATAAAGCCAGTTAAAGGTGGGGCTTCTGTAGATTTAAACAAAGGTACTGTAACCCCTACTGCAGCTACCAAACCTACTCTAGGAAAGCAAGGAGCAGCGATGGACGATAAGCAAATGTTTAAAGTAGCCTTCTTGGCCAAGTGCATTGATGAAGGCCTCAACCTTGATGAGATAAAGATACGAGTAAAACAAGCTCTGTACTTTGCAGAGAAGAGGGCTCTTGATCTTAGTATTCTTGGACAACTAGGCTCTATTCCTCTTGTAGGCTTGGCAGGCCTTACAGCAGCGGGTGCAGGCGGGTACTACTTAGGAAACCAAGTAGTTGGACCAGGTTTGCATAACGTAACCAAGGCTCCTATTCCATCTAGAGAAGAGATGTTAAACGAGGAGCTTACAAACGAGTACGATAGGCAGGCAACACTTATTAAACGACAGACGGAGATGGCTAAACGTAGACGAGAACGAGACAGAGGAATTTCAGGTGTTACTAGGTATTAGAAAGGACTAATATGAGAGATTCTAGTATTTTAAATCAGTTTGGGCTTGGTGGTGTAGGTGTTAAATATAGACAGCTGTCTGGGACTACCTCTCAAGGTTTTCCTATACTAGGCGGCCCAATGGCTCCAAACACTACTCAAGAAGAGTATGAGAATATACCGCTTCAGTATGATGTTAAAGTTAAGATATTTGATCTTAGCGATCCTGAAGAACTTAAAGAGTATACTAAAATTAGAGATTTAGCTGCTAACAGGGCTTGTGTAATTATAGACAGAACTAAGATTATTTCAGAAGATAAGAAGCTTAGTATTCACATGGAGTGGGCTGACGTTCAAGGAAAGTTAGCACCTAACAGGAGAACTTAAATGCCAGATCAATACTTTGACGACAATCAATGGGACAACCTAAAAAGAGTAGGACTATTCAGCTTACTTGCTGGAGGCGGTATTGCTGGAACTAAACATCTACTTAACTCTTTTAATAGTGGCTTAGACAACAAAGCGTTTAGTACAGGCACTCCTGGAAACAACACTATAGAAGTGCCCGTTCCTGGGCAGGAGGCCTTACCTGGAGCCTCTTACAATGTTGAAAAAAGACAAGCGCGTAAGGCAAGGGGTAAGGGTAGTAAGTATAAGCCATTTAGCCCAGGGAGTGGTGTATCTATAAAAGACACAGAAAATGAAAAGCAATCAGAGTGGAAAACAGAGGACTTGGCTAATATGGCCTATGCCCCTGCTCTAGTTGCAGCTACAGGTGCTGGCCTAGGAACAGGATACGGAGTTATTAATCACCTATTTAGAGAAAAAAGAAAAAGAGATGCTGCTCAAGAGTTAGAAGATGCTAAGCGTGAGTTTGGAGAGGCTTTAGTAGAAGCTCATTCAAACAGGCTGCCTGAACCTGTTAAAGCAACCGGTAAGCCTGGGTTCTTTGGTCAAAAAAAAGCAGAAGCTAAGTCTACTACACTAGCTCAAGATTTAGAAAAGTTGGCTAGCTTATGTTTGCATGTTACTAAAGAAAAGAAAGCAGAAGCTCCTCCAGGCCCATTACAAAACGCGTTTAGCTATGTCGGTAATAAGGCTATGGAAGGAGCCTCAGCAGTAGGAAACTATATGCTTCCTACACTTGAAGATCTTAAAAACTTAGGAAGTCAAGCTTTTACAGCTGTTAAACCTTATGCAACTGGGTATTTAGGTTTAGCAGGAGCTCTAGCTTTAGGAGCTGGAGCAATCGGCACAAACACAGGGTACACTCATGCTAAGAATAACGATCCAGAGGAACTTGAGCATCAGAGGTATTTAAATGAGTTTTTAACTAGAAGACAATCTGAGGGCATGCCGATTTACTCAGTACCTGTTCCTGTTAAAGTAAACAAAAAGAAAAAAACTCTAACTCCAAAAAGCGACGTTAACGAACAACTTTCAGAAGAGGCCTAAAATGGCTGGAATATTCTCAGACGATGAAGACAACCTAATACCAGAGCCGACGCTAAGCAAGCCAGTCGGCTTGGTTAGTTCTAAGGCTCCTTTAAAGCCAGTAGCGCCACCGCCAACCATGCGTCGGTTTGATGATGTAGCAGCTACTAGAGCTGCTATATTCGGAGGAGTTCAAGCGTCTGCAGCTGGCATTCAGCCTTTAGTAAATCAAAGGCACACTTTAAGCATTGCTGAAGTTGGCTGGAATGACGAAGAAGAAACTAAGTCAATTAAGTCACAGAAAGAAGCTATCTTAAAAGGTAACACTCTTAGCAGAAGCCTAAAGGGTACTCTTAACCTTACAGATAATGAGACAGGCGAGGTCTTAGATTCTAAGAGAACAACTCTAGCCAAGGTTCCTTATCTTACAGACAGGGGAACGTTTATAGTAAAAGGCACAGAGTACACGCTGGCAAATCAGATGCGACTTAAGCCTGGAGTGTTCACAAGAGTTACAAATAGCGGTGACGTAGAGAGTCACGCAAACATAATGCCTGGAAAAGGCGCATCGCATAGATACTCGCTTGACCCAGCTAAAGGAGTTTTTTCTATAGGATTCGGTCAGTCTTCTGTTCCTATAACTCCACTTCTTAAGGCTTTGGGCGCTAGCGACAAGCAGCTGAGAGAAGCTTGGGGTAATGAAATATACCAAGCCAACGCTGATACAGACGACCCAAGCCATCTTGATAAAATATTCAACAGAATAGCTAAATCAAAGCCAGGCGACGTAGTCACTCCTGAGAGCAGGAAGAAGTCGGTGATTGAGGCTATGTCAAAGATGGAGATGGACCCAGAGGTTAACTCACGGACACTTGGTAGCCCGTTTGCCAATGTTTCAGCAGACTCTATCATAGCAGCTACAAAAAAACTGCTTGCAGTTCATAGGAAAGAACAAGATCCAGACGACCGTGACGCTATGTCGTACCAGTCTATGATAGGGCCAGAAGACCTATTTTCAGAAAGGGTAAAGGTAGCCCATAGAGTAATGAGGCCGCTGCTATGGAAAGCCAGCTTTAAAAAGAACCTAAGCTCTTTTGCTCCTGGGTTTCTAGACTCTCAGATAAATGGCGCTATTATGACTAGCGGACTTGGTCAGCCTCTTGAAGAGGTCAACCCAGCCGACTTGCTTAATCAGATAACTAGGGTTAGTAGACTTGGAGAGGGTGGTATACCTTCTCTTCAATCAGTGCCAGAAGAAGCTCGTAATGTGCAGCCATCTCACTTCGGGTTTGTAGACCCTTTATTAACTCCTGAGTCTCTTAAGGTTGGAGTGGATAGCAGAATAGCTATCAACTCTCGTAAGGGCATAGACGGAAAGGTTTATGGTAGCTTTAGAGACGTCAATACAGGAGAAGACGCATGGAAAACTCCTCAAGAGCTTGCAGGATCTGCAATAGCTTTTCCAAATCAAATGGCAGACAAAACCAATAATAAGATAGCTGCACTGGTCAACGGAAAGATCAAGTACGTAGACAGGAAAGACGTTAACTACGAGCTTCCAAGAATGGAAAGCTCCTTTAACCACTTAGCAAACATGATTCCTCTTAAGAGCGCAACTAAAGGCCAGAGAGTTATGATGGGCGCTAGAATGCTTACGCAGGCGCTACCCCTTCAAAACCCAGAATCTCCTTATGTGCAATCGGGAATGCCAGACGAAGACGATAAGTCTTATGAAGAATCTTATGGCGGCCACATGGGTGCTGTAAGGTCTACCGTAGCAGGACAGGTTATAAAAGTGGATGGAGACGAGATACACATTAGGGGTGATGACGGACAGCTGCATAAGAAAGAGATTTACAACAATCTTCCATTCAATCGTAAGACGTTTTTGCACAATACGCCTACCGTAAAAGTAGGAGATGTAGTTGGAAATGGAGACCTATTGGCTAGGTCTAACTATACTGACGATAAAGGTACAGCTGCTTTAGGTACAAATCTAAGGTCGGCGTACATACCTTACAAAGGATACAACTTTGAAGACGCGATTGTCATATCTGAAGGCGCAGCAAAGAGATTAACGTCAGAGCATATGTACCAGCATGAGGCTGAGCTTGGCGACGATTCAAAGCATGGAAAGAAGCCTTTTTTAACTCTGTTTCCTTCTGAGTACTCTAAGGAAGCCCTGTCTGGCATGGATGACAACGGTGTTATAAAGGCTGGCACAGTTGTAAGAAAAGGTGACCCACTTATCTTACAAGCTAACATACTGTCAAGAGCCCATAATCAGCAGGTTGGAAGATCACGTAACGGGTTTACAAACGCAACAACTACATGGGATCACGAGAACGAAGGAATAGTAACTGACATAGCTCAAACTAAAAAGGGGTATTCGGTAACTGTTAAAAGTCTTAACCCGATGAAAGAAGGTGACAAGCTCTCTGGAAGGTATGGAGATAAGGGTGTTATAGCTGCAGTTATACCAGAAGATAAAATGCCTAGAGACGCGCAAGGTAGACCTTTTGAAATACTTCTTAATCCACTAGGGGTTATAACTAGAACCAATCCAAGCCAGATGGTAGAGGCAGCTCTTGGAAAAGTTGCTGAGAAGACAGGAAAGCGCTACGCTATAAAAGACTTTGATAACATTAATGACCTTACAGAGTTTGCAATAAATGAGCTTAAGCAAAACAACCTTAGCGACATGGAAGACATCGAAGACCCAGAATCAGGTAAGAAGATAAAGAACATCTTCACTGGTAACAGGTTCTTTATGAAGCTTCACCATACCTCAGAGTCTAAAGGACAAGGCCGCGGTATAGCTAGCGGATACACTGCAGAGGAAACTCCAGCAAAAGGTGGAGAAGAAGGCAGCAAGCGCATGGCTCTTATGGATGTTAATGCACTTCTATCTCATGGTGCTCATGAGGTTCTAAGGGACGCTGGGTCGATTAGGGGACAGAAGAATGACGACTACTGGGCAGCGTTTATGACTGGAAAGTCTTTACCTATACCAAGGGTCCCGCTGACCTACCGAAAGTTTATGGCTCAGCTTCAAGGAGCTGGAATCAACCCAGTTAGAAATGGATCTAAGACACAGCTTATGGCTATGACCGACAAAGACGTTGACGCTCTGTCCGGTGATAGAGAAATTAAGAGATCAGATACAGTAGACTGGGAAAACGGAATGAAGCCTGCTGGTGATGGCCTTTTTGATAACAGGCTAACAGGAGGTCATGGCGGCACTATGTGGAGCCACGTTAAGCTGCACGAATCTATGCCTAACCCAGTCATGGAAGAGCCTATTAGAAGAATTCTAGGGCTTACTGAGAACAAGTTTAGAGACGTTCTTTCTGGAAAGGAAGAGCTTAACGGTGTTAAAGGACCTGAAGCAATCAGCTCAGCCCTTAAAAAGATAAACGTTGACCAAGAGCTTATAAAAGCTAGGGCTCAGATAGCCTCAGGTAAGAAGTCGTATCGTGACACAGCTGTGCGCAAGCTTGGTTATCTTAAAACAGCTCAGAGCCTTAAGATGCATCCTTCTGACTGGATGATGAGCAAGGTTCCAGTGCTTCCTCCTTTGTTCAGGCCTGTAAGCGTTATGCAACAAAGTGGGTTGCCTATGGTTGGAGACGCTAACTATCTTTACAAGGAGTTAATCGACTCTAACAATGAAATGAAAGAAGCTTCTAAGAGCTTTTCAAATCTGTCAGACCACAGGCTAGCTTTATACGACTCATTTAAAGCAGTTACTGGACTTGGAGACTCCGCCAATCCAAAGCTAGAACAGAAGAATGTTAAGGGAATACTAAAGCAAGTCTTTGGTGACAATCCAAAGTATGGCGTTCTTCAGAGAAAGCTTCTTGCGTCAAACGTAGACATGGTTGGTCGAGCTGCTATTACTCCTAACCCAGACTTGGACATGGATCAAGTAGGTCTTCCTGAAGACAGAGCTTGGTCGGTTTATAAGCCGTTCATTATGCGACGACTTGTAAAAAGAGGAGTCGATAGATTTAAAGCCTCTGAAATGATAGAGAAGAAAGACCCTATGGCTATGGATGCCATGACTTCTGAGATGGAAGCAAGGCCAGTAATCATTACTAGGGCCCCAGTTCTTCACCGATATGGTGTAATGGCTTTCAAGCCGAAGCTGGTCAAGGGTAGTACGCTTCAGGTCCCTCCTATTATTGTAAAGGGGTTTGGCGCCGACTTCGATGGCGACGCTATGAACTATCACGTTCCAACCACTGATGAGTCTGTAAAGGATGCGATAGAGAAGATGCTTCCTAGTAGAAATCTATTTGCTGTAAAGAACTTCAAGGTTCACCAGTTGCCGATGAATGAATATCAAGGCGGACTTTACACAGCTACCTCTGAAGCATCAAAGAGGCCTGAGCGTTATTTCAAGACTAAGGCTGATGCCATGCGTGCATACCGTTCCGGTGAGATAGACGCCAACGACAAAGTTGTCATAGTGGAGTAGCCGTGACCCAAGAGTACAACAGTGGAGACGTCTCCACAAAACAAGCCGATCTAAATCCTAATATCTCTCTGCAGCCACACCAGCAGGGAGTAGTGGACAAGGTACAGAAACAGCTAGACACAACTGGTAAAGCTCGCATGCTGCTTTACCATAGTCTTGGCTCTGGTAAGACTTTAAGCGGATTAGCTTCAGCAGACGAGTCAAAGATACCTTACACAGCTGTAGTTCCTGCTGCCTTACGTAACAACTTACGCAAGGAGCAAGAGAAGTTTATAGACCAAGACACTGCAACACCTAGCAGCGTCATGAGTCATACCGGCCTAGCACTTGGAAAACCAATAGATAACCCAGGCTCTATTCTAATAGACGAAGCTCACAGATTTAGAAACCCAGCGTCCGCTCAAGCTAAGAACCTTATGGAGGCTGCTAGAAAAGCAAAACAGGTTGTGATGCTTACCGGCACTCCAGTGGTAAATGACCCTAGCGACTTTACATTGCCGTATAACATACTTACAGGAGAGGACGTTAGTAAGAATGAGTTTGAAGACACTTATGTAAAAGACACAGCCAGTCCTACTTGGTACAACAGACTTCTAAACTCAGATCCAGCAGAGCCAGAGATAATTAATCAGCAGCAACTTAAAGACAAGCTAAAAGGTAAGGTAGACTACTTTGCACCGCTAGCTCCCAAGGCTGAAGTTAATCGCAAAGACGTAGTCGTAGAAATGAACCGAGATCAGACAGACCTTAACAGCCATATAATGGGTCAGCTTCCTACTGTACTTAGGTGGAAGCTAGAGAGGAACTACCCTCTAACAAAAGATGAAGTAAGCAGAATGTCTAGCTTTATGACAGGGCTTAGGCAGGTAGGGCTTTCAACACTTCCGTTCATGAAAGAAAACAAAGACATTCAAAAAGCTTTCGATGATTCTCCAAAGCTTACTACAGCGTTTGGTAATCTTAAGGGGCTTTTAGACAAAGACCCTAAAGGCAAAGCTCTTATCTTCTCCAACTTTATCGATGCAGGGTTGTCGCCTTACCAAGCCGCTTTAGACAGAGCAGGTATTCCTGCAGCTTCGTTTACAGGTGCACTATCAGATAAAGAGCGTAAAAGACTGGTTGACGACTACAACAGCGATAAGCTTAAGGTAGCTTTGCTAGGTCCAGCAGGAACAGAAGGTTTGTCGTTTAAAGGTACCAAGCTAGTTCAACTGCTTGACCCTCACTGGAATACAGCTAGAAGCAGCCAGAGCGAAGGCCGAGCTCTTAGGTTTGACAGCCATGACCATCTTGATCCAGAAGACAGAAAAGTTTCAATAGAACGTTACATAGCTAGGACTGCTCCAGGAAGACTAAGATCTTTGCTGCGTCATATAGGTATAGGTGCAGACCCTATCCCTGCAACAGATGACTACTTGATCAACGCTGCCAATCGTAAGCAGAAACTTAATGAAAAATTCCTAAATGTACTTAAACAAATTGGAAGTAAAGAGTAATATTATATGTACTTAGCTGGAAAGGCTAGGGCCTGTTTTAGCACTCTCCTGGGACTAATCGACGCTCGAAGCGGAAGTGCGTCAGAGCGACGAAGTCTTTTCAGCTGGGTTATTAAACTTTGGAGACTACTATGAGCTTGCAAGGACTGCATAATTTGTTTTTTAAATCAGCTGCATCAGAGAGCAACCCAGGCTTGTGGGCTAACGTTCAAGCAAAAAAGAAAAGGGGAGCACCTCCAGCCAAGCCAGGCAGTGAAGCTTACCCAGACAAGAAAAACTGGGATAAGCTAACATCCGAGAAGTCAGCTCGTAACATGCAGCTTGCTACAAGGATGAGGCCAGGTCCTGACAGAATGCCAGAAGCAATGTCAATGATGGACCAAGCTAGAAACATGGTTAATCCAACTGACGAAGACTTGGACAACTACGGTATAAGCAGACCTGCTCTAAGTGGAATGCTAGGACGTCTTCAAGATGACCCTTCTGAAAAGTACGACTTCTCAAAGCACAGAGCTAATCCTACACTTAGAGCCGCTGGATACGCAGGCTTAGGTGGCCTTGGAGGTCTTCTTGCTAGTAGGTTAACAGGGCAGCCTCTGTCAACATCTATAGCAGCTACTTTGGCTCCTGCAGCTATGGGTGGAGCGCTGGGTCTTTACAGTGCTGGTAACCATAACAAAGACTTACTGGCTACATCTAAAGTACTAAAAGACTACGGCCTTCTAAGACCTGAATTGCTTAGGAGAGCTGCGCCTTTACTGGTAGGATAGCTATTTGCTATAGCAATAGCTATTAATCGTAGGTTAAACTTGTCTAACGGCTTTACTATATACCACATGGAGATTGTGAAATGGACTTCGCTAGAATCGAACGATCAACTAAACTTGCTGCTTATCTAGGTCGTAAAAACGGCATGCTTGTAAAACAAGCAATTGGCGAAGGCATGATGGACAGCCTTAAAGGCCTTGGTGACAGCGCAATGTCAGGGTTAAAAGGTCTTGGTAACAACGCTTTAGATTATTACAAAGGGCTTGATCCAACAGCTCAAGCAGCTATCTTGGGTGGTGGCGTAGGCGCTGGCGTTGGCGGCATAGGCAACGCTCTTTTTGGTAAACGAAAGAAAGGCGTAGGCATTCTTGGCCGACTTGGCCGCGGTGCTCTTGCTGGTGGCGGTGTCGGTGCCTTAGGCGGCGCCGGTATTAATGAAGCCGCAATTAGACTTGGCATGGGCCGTACAGGTGCTGACCGAGATATGTACTTGTCAGGTAATGTTAATAATGCTTCAGATTACATTGCTCCTCCAGTAAACCTAGCCCACAGCTACTTAGACCCATACGAAAAGTATAACTTGCAAAATAAGCAGGTCAACATGCCAGCGTTAGACGCAGAACCTCGATAATAATAAATAAGGTAATCAACATGGCTATCAATAAGTATCTTTTGAAGCAGGCACAGCTTAGAGTCAAGCAGGCATTCATGCCTCCAGAACAAGCAGGGGCTCCTCCAGGCGCTCCTCCAATGGATCCTTCTATGGGCGGCGCTCCTCCACAAGGAGCTCCTCCAATGGATCCTGCTATGGCTGGCGGTGCTCCTCCTATGGACCCAGCTATGGCCGGTGGTGCCCCTCCAATGGATCCTGCTATGGCTGGTGGTGCTCCTCCTATGGACCCAGCCGCTGCTGGTGGTGCCCCTCCTATGGACCCTTCTATGGGCGGTGCTCCTCCTGATCCTACAGAACAAATCAGGTCAGTTGTAAAAGACGAAATGCAGCGAGCTATGGCTGAGGCTAAAGGCGGCGGTAAGGGAGCTGCAAAGAAGAATGACGGAGCTCAGACTGAGGTGTACATGCACCGCATTCAAAAGCTCATGACTCATCTTTACTCATCCTTAGGGCTTAACTTGCCTCATGATATTCTTGATGACCCTAAGGGGCAGCAGGGCTCTGACGGACAACAGCAAGGTCCAAGCGGTGCTCCAAGTCAAGGAGCTCAGCCTATGAAGACAGCGGCTGACAACTTCAGCGTAAGTGAAAAGGCAGCAGGCATTCTTCATTTACTAAGACTTAAGAAAGACTAGTATCATGTTTCTTGATTACCACAACTTGTTTGATGTTAGTCCAGTTGTTAAAGCTACAAGGATAGTTGTTTACGATAAAGACAGTAATCCTATAGCCTTGTTTCTAGAGAATCCAAACAGCACCATTATCTGCTACACAGCTGCAGATAATGGTTTTACAGAAATATTAAGGCAATATGGAATTAATCCTCCTATTGTTAAGAAAATAAACATAGGAGCTTAATCATGCTTAAGACCACCATAGGTCAGATCATGGTTAACGACGCCCTTCCTGCAGAGCTAAGAGATTACACCAGATCTTTAGATTCAAAAGCTTCTGCTTCGCTTATGCAGATCATAGCTCAAAATCATCCAGAGAAGTACAAAGACATATCAAAGAAGCTTTTTGATATCGGTAGAGATGTGTCTTATAACAGTGGAGGATTTTCATTCGGACTAAAAGACCTAAGGGAGTCTAATCACTCTATAGACGCTAAGGCTAAGCTAAAGCTAGCTATAGATGGAATAATGAGAAACTCTAGAATAGATGAAGACACTAAAAATAGTAGTATGATTGAGCTGCTTAACAATGCTCAAAGCGGTATGGAAAAAGGCATATTTGATGACTCACTACGAGAAGGTAACCAGCTAGCTAGACAGATTCAGTCAGGGTCGCGTGGTAAGCCGATGAACCTTAAAAGCCTTAGAGGTGGAGATCTACTCTACACCGATCATCACGATAATGCTATTCCCATTCCTGTGTTCAACTCATACTCTAAAGGCTTAAATCCTGCTGAGTACTTTGCTGGAGCATTCGGTGCCCGTAAAGGAGTTGCTGATACTAAGTTCGCAACAATGGACGCTGGATTCTTTTCAAAACAGCTAAATCAGATAGGTCATAGAATGGTTGTCGTAGGTGACGACGCTGACGATCCTAAACGGTTTGAAAGCCGTGGACTTCCTGTAGACATAGAGGATGATGATAACGAAGGCGCGCTTCTAGCTATGGCAGCTGGGGGCTATGCTAGAAACACCGTGCTTACACCTAGAGTTATAAAAGACTTAAAGGCTAACAACGTAAAAAGGCTCTTAGTAAGAAGCCCTATAGCAACTGGAGCTCCTGACGGAGGGCTATACTCTAGAGATTTAGGCATAAGGGAAAGAGGCAGCTTTGCTCCAATAGGCGACGCCATAGGTATTGCCGCTATGCAAGCTCTATCCGAGCCTATTTCTCAAGGTCAGCTAAGCTCTAAGCACACAGGTGGAGTAGCTGGAGCAGCTGGGGCAGTCTCAGGCTTTAAACACTTAAACCAGCTTGTTCAATCACCTAAGCAGTCTCCTTACTGGGCAGCTCATGCTCAGCGTGATGGTAAGGTTACTGGAATTAAAGAAGCTCCTACAGGTGGCACATTCATAGCGATAGACGGAGTTGAGCACCACGTAAACCCTGGAGTAAACTTGTCTGTGAAGCTTAACGATGTAGTAGAGGCTGGGGACACATTGTCTGACGGTATTGCCAACCCTGCTATGCTTACTAGGTTCAAAGGAATAGGTGAAGGTAGGCGTCAGTTTGTACAAGCCTTTAAAGGAGCCATGAAAGGCGCAGGCATGTCTGGAAACAGACGCAACATAGAAGTCATGTCGAAAGGCCTTATCAATCACGTCAAGATGAGCGATGAGTACAAGCAGTACGCTCCAGACGACGTCGTACCTTATGACTCGGTAGAACACGATTGGGAACCTAGAGAAGGACATACCATAGTAAATCCAAGAGAAGCTATTGGTAAATACCTTGAGCAGCCCGTGCTGCACTACAGTATAGGGACTCCTATCAAGCCTTCTATGATAAAAGACTTAAATGAGTTTGGTGTCTCTAAGATTACTGTTCACAAAGACCCTGCTCCGTTTGAAGCTCACTTCGTTAGGGGTTTGGAAAACCTTCAGCATGACCCAGACTGGATGACTAGAATGCTTGGAAGCAATCTTAGAAAGTCAACTTTAAATGCCGTGCATCGTGGTGCGGTAAGCGACGAGAAGGGCACGTCCTATGTGCCGTCATTAGCCAAGGCTGTAGACTTTGGTAAGAGCGGTCCAGTAAAAGGATTTAAAGTAGAAAAACCTAAGAGTGAAATACTTAAACCAATTGAAAATGACGGAGTTTTATAATGAGCGACTTTATACACAAGTGGGCTAACATGGGTCAGCCTAGTAAGCCTTCAGCTTTAAAGCCATTGACTGCTCCCACCATTCCTTCTGCAGGGGCTTCACCATCTTTATCTGCAGCAAAATCAGAAAAACCATCACCTCAAGATGTAAAGAACGTTAACACTTCGCCAGCTCTTATGGCCCCTTCTACGATGCTGCCGCCTGTGTCAAATCAAGCAGCAGCAGTGGCTCAAAGTAGTGGAGACGTCTCCACTAACACCCAAGGTAATAATTATGCTAAGATGGCAGAGGTCATGCTTGAGCTTATGAAGAGCGGAAGCTTAACTGAAAATATTCTCAGTATGCGGCCTAGATAATTAAGAGCATTATTGATAATAATCACCTGTAATTGTTGCAGAGTGAACCAATAAAGAGCATAATGGCTCTGTGTTACTTTCTAAGCCATGGAAGGTTAAGAAATATGAGCAATAACAATAAGTCGTTTTTACTTGAGTTACCTTCTTTAGTTAAAGGGCTTGTTAAGCAAGCTGAACTTGGAGGCGAAGGCAATGATACTCAGTTTGAACAGGCTTTCAGCAATCTTGCACACGCTTATTTAAAAGACAAAGCCCCAGGACTTCTAGACTACGAAGTAGGCTTTGAGCTTATGGAGCGCAACGAAGACAACACCAAAGCAGTTGGTCTGTTTGGTTTTAAAGTTGGCAGCCAGTGGCTGTATGCGCCAGTGTTCTTTATTAATGGCGACCTTAAGGGTCATGAGCTGCTTTATCTTAAAGACCAAGATCAATTCGTACCTCTTAAAGAAAACTGGCTTAACTACATTCTACGCCGTAAGCCAGCCAGCCTTGGCAAGAAGACCGACCAGAACATGGGCCGTCTTGGCTTCCTTACTCCTGACCTTCAAGCGTTTAGCAGACCTCCAGCTAAGTTCGCTTCGGCTAACAAGCCTGCTGATGACTCTGATGAGATGATGGAAGGTGTAAGAGCTTTCGCTAAGTTCGCTTGCTCTAACCCTGTGCACGATCCTAAGTTCGCTAAGACAATTACTCTAAAATCATTTCTAAATAAAGAAGCTTCTCATAGTAAAAGTGCTTACCGAGAGCTTGTAAAAGGCATTATCGATATCTGTCAACGGTTTCCTAAGATGGCAGAAGCTATTGATAGTACATGCGGTAATGACTTTCTTAAAGATGCAGTTGCCAAGCTTGGCACGTTAACAGAGCCAGGCGTTCTCGCTGAAGACACCGTACAGCTAAGACATCAAGAGAAGCAGGCTCTTACTATTATTGTAAGAAGCTTTAATTCTTCATCTAACGGCTCAGAAGACATTATGGATTCTTCAGAACCAGATAAGAAAAAGCTTCTTACTGATGGAGTTATCTTTAGGGATGCTAGAACCAAAGATGAAGCATCTATCGCTTACAGAATTCAAGAGCCAACCTCAATAGAAAATCCTCCAACTACTGGAGTTTACGACCTTCTTGTTTCTCCTTTCTCAATGTTAAAGACTGTAATCTTCCTAATGCCTCACGGACCTTCTGGAAGGCAAGACTTCGCCACAGTAGTTAACTACGAGGGAGAAAAAAGTTGGATCAACAGCCATCCAGGTAATCTGTTTACCAGACCACCAAGAGATGGCGGACAAGACTCACCAGAAAGCAAAACTAGCGGTGACAGCTATGCTAAGTTTTTTGAGAAGCTTCCAGAATCGTCCTCGTTAACAAAGGGCGGTATTTACATGGCAGTCAGCGAAAGTGGAGACGCTAGCGTTCCCTTTGAAGTACTTAAGACAGACAGTGCGTCTGACGGCACTAAGAACTACAGAGTACTTTATCACGACTCTGCTTCACAGCAGAAGCCGTCCTATCTTCCAAAATCTAAAGTAAGCGATGGTTGTGACGACCATGGTTACAGTAACAATGTAATAGGCGGCGGACGTAAGCTGTACGTAACTGATAAACCAGGCTCCCGTATCAAAGCTATTAAGGGAGACCTTTATATTCCTGGTAATTTTAAAATGATAAAGTTGTCAGGTGATTGTTGCACAGGTGACGGCTCTATCGTCCCTGGAAATCTTACTGACCTTCAGCACGCTATCTATCAAAAGACAGCCTCTTTAAACGTCAGGCACACTGGCTCTGAGGTATCTGTTAATGGTAGAGTTCTAGAACCCAAGGAAGCGCTTATCCATCTAGTACGAGACGTTGCTCTGCGTGAGAAGCAAGCTCGATGTATTTTGGAAGAAGCTAAGCAAAACAAAGTTGCTAACTATAGAGTACACAAGCCGGTCAAAGAGGATGCAGGCGACTTAATAAAGTCAGCAGCTCCAGGCGACCAAATAGACCAATCAATGCAGGGCACTACCTCTGCTCCTGCTTTTCCTACTCCTCCAACAGGTATGGAGTCTACGTTGTTAGGAAGTGTGCAGTCGTCATACCCTCAGCAACAGTCTCTGCCTGCGATGAACAGCCAGTCTCTTCAGGCTAACTCAGCCGTATATGACCCAAGGCTTCCTGATCCAAATACTATGGCTATCGGCTACAACGCTGCTCAGTCTGGTCAGAAAGAAGTGTTTGATACTTCTATGATCGGTACCTTAATCAAGTCTGTTCGCGATGACACAATGGTAGATCGCCACTTGGGTGACCTTATGGGCGGGCTAGACAAGATTGGACGTATTCTCTTTAGTTTCTATTGGCACAAAGACAAGTTCGAAGACCGATATGGTAAGAAAGACATTCCTGAGCTTGAAGACAATCTTAGGAACTCTTTTGAACAGCTCGGAGACTTGTTATTGTTCCTCAAGCAGAAGACTATTGACTCGTACCCTGACGAAGGCATCAGCCTAGACGACAACAACGTGTAACGGAGCTAGAAATGCGTATATACGAAAAGCATTATAGAAGCATAAGCGCACCTAAAGGCGAGACCACCCAGCTAGAGCTTGGGTTCTTCTCTGAAGGTTTCATAAAGAAAATCATAGTAAAGCAAGTGGGCGGCGGCGCACTTGTTAACTTTACTGTTGATGTCTTTAACTCTAAGAAGGCGTTTTTAGACGGGTCGTCTTCTGGTGGTGACGAGGTTGGCGGAGACTACTCTGCAGATCAAGAGCTGTACAGAGTATTTGCTCAGGCCTCTGGAACATCCGGAGAGCTCCTAACAATAATCGACGATTACGGCAAGGCTTACAAGAACTACGATGGCCCATTGTCTGATAGAAAGCGAAAGATCTATATTCAAATACATCCTTCAGGTACTGGTTCAGCTACTTGGGACATAGCCTTGTCTGGTTGGAGCGACGTAGGCTAATGGAAGCAAGCATTTCTGAATACGTTAACCTTAGAAAGACAAGCCCAGTAAGGCCAGTTGATTGGCGCTGGCGTCGAGCTAATGCTCTGTTTGACAACAAAAAGCAGCCAGACAGGTTTAACGATGATAAGTTTGTTCAAGCAGCTTGGAAATTCGCTAGGTTACTTAATAAAGTAGAGAACTCATGGGAGTACTGTATAAAGTGCTTACCTAACCAAGCCCTTGCGGACGCTTACGAACTGTACACTCAGCCAGAAGCAAAAATTATGCGTTGGGAGCTTGAAGCTAGAATTCTTGCTAGAACAGACATAGTTACAATTACTGAGATATCAGGTCTGTCTGCAAAATGCATCAAATGGTACGAGAGCTTATTCTTCAACGTATCAGATAGACTAGACAACGCTTCTTGGATTATGAACTTTGCTATTGGAAAGAACGCGTTCTTCGGTGCATCTGAACGAGACTTAGACGTCCTGTGGAAGGTATATGCTTACCTATACGGACCTTCAAAATTAGAGTGGCTCATACACAACAGAGCTGACGCAGAGATCAATATATGGGCTAGTGAAGAGATAGCTTCAAATCTTTTAAGAAAGAACCTACACAGCTCGAAAATTGTTGCACCCAACAGCTGGAATCAGTTACAACTGCTACAGATGCATCAGAAGGAACAAGAAATGGCGTCAGAGTCGTCTGCTTACAAGAGCACGTCTGATAATGGCAACATTCTTAATTATGTTATGAACGCTATGTCCACTGTAGTAACTACTGGATCTAACGCTAATAGCAAGAATACACTCAGCTGGGTTGGGCAAGATGTCAACGCAGCGGAGCCTAGGGCCGATGAGGCCATGATGATAGCTAACGGGGATACGACCATATTGGAAAGTCTAGTAGGCACTATATTACCGGAGGCCAAAGCCGATGGCGACACAAGGGCTCAGTAAAGAATCTGAAAGTAGAATAACCGACTCCTTAAGCGAGGCAGCTGAGCTTGTAAACTCAGGCTCTTCGCCTAATGAAGCCATTGCCAAAACAGCCTCAGCCTACGGTGTACCCGTAGGTCACTTAGAGCTTATGGTAAGGGCATTCAATACTGGAAGGAGTGAGGCACACCGCCAAGCAGGATCAGACCCTCTTGAAAAGCTGGCAGAGTTCGATCTGGCAGACTTGAAAACGGTAATAGGTTTGGTTTATCCAGACTCTGTTAAGACCGCCGCTTCTATGATCAAGGAAGGCGCAATATCCGACGCTTACAAAAGGCCACCTGTTCAACCTAAGTTTGAACTTAAGCCTCTTGGTAAGTTAGCTTCAGACCAAGGCAAGTATGCTACATTAGCTCAAGACAGCCTTGGAAAAACCAGAGTAATCAGCTCACTTATTGAAAAAATGGGTAGAGACTCTGAAAAGCTTAGAATGGATTCTGCTCATAGCAAAGATATGATGATGGACGGCATCACCAAGATTGCTACTTACTTTAGAACTTTTGGAGGCGTTCCATTTAGCGTCGCCAAAGAAAACAGCGTTAGGTTGTTTGGAAAGAAGGCAGAGTCACTTCTCAACATACTTGCTATTTCAAACAAAGCGTTTCGTAAACAAGCTGGCACACTGTCAGACATTATGGCTCCAGTTGAGCTTTCACAAGCTCCTTACAGTCTTATAAAAGATTGCATTAAGCACGCTGAAGTTCACTTGAATAAGAAGGCAGCAGTTGATCACCTTAAAAAGGTTATCGGGTCTGCCCTGTCAGCTGCTTTCTCTGAAGACCTTCCTGGTTCTAACACAGGTTCAGTCTTAGACGGTTTGAATAAGTCTGCTGGTAAGCTGTGGGACAAGAATAAGGGTATGTTTAATAGCGCTTACAACTTTGTCCAAAGCGAGCCTAAAGACAAGACAGTTTCTAGAGATTCAAACGAATACAAATTTAGAAACGATCAGATAGCTCAAGATATGACTCTAAAGAACATTAGAGCTAGCGCAGCTATATCTGACTTAATGGCTAACGACGAAATCATAGGCGGGTACCACCCTGAAGACGTGGCATTCCACTTTAATGAAATTAGCAGCATAGCTCCAGACACCACCACAAACACTGCTATTATGCGACCTCTTCTTAGAAAGCGTTTGGTAGGTGGAACCTCTGCTATTGATCCTTCTGACGTTCAGCAAATGTTAGATATGGAAAACACAAGAGGAGAGACACAGTCTTACAGAGCAGACAACGCCTTTGGAAAAGACTCTCCGTCTAACAGTAGAATTAAATCAATAAACAGCAGCATAGATGAACGAAAGGGATTTAAAGGCCCTAAAGAAGATAAGGAGTAGGAGCAACGCTCTGAATTAATCCATAGTTAACTAGGAGACAGTAATGTCCAAGCTTATTGAAAGCCTTTTCAACAAAACAGCTAGTGAAGCTGTCGAGCTGCTATCTCAAAGGTATGCCGATGTTCAAAAGGTATCATATGAAAAAAGAGCAATAGACAAAGACACTAGAAACGCTTTGATAGGCGCAGCTATAGGCGGCGGAGGAGGCGGTCTAGCGACTTTAGGACTAAACTACTTAAAAGGTAAAGATTTAAACGCAAGCGACGCCTTGTACGGAGCAATGGCCGGAGCTATTCCAGGCGGAGCCTTAGGCTATTACGGTGGAGGCTCAATAGAGGATATGCTATCTAATAGTCCAGCTGCCTCTGCTGCAGCTACTGCTACTTCACCAGCACCTACTCCACCAACTACTACTTCACCCAATCCTGCAGTAGTCTCTGCAACTTTGGCTGCTAATCAATCAAACCCTACAGCAGCTTCAGCGCCTACAGTAGCAGGAGCGCCTCCGCTGCGAGACCCAAACGACTACGGAATAACGCTTGATCAAGCAAACGCAATTGAAGGAGGGGCGTTAAATGCTGCGAAGGGCTTAGCTCTTACTCGTTACGCAATTAACCCAACTTTAAAAGCTATTAACCCTCACGGAGTACACTCCTCCAGAGCGCAAAAAGCTACCAAAGCCATGACTCTAGCCTCACTTATTGCGGCTTACACCGCTTTTGGTGCAAACGAGGGGTACCACATGAATGACCCTAAAAACCAACCCTAATCCGTAAGTAAGTATTTAAAAACAAATAATACAACAATTTTGAGGATGCCTACTTATGATGATCAAAATTATAGCTCCGAACTCTCAGGACTTCGGAGATTCAGTAAGCTCCCTAATTAAGGTATCCTCTAAAGGCTTAGTAGGATCAGACCTGTCATCGTTTATTAAGAGAGCTGGAGACGGCGCTGCCCATCTTCTAAAAGGAATAGACTTCAAGCCTGGTGAGCAACCTATACACATGATAGCTATAGGAGCTACAGAAGCTTACGGACCAAATAGAAACGGTGATGGTTTCAAAGAAGCCACATGCCGCAAGTACCATGACACGTTCGTAAAGCACGCTAGATGGTACAGAAACCATAAGAATAAAGACCCACAACAAAGCTATGGCTTAGTTAAAGCTTCCATGTTCAATGACAAGATGAAGAGAGTCGAACTAATAGTTGCACTTAATTCAACTAAAGAAGCTGCAGAACGAAACAAAGGTCTAGTAGCTGACAAGGAAATGCAGAAGATTGCTTCTGGAGATGATAACTGGGGCGTCAGCATGGCGTGCCGAGTAGCTCATGACGTCTGTTCAGGCTGCGGTAACAAAGCTAGAAACAGAGACGAATACTGTACTGAAGACATGTGCAAGTACGGCGGCTGCCGAGGTAACCTTACCAAGGTTGCTTCAGACGGACACGTATTGCATGTAGATAACCCCAATCCAACTTGGTTCGATATTAGCGACGTTTATAGACCAGCAGACCGCATAGCTTGGGTAGTAGGTCATTATAAAGCAGCTTCAGGCGTGTATGTAGCTGGCGGAGCTGAACTAGCTGAACTTGCTGGCGTCGGCGCTCCAGTAGGAGTGCTAGGTGGAGACCTTTCTGCTGACATCACGAAAATGGTCGAAGCAGCTGTTAAGATGGCTGAGCTTGAAAAGTCTGCAAGTGCTTACAGCCCAGTGCTTCTAGCTACTATCAATGCTAGAGTTAGACCGTTACCGTTCTGGAAACAAGCAGCAATGGGCGGCTCCTTCCCTTGGTCAGCATGTGCTAAGCAGGGGATAATTATTTCTTTGGAAGACTGGTTGCTAGCTAAGGGGCATGACAAACTTGCCAGCGAAGTAAAGAAATACATGCCAGGAGTCTTCAGTAGGATCATTGGAGACGTCTCCACTATTGAAAAGCTTGCTGACAGGAACTCAGACCCTTCATTAAGTATTTCTACAGAAAAACAAAACATGGAAGCTTACAAGTGTGCAGCTGCCCACTCTGTTAGTAACAAGAGCCTAGAGAGCAGCGTACACATGGCTGTTATTTCAGGGTTTAGGCTTCCTAACATTATTAAGCAAATGGATAAAACAGCTGAAACATCAGATAAATATGAAGCATTAGCTAAAGCTTATGCAGTTCATCAGCTTCAGTGGATCAAGGCGGCATCAGCGAACGAAACGGCAGAACACAACTATCGAAGGGCTGTTCTTGCTTACAACGTCATCTGCTAATTAATAAAAGATTGTAAAAAAGTGCAAATAAGCTATTGCACGTTTTTGAAGTAGTGTACAGAATCAATAAAGACGTGAGAGTAACACTCTGGGACGACTAAGGATAGTTGTCCTCAACACGTTGATGTATAAAGGAGTAAATTCACAATGCCACAGCTATTTGACCAGCTTCGAGAGTTCCTTTCCGAAGTTGAAAACGAAAAGCAAGCTTCCGTAAAGAAGAGAGCAGCTGCCAACACCGAACCAGGCAGCCAAGGCGGCGCAACTAGTCATCCTAGCAAAGACGTAGAGGATAGCACTCAGCCTGCCAGCGAAGGACAACGTTCGCAAGAAAACACATCTGATGTAAAGAAGACAATTTCTACCGGTGGAGTAGACTCCGCTAGTGATAACTCTCCTTCGCAAGAAGATCAACAACTCAATGTAGGCATCACCAGCACCTCTACTGGTGAAGACCCTTCTAACGAAGACAACTACAAGGGTGATAAAGAAGATCCAGGCACAACTCACCCAGCTAAGGCTAGCGAAGGCGAGAAGTACAGCTCTATGAACTTCAGCGCACTCAGAGCTCTTACAGAAAAGAAGGCTAATGACCTTCTTGCTGATATTGCAGCTCATCACAATAATAAGGAGGCAGAAAGTAAGATGCCCCCTTTTATTCTAGAAAAGATGAAGCAAAAGAAAAAAGACAATCCTTCCGATAAAAAAGAAGAAGAAACAAGCAAAGCTGCAGCAGCAGGAGAAGCAGCTGCTTCCTTGTCTAATGAGCAGCATGCTGAAATTGTTAAACAAGCCCAGGAAGCTGTTGCAGGCTCAATCGAATCTACCATCTTTGATGGCCTCGAAAAAGCAGCAATGGTTGGCAGCTACCTTACAGAGTTTGTAAAAGCTGCTGAAGGTGAAGCTGCTGGTCCTGAGCACGAGTCCGAAGAATCAGGCGAAGAAGAGGCTGCAGAAGAATCCGAAGGCGGAATGGATGTAGACCCTTCAATGATGTCGCAAATGGCTGGAGAGGGCGCTGCACCAGAAGGTGGCGCCAGCCCTGACGACGCGGCTCAAGAACTTCTTATGGCTCTTCAAGAACAAGGCATCGACCCCGCTGAGCTCCTTGCGATGATTCAAGGTGGCGGCGCTCCTGCTGAAGGTGGCGCTCCTCCAATGGATCCTGCTATGGCCGGTGGTGCTCCTCCTATGGACCCAGCGATGATGGGTGGTATGCCTCCTGAAGCTGCCAAAATGGCTTCTGCTAATAAGGCAGTCACAAAAGATCTAGTTAACTTGGTTAAGTATGCTCAGCACTACCGTAAAGCAGGTAAGTTCAAGTTTACGGAAGCTAAGACTGCTCAGCAAAGAAACTTGCGTGACCAAATTAAACTGTGTGTTCGTGACATAATTGGATAATATTGGAGATAACTTTAATGTCTAACTTTGTAGAAAAAACAGTTGATTACATTCAATGTGTAGAAGCCGCTCTAGACGTTGCTGAAAAGCGACTTAACGAAAAGCGAGCAGCTGATGACCGTATTAACGACCTTTTACCTAAGGCTGTTGATGCTCTTATTCAATTTGAAAGAATTGATCCAGCTGATCGTGAGAAGGCTGCATCAGCTTTAACGAATCATGCTAAGGCCCTTGAGATCCTCATTAAGGCCGCCGACGTTAACCGCACTGTTAAGCCAAAAGCTTTGGGTAAAACCGAAAAGCAAGCTAGCAGTTATGATTCTCTTAATGATCCTTATGTGGGACGACGGACTACTTCTGAGCGTGAGTCTGATCGTCGTTTTCGCCAGCACTTAGGTCTCTAAGTACTGGTTTATTTAACTCGCGCTCCTCAGGTCGGTAGCCTTAACAGACACGGAGGTCTATATAATGGCAACGCCACGTCAGATGTTTGACCACACTCTTGATGCGATCAAGGGTTGGTTTCATATGGCAGCTCTGGACTACACGGCCAAGCTGTCAAGTAATGTAACTGTAACGACTGTGTACGCTGGAAGATGCGTTCATCTTAATGCAACAGGCGAGTTTGAACTCGGCTGTACCGGCAGTCAGATGCCGATCTTCATTCTTCAAAACAGCGATGACAACGATGTCTCTAACACTGGTGGAACCACTTGGTACCCTATCGGGCCAACAGGTGTTATCACTGGTTTAGTAGCTAAAGGCTCTTATGAGCTTGAGACTACTGAGTTTGATACAGCTCGTACCTATGCTCCTAATGATTTTCTTCGATGCAAGAGCAGCTCTAACAGCAGCACTGATGGTGGTCTTTTGACTAACGCTAGTGTTGTTACCTTAGAAAACTCTTCGGCTCTTAGCAGCAGTACTAATCCTACCGCTGTAGTAGGTGTTGTTTCTCGAGGCGTTCGTAAACGCCAGTCAGATCGCAATAACGTATTAGCGTTCTGGCCCACCTACAAACCAGGCAAAACCGGCTACTAAACAGGAGGATAGTTACCATGGCTTACGATAATGAAACTAAGCTGACGAACGAAACGTTCCTTAGCTACCTTGAAACTCCTGGAATGGAAAAGCGAGCACTCGATGCAGTGGTCGACTACACCAGGTACAGGATGCGTGAAGAAGGCTTCTACCGAAGAATTCTTCCACCAGTACAGGTCAGCAATGACGACCTTGATCAACAAGTCGACACTGATAAGCCTGTAAAGATTATTGAACGTGAACCTGATTCTCCAGCAGCAATCTCGATTCCTTTCAATACTCTTCCTATGAACCTTTATGTTCGTGGACAGAAATACCGAGTAACCTTTGACCGTATCGTGACCCCACGATTCACAAAGGACGTAGATGAACTTCGTACTTACCGCATGGATATCAGGCAGATCCTCTCGGATAATGCCATTAAGGATATGTTAGCGGAAGAAGATCGTAAATTCATTGCTGCTTGTAATGCTGCCATGGGCGGAGCTGCAGATACTACTGTAACTCAGTCAGGCTTAGTGCAGTGGGAAACCATCTACGGTGGTATCACCCGCGACACCTTGCAAGACTCTTTCAAGATTCTTCCAAGAACTATCAGTCGACTTGAAGTAGGTACCTGCTTGGTCAACAACCTTACCATTCGCGAACTGATGAAATTCGGTCGTGAGGAAATGGGTGGTGACTTCAGTCAGGACGTATTCAAAAACGGCTGGTCGGAACAGAACTTCATGAATGCTCGTTGGATCATCTCCATCAAGCAGGACTTGGTTCCTACTGACAGCGTGTTTATGTTCGCTGATCCTAAGTTCCTGGGCAAGTCGTTCATTCTTGAAGATACAACTCTTTATGTGGACCGAAAGGCCTACATGTTAGAATTCTTTGCCTATGAAACTCTTGGTGGTGCCATCGGCAATACCAACGCAGTTGCCCGTGTTGACTTTGCGTAATTGTTCTGGGGCTGCTTAACGGCAGCCCCTTTTAAATTTAGGTTTGGAGAGTGACAATGTCTAATCTTACAAATGAAGAACTCAACCAAGCTCAAACAGCTCACGCTACATTAGTTCGTGAGGTGTTTATCCCTGTGTTCCTTGAAAAGTTGGCTAACGACTTTAACATTGTTCCACAGAACGATGAAGAAGTTTCCAGTCTTCTTGAAATGGCCGCAAGGCTTGGCGAAGCTAGCGCTCAACAGAGCGTTAAAAGTGCTTCCAACCAAACTAATCTGCTTAAGCTAGCTAATAACCAGCTTAATGGTTTGGTAACAGGAACTAATAATAACAATAACGGCATTAGCTCTGCTGTAAAGCAAGCATCTTATGAACTAGCTGCAAGGCCTGATCTAGTAGATGCAGTGCTTACCTATCACGGAGCAATTGCTAAACAGATCTCTGCTTAATAATAGTAATCTAGGAGGTTACAATGGCTGACTCTACTTGCTTAGAAACTAAGGTAAGAAACATGTCTGGAAAGACCGCTGTCTTTGGCTTTCTTCCTCCTCATGGGAAGAGGCTGGTAGCCGGCGATGAGTATACCTTCTTCGGATCTCCGACTGGGCTTCTTCAGGCAATCACTTCCAAAAGGAAGAGAGAAGCCTTTATTACTGCAGTCAAGTCAGGAGACATTGTTGTTGTAAGCACTCCTTCTCCTCTTTTTTACGACGAAACACTTGACGTAACTAAGACGATTAAAGTAGCTAACAATGTTATAAGCACTGCTAATCCTTGCGGTATAGCTTACTCAAGCTCCATTTAATTGTATTAATAAAAAAACTAAAGCCCTGGATTAGTCCAGGGCTTTTTTTATTTAATACCACTGGAAATTGAATTCAATACTCGCTATTCTATGGGCGTGGCTGTAACCCATTACGAATAAGAAAGAAGGACTTTGTGATCAAGTTTAGCATATTTACACCAACTAACGACCCGACTTGGCTACACGAATGTTATGAAAGCTTGAAGAAACAGACCCATACAGAGTGGGAATGGATTATAGTACCGAACGGATCTCCTGCTCCAGTAATACCAACAGACATATTTAATGACCCCAAAGTAATTATAAGACCTAGTGCTGAAAGCAAAATAGGAGCTCTTAAGAACTTTGCTTGCTCACAAGCCACAGGCGACATCTACGTAGAACTAGACCATGACGACTTCTTGGTTCCTTGGGCTTTACAGAGGCTGGCTGAGGAACATGAGAAGCAGGGTCCAGCCTTCCATTACTCTGACTTTGCTAGCTTCTTTCCAAATGGATCTGCAGAGATCTATAACAACATGTACGGTTGGAAGACCTACGACTTTGAATATGACGGTGCAAAATACGTAGCCCATAAATGCTTTCCACATACTCCAAGCACAATAGGCCAGATCTACTACGCTCCTAACCACGTAAGGGCATGGCACAGAGATGTATACTACGCAGCTGGAGGCCACGACGCCAGCATGGATGTAGGAGACGATCATGACCTAGTGTGCAGAACTTACATGTCAGGGTCTAAGTTTATCTACCACGAAGACTGCTTGTACCTGTATAGAAGGGTATTAGACCCAAAGAAGTCTAACTCTTTTATAAAGAAGGGTCCAGACATAGCACGTATTCAGAACAACACTTACAACAGATACTTGCATAAGCTGTGCGGTGAGTGGTGCAGAAGAGAAAATCTAGAGATGATAGACTTAGGTGGTGGCTTCAACTCACCTAAGAACTTTAAGAGCTTAGACGTAAAGAACGCTCATATCATTCATAGAGTAGGTGAGTCTCCTCTTCCATTTGCTGATAACTCTGTCGGCATTCTTAGAGCATTCGATTTCTTTGAGCACTTGCCTAGAGATAAGTTTGTCTGGTGTATGAACGACTTTTACAGAGTTCTTGCTCCAGGCGGCTTCATTATATCTGGAACTCCTAGCTCTGATGGTAGAGGGGCTTACCAAGATCCCACTCACATTAACTATATCAATCAGAACTCTTTTTGGTACTATACTGATAGGAACTACTCCAAGTATGTGCCTGAGATAACCTGTAGATTTCAAGCAGCAAGGATATGGACAGAGGCACCCTCGGAGTTCCACAAGAACAACAATATCCTATATGTTTACGCTGACTTATGCGCTTTGAAAGGACAACACCAGCCAGGCGTATGTAAAATATAGGGCATTTGGAGGATGACATGGACCCGTCAATCATTGAGTGCTCAGATCAGTTAGTACTACGCCCAAGCATTACTAGGGTTGACGGAAGGCCTATACTAAGTAAAACACAGGCACTGGTTACATCACAAGGTATGGCGCCAGTAATAGAAATGGTTCTTAGAGACTTAGAAGGTAGACCTATAAACTTCGAGTCATGCGGATTTGAGAACTATTCAAGCTCTGTAAGTTCTTCAAGCAGCTCTGCGCTTCAAGGTAAAGTGCTACTTAAAGCCAGAGAAGTATTCGACACTAATTCTGTAATTCCAGTAGTAGATATAGAAGGTGTTTTTGTAAACGCTGCAGCCGGCGTTGTAAGAGCCAAGATTCCAGTAACCGCAACTGATCTAAATGGAATATTTCAAGCTAACTGGGGAGTAATGTCAGCCTCAAGTGAGCTAATTCATTCATCGCAGTTTTATCTAGTTGTAGAAAAAAGCCAGTTCTCATCTTCTGGAAGCGACAACGGCAGGGGTCTTCCATCCATAAACGAAGTAAGGTTGTATCTCAGGGATAGTTCCCCAGAGGACAATCCACTTCTAAATACCTTAGAGTTCGACCTTCCTGAGATATGCGAAGCAATGATACTTTGCGTTCAGCATTGGAATACAATGCAGCCTAGGGTTAGAGTTACGTTCAGCACTAAGAACTTTCCAAAACCATCTGTAATGCTTAACGGTATCATGGGTGAGCTTTACTTAGCAGCTGCAAAGCACTACAGAAGAAACCAATTAAACTATACTGCAGGCGGTTTAGCTATAGACGACAAGAACAAATCGCAAGAGTACGAGACTATAGGCGACAGGATGCTTCAAGATTATCTCAAGTGGGTAAAGATGACAAAGATTCAGATCAACAAAGAAGCCTGGGATGGCTCTTTTGGCTCTACCTATGATGGGTTTGGAAGGTACAGGTGATAACTTTAAAATCAGTAGGCATAGCTACTCTAGACACACTTAGCTGGATTCTAGGCGTCAGGTCAGGTAAGTGGCCAGCCAAACGTGATAACTTTATAAAGGGTAAGAAGTGCGCAGCTTGTGGAGCATCTAAAAACCTTGTTGTGCATCATAAAATACCAGTACAAGTAGATCCAACTAAGGAGCTTGACGATGATAACTTTATCGTTCTGTGCTCTAAGCCTAGTAACTGCCACTTTGTTTTTGGCCACCTTCATTCTTACCTGTCTTGGAATACTAATGTAGTTAAGGATTGCGAAGACCACTTTAATAAGGTGAGGAATCGACCATGCCTATTGAAGGAATAGAGCCGTTTGAAAGGACTTCAATAAGGTTTGCTCCATCAGGAGGTACCGTAGTTGAATGGGAACTTAACCACCTGTTCACTGATAGGGGCCCTTACACATTCACACTACAAGGCTCAAGCTCGTCTGCAACAACAGCTAACTTTATATCAATAGGGCTACCAGCTGTTAATACTTGGTTTCTTGTAGACGACGAGGCTAGGATTTTTGGTAAAGAGCTAGATTGGTTCTATAGAGTAAAATTAGTAACTTACTCAGGTACATACTATTCACCAGTAATCTCAGCTGATTCAGGAGTTGACTACAGAACTTGGAGAATAGTTAGAGAAATACTTAGAAAAGAAACACTTAGAATGAAGCGGTTCGTTTCTGTTCCGGACGCTGTTTTATTTAAAAGAAAACGTATCGGTACAAAATGCACTAGGTGCGCCGACCCTCTTACGGATGAACCTATTGATGGCAGCTGCCAAGTGTGTCTAGGCACAGGCCTAGTTGCTGGTTATTACGCCGCTGTACCTATACTTGTAGATATGCAGGTTTCTAATGAAGTTGAAAAACAAGATGATCAAAAGGTTGGAACTTCAAGCCAAGCAGCTACTCAAAACTGCAGAATAATAAGCGATGCCGTTCTTAGCAGCCAAGATGTAATCTGGGATAAGGGCAGCGGAAGAAGATACATAGTGCATGAGTACACGGAATTGATTACCATAAGGGGGTACAATATCGTGGCTGCAATTAATCTTAGAATGGCACCGTTTTCTGATGTTGTTTACACTATACAGGAGAATGGTATATGATGGAAAAAAGAGCTCCTAGAATGATGGAATCAAACTCATTGTTTGGTCATGAGTCTAGCTTTGATAAGATTGCATCACATGTAAAGATGCTCAGTGGAAACGTCTCCACTAAAAAGAATGAGCTTCCACCTATGATCCAGCCAACACCGTACAAGCAGCCTGACTTTAGTTTTATGAATAAAGGCAATAAGTAATGAGCGACCCAAGCCCAGCATTTGATACAGGAAATAACCTATGCGCGTTAGGAATGATGCCTCACGTAGTAACAGGGTTCTTGAGAGACTGGCTTACTAATAGATTTGCAGATGCTAATAATATAGAAACTGAAGTTCTTAGGGGTCTTTTGTGGAAAGCTACTCAGCCAACAGGAATATTAATTGAGTCTATAACTAGATGGAAACCTGAGGCTACAGAAAAAAGACCTGCAATAATTATTAAAAGAGGAAACTGGACTTCAAGCAGATTAGTATTAAATGACAGCGTAGGTACAGTCGACTCATATTTAGGATCTCAGCGTTATGGAAGGCTTATGGCAGGCTCTCACACGTTATTCTGTATATCTAATTCAGGAGTTCAATCTGAGATAATTGCAGGAGAAGTTTTTAAAGATTTAAATACCTACGGATTAGTTATTGCAAATATTCTTAATTTGGTTAAATTTGAAGCAGTGGAGCTTGGAGAACTTTTTCAGCTAGAAGAAGCAAAAGAGAACTATGCAGCTCCTATAGTAATACAGTACACTGGACAAGAGGTTTGGACAGTAGCCCAGCAGGGGCCGATTCTAAAGAGGGTTAATTTATCTTCTTACCTGCCCTAAGACGGGGCGAACTAAACAGGCATGGAGGCCGATTATCATGGCGTACGTTCTGCCGCAAGTTACAGTTTTCCAAGAATTCCGCATTGCACCAGTTGCAACAGCTGGAGCCCTAAACTCCCATATCAGCGGCGGACATGCTGAGCTCTTCAGGTACAACGTACCAGAAGAAAAACAATTAACCTATTTAGGTGGCTACGACTACCTATCTGACACTTCTTTCTCTTGGCCAGGCCTTTCCTCAGGGTCTATTGTAGATACCACCTTTGTTAAGCTGTACGTAGACAACGCAAAGCTTAGGTATTATCAAAATGACGCAGGCGTAGGTGGCACGGTTACTACCGTGGCATCCCACCCTAATAGAATTAAAGCAACAGGCATAGCCTTTGCAAGCAACGGTACAAGCTACCCTAAGTCTGCAGAGCTTTATGACAGAGGCGCACGAGTTGGTGACGCTGTTTATGTCCGAGGCGTTGCTTCAGGAACTACCTACGAACTAGAAACCAGAATCTCAGGATTCATTGGTGACGACGTAGCAGCCACTAGAGCTGCAGCAACTGCAGCTGCTACTAATAAGACAAGTCAATCGCTTGCAACTTCTGTAGATGACTTAAGCACTGTTAAGAACTCTATTACAGTAACGGCTAATGCTTCTCAGTACGATGGCCGAGAAGACGGCGCAATCGATGAATACTACACTGTTGAAGTAATCCAAAGCTCAAGAAACGGAGATCTTACTACTGGTAGGATTCGCGTTACTACCAGCTCTGGCTTAGACAACGTAGCATCTGTAACTCCAGTAGCTGCAGGTGGATTCACAGCCATCGGAACTAGGGGTTTAAATTTAGAATTTGATATCAACGGTACTGCCTCTGCTTCATCCGCAGCAGACACTACATCTGTAAGCGACTACGACTTGGTTGTAGGTCACAAGTGGAGAATACATGTAATACAGGCGTTCACGCCTGCAGTAGCTACCTCAGGTGGCACATACACTGGAACTAGTGACACTACCTATATTGTAGAAGTTACTAAAGGTGGGGCCTTCGCTTCATCACCAGAAATCTCAGTATCTACTACAAATGGTGTAGACTTTAGTGCACCAGTAGTTGTAAACGCGTCTGGAACTGCCTTTAACGTAGGTAATCAAGCTATTACTGTATCCTTCTCAAGTACAGGGCTTTGCAAGGGCGACAAGTACTACATTGCAGTTACAGCTGTAGTCTCTGGTTACTTAAGGACTTTAGTTCTTGAAGACGACCTTCCTACACAAATCCAAAGTGCTGCAGATTTAGACCTTAAGCTTTATCTTGTACGCAACGCACTTGTTACTATTAACAAGGAAGAAAGCGCACCTAACGTTAATTATAGCGCAAGCGCTACAGAACTTATTGTAAAAGAAAACGTAACTGTATTTGATTCAGAATGGACAGTAGACGGTGTTAAGACTGCTCTTCCTATCGAAAGCGGCGACTTGTATGTAGAGTACAGGGCTTGGCTTCAACGGTATGTAGGTGACTTTGGCACCATTAATGATCCAGGCGACATTGTGTCACTTCTTGGAACACTTCACCCAGACAATCCTTTGTGTTGGGGCGTGTTCATGGCTCTTCAGAACTGTAACGGACAAGACGTGCGTTTCACCGCAGTGTCTAACCCAGCAGTTACTGCTGACTGGTTAAACGTACTAGATGTAGTTGGAGATCGTGAAGATCTTTACAACCTTGTACCACTTACCTTTGAGCAAGTAGTTATCGACGCTTACAAAGCTCACGCTGAAGACCAGTCTGGAGCAGAAGTAGGGCGTTGGAGAGCTGTAGTTGTAGGTCTTGATGAGTCTAGGCTATCGCCTATTGTAAGCGCAGCTAAGTCTTCAGACGGTGCTGAAGTGCTTGCAACCATATCGGACGATCCTTTCACTTCAGGTACTCAGTATACCCGTTTAAGCGTTCCAGCTAACAACGCTAAGTTCCTTACTAACAAAGTAAGGGCTGGAGATACTGTTCGCTACTTCTACATTACTGACGGCTTTGGCCGTATTGGATACACATCCTATACTGTAGAGGCTGTTATCTCTGAAAATACTATTAGGCTTAAAGCTGGCCCTGCAGCTCCAGTAGCTATTGCACAAAAGGTTGAAATTTGGAGAAATCTAAATAATACCGAGTATTCTGATGCAATTGGTAATGCAGCTGGCAAGTACTCTTCAACTAGAGTAGTAGCGATTGCAAACAATAATGTAACTTTAAGCGGTTACACAAATCAGCCTAGCTACTTCTTGGCAGCAGCTATCGCAGGTTTGCGATCTGGTGTTAATCCTCATCAAGGTCTTACCAGCGTATCTGTGTCTGGTGTAGACTACGTTGGAGACGCTATCAACGGCTTTAACACTGCTCAACTTAATTCAATTGCTGGAGACGGCGGTTGGATTATTATCAAAGCAGAGGATGGCAGCTTCATCAATCGACATGCAGTTACAACTAACAACACTGACTTAAACCGTCGTGAAGAACAAGTTCGTACTAACGTCGACAACATGAGCTATGCTTTCCGAAGAGGACTTGTTCCTTACATCGGACGCACCAATGTTACAGCTAGCACTCTGTCAAGTATTTCTATTACCCTTAAGGGTATTGGAGATGGCTTTAAGTCAGACACAGGCACTACCAGCATTGGGCCTCAGCTTATTGACTACGTTGTATCAGAACTTCGCCAACATGCCGTCCTTAAAGACCACATTGTTGTTGTAGTAAACCTGACTGTACCTTACCCACTTAACAACATCGAGCTTAAGCTAGTTGTGTAAACATTAGGCTAATTGTCTAAGTTAAGGCATAAACAGGTAAATAGGAGAAACTATAATGGCTTCAATATTTGGCGAAAACTCTGCAGCTAATTATCAAGGCGCGTTTAGGACAACTGCCGGGACTGCTTTAAAGTTTGCAGGCAAGGACCTTACCTTGGTACAGAACCTTCAGGTTTCACATCAACAGCCTGTACAGCCTCTTTTCGAAGTTGGCTCTAACAAGCGATTCTATGTAGTAGGCAAAGCCGGTGGTACTTTTACCATCGGCCAAGTCCTTGGCTTCGGCAACGAAGCTTTAAACGGCATTACTGAGCTTGCTAACCCTTGCGTAGGTAATCGTCAACTTAATCTCCTTATTCCTAACTCTTACTGTACCGTAGATGGTAAGACTGGTGGCAGCCTTAGCCTTTCTTTAAGAGGGGTTTTGGTTCAACAGGTAGGGTTTACTGTGGCATCACAGGACAACCTTATCAACTCTAATGTAAGCGGTATTATGGTAGACTTGGAATACACTGACGCTAACATTAACCCATAACAACACGGAAGGTAAGTAGCCATGGCATCAATATTTGGAAAAGACTCTCAAGGAGTATACAGGGGAGCTTTTAGGACTACCCTAGGGACGTCCTTAAGCTTTGGTGGCGGCCCTCTTACTCTAATACAGAACCTTCAGGTTTCACATCAACAGCCTATACAGCCTCTTTTTGAAGTCGGCTCTAACAATAGATATTATGTTGTTGGTAAGGCTAATGGTACGTTTAGCGCTACTCAAATTTTAGGATTTGGGTCGGCTGCATTAGACCAAGTTACATCCTTAGCTAATCCTTGTACTGGAGATAGAAGACTTACATTACTGATTCCTGGCGCATTCTGCGATGTTGATAATCCCCCAGAACTCGCAGCCGGAACTGGGGTTGGCACAGGTGACCTAACTCTTAATCTAACTGGAGTACTTCTTTCAAGTGTAGGATTCTCCATAGCCGCTCAAGATAATCTTATTAACTCCCAGATTCAAGGAATTATGACAGACCTAGAGTATGAGTACAAGTAGTCTATACGTTTAGTGCTATTGAAAATAACTGCCGTACACCTCACAATAGGGGCGTACGGCAGTTCTTTTTTATGATTGGATACCTACAATGGCTGAATCTTCAAACGAAAATAACTTTGGTGTGTTTTTTGATAAATTCATAAGCAACGTTGAAAGCTCTATAGGTAACACATCAGCCTATATTGGGTCTACAAACCCTTTGTCTAGGCCGTCTAAAAACGACAGCGATATATACTCTACAGGGACTTCACACAAACTAGACCTATCTCATACAAGTCTAGTTAGGTGTGGTGTAATAGCAGAGGCGTTGCCTTTTTGGGGATGCTATAAAGTTATAGCCTTCGACGGTGGTGCTCCGCTAATGTGCAGCCTTATTTCTGATTCGTCTCAGTCTCCTTTGGGGGCTAGAAGAATAGGATCTTTGCAGCCTCACACTAAAGTTTACTTCATAAGCAACGACAACACCGCTTGTGGCACAATATTAGGTTCAGACCCTGAAATAATGAATGACGTGGCTGATGTGCTTGCAGAGACCATCACTATGGCTTCTGGCCATTCAGTGTCTTCAGAATCAACCAATACTCTTATGTCAGCTATAGATCCTGAGTTCCTTGTAAACTTTTCAAATGGAGCTCCGCTTGATTCTACTCTAGTAGGTGAGAGGGGCTGGGTGTGCGAGACAGGAACCTCAGTGTTTATAGACCCATTCATGGCATTTATCAAAGCAGATGAAAACTGCGGCTTCTGGTCGTTCCACTTCGACCAGCTAGCAAGAATGCAAGGTCATAACATTCAAATACGTGCAGGCAGCTACGAGCAAGAGCATTTTGACGATAACGGAGAAGCTGTAGGGTACGTAGGCACTACTCCTTACTCTTGGGAAGGCGTAGGAGCGTTTGATTTAGGTACTCCATCTTCAAAGACTATATCAGCTAGAGACGAGCAGGTTGACAGGCCTTATCTAGGAGCTGCTGACATAGTAAGCTCAGAGGAAAAGGATGATCAAGTTCCCTACTATAGACTACAGACGTACACAGGATACCTTGGTCAAGGATTTAGAACTACTTTAAGGCTACCACCTGACGGAGCGTCAGGAGTTAACAAGCTAGGAGGAGCTACCGGAGAGTCAGTGTGGGAGCAACACCTTTCACTAGACGGTAACTATCACATTAGGTCATCTCAAGGAATAACTATAGCGCACTCTCCGCTATACAAGCCGCCAGTTAGAAAAGCTAGAATAGAAAACGAACTGGAAGGCGATACTAGACAGAACTATAAGTTTTCAGGGCTATCTGGGTCAGGAAAAGACCACCGACTTTCTGACACGCCCATAGACGCTGAGTCATATCCAGGAAGATCTTTGTGCGCTGATGACGACACAGCGTACGCGTTTGCATGGAGAAACGAGCATCCATTTAAGTACCATGAAAATGACTTTAATAAAATTGAGCCTCCAGAGAAAGAAGAGAGCCCATCATACGGACAGTTGTCTGGCCAGTGGTACATAGACCCTGCCAGTACAGTTACAAAAACGGTAGATCACAGATACAAAGCTAAGTATAACAAGCTAATGTCTTATTTTAAGATATTACCTGACGGTACTATCGTAATAGCTGGACCTAACGGTGAAGAGATAAGGATGGTAGGAGGCTCGATAGAGTTGAGCTGTCCTGGAGATATTCAGCTTAGACCAGGGAGGAATCTAGTATCTCTTGTTGGTAGATCAACTTGTCTAAGATCCAAGCATTCAGTTGATATATCTTCTAGCGATGCAGACGTAAGAATTAAAGCTGAAAAAGACCTCTTCATGCTAGCAGGTAACGGCAAGTCAGAAGGTAAATTGCTTATAGAGAACAAGTGTCCTAGCCAGCAGGGTATAGTTTTAAAATCAGCAGGTCAGGTGAGCACACTAGCAGAGATGGAGGTTTACATAAGGTCTGGGTCTAGCGGCGCGTCCAGCAACATAGTTATAGATGCAGGAGGTAATGCGGCTGGGGATATAGTTCTGTCAGCTAGAGTAACCGCTAACTTTATGACAGAATCTAGGTACGATTTCTTTGGTTCAGACGGAAATTACTCAGGTTCAAATGTCTTTAGTAATCAAAGCACTTTACTAGGGTCTCCAACTTACTCTACAGGTACAATGGCATGCCTTGGATACATGGCTTGCAGAAACCACTTCATATCTACTACAGGCCATATAGCCACAGCACTAGCTAAGGACTATAGCGGTTTTGTAGGCGACTTAAGCCAAGACGTAGGTAACGGACAGACTGCAGCTCAAAAAGCAGATGAAGAACTTGAAAAGATAAGGGAAGCAGAAGATAAGGTTGTAAACATGGGAGCTGATGCGTATGAGAATGCGATAAACCTTCCGTTTAGGGAAGCTGGAAGAATAGGCGATGCTAATCCTAGCGGCGGATGGGGAAAGGTGGCGTTTTACTTCGATTCTACAAGCGGATACAAAGCAGACGGATTCAGAATATACGAGAGCAGGTGGCAGCAAAGAGATAGGCTTCTTGGAGGAAGTGCTCAAGGCTGGCTCGAAAAGCCTGTACCTTATCTTGGATCTTTGACATACCCTTGGCCTGGGTATGGAGCGTGGATAGACCCAACCGCATTAAGATGGGTTGATTTGAAGTTTTATGACCTTGTTCCAAATTACGAAATAGAGGATAACAAGAACCCTGGGACGGAGATCAGAAACGTTCCTGATGGCTTTTACAAGATCATAGGCTAACTAAAGGACTGGGGATGCTATGAGTGAGAATGAGAAAGACCCACCGCTAGCTGGTAAGGCTAAGCTGTCTTCTCTTACGGATTTTGAAATAAAAGCTTTAATGCTTCAAAAAGAAGGAAAGCTTGAAGAGCTTCAAAAAGCAATAGAAGAGGTATCACCAACTAAGCCTGAAAAAGAAGAAGTCAAACCTGCAGTAGAGGAAGAGGCATCTGAGCAGGATATGGCGGCCTATAGAAACCTACTTCAAAAAGTTAAAACTCCTGTTTCTCTTGATAAAGTTTCAGCTCAGCAAAGAAGGCAAATAGAAGAGGGTATGGCGCTTCTAAACGAGATAGTGTCTGACAAGGAAAGATACGACTCGTTAAAAAAGATGCATGATGATGCTTTTAAGAGGTCAGTAGATAAGGCTAACCCATTCAAACCTCCAATTTTACCAGACCACCTTAAGCCTAATGAGCCTGAGCCTGTTAAAAAAGAGGAGATAGTTAAAAAAGAAGAACCTGTTGTTATTAGTGGAGACGTCTCCACTAAACCTGAAGCAGCCAAGCCAGTATACAAAGAAAACAACTTATCATTCATAAATGACATAGCATCACCTGCAGCTGAAGCTTCTAGGCCTCAGACTTATAAAGAGGAGCCAAGACCTCACGTGGAATACACTGCTCCAGCTCAGGAATACCAGCCGTCTGCTATTAGCTTAATGCCTAACTGCCCTCACTGCGGGTGGGACCTTAAGAGAGAAGACTTAACTGACGTAACTCCTGAAGATAAGTTTGATTTTGTTCAATCTATTTTAGGAAGTATAAGGTTTAAGAAATCATATGAAATGTTTGATGGTAAGTACAAGGTTGTGTTTAAAGCTATAACCACTAAGGAAGCTGACATAGCTTACCGGCAGATAGTAATAGACGGACAGCTGGACTATAACAGCAGGATTATTGGCGGTACCGACTTCTACTGGAGAAACCTTCAAGCCTATAGAATGGTGATGTCTTTAGACAGCATAGAGTCTGTAGATTACGGCAGGGTTAGTATTCCTTCATTAGAAGAAGCAGAAATCGAGATGCCTGACTCAGGACCTATAAAGCTTCAAAACAAGCTGGTTCCATTTTTGAATCACGTTCTTGACAACTACCTACCACTAGAAAGCACAAGGTCGATTATAGGGCATGCGTACTTCGAGTTTCAGTCTCTATGTGACAAGCTACAGGTAATGGCCGAGTCTCCGACTTTTTGGAAAGCGATCGAGTAAACTCTGTATTAATAGAGATGGCCGCCAAAGGAATCGTCGACTTCAAAGACGCTAACCTTCTCGATCGCAAGTGGCAGCTCAAGCTAAAATGGCTTGCCAAGTCTTACACTGCAAATAAATCTGCAGAAGTGGTTAAACTTGCAATTTTAAGGTATACTGGTGCCTTGGGCTACGGTACTGCTGATTTGTTCAATGAAGCTTGGGATACCATAGGAAACTTGGTGCAAGACTATTCAGACGCTTCTATGCCGTGGTTAGATCCTAAGAAGACTAAGTAACTAGCCAGGAGGGTTATAGACTTGGCCTACAACACACCTAACTACGCTTCTCAGTACGCTGAGTTCGCACCTGTACCTAATACGTTTGCTCAGAATATAGCGCAGCCTCCTATAGCCCAAGGAAGAAAACTAGGAGCTATAGGTGACTCTTTTAACATAGCAAGCTTAATAGGAACACAAGACCCAGGTATGAGCCTTATGCTCAATACCATAATGCAGCCATTACTAACCAGCTTTATAGGCAACAAATACATGCCTGCTCAGTTCTCGGCTGGAGGTAATCTATATAGCCAAATGAGAATGGGTGATGCTTTAAGGGGACAGTCCATAGCTATGGGCAACGCGTCTCAGGTAGACAAAGGCTCCATCTTTAAAATGATCCAAGGAACAGCAGCGCTTACAGGACAAAGGTTTGGAGCCCGTGAGCGTGAGTCAGCCAACCAGCTGGCTGAGACTATCAGCGGCTTTATGCCTATGGCTGCGCAGTTTGCTCCTGACTTTGTAGACAGTCTTAACGGTACTAGAGGTTCTGCCACTGTTATGGCTCAGAACATGTTCAAGGGTGCAAGGTACGCCACCGACCCAGTTACAGGAAGGCGAGGAATGAGCGCCAACTCTGTAGGAGAGCTGAGCAAGAATGTGTACGAAAGGTTGTACGGCGATAGAGCTGAAGTGTCTCAGATGAATGGGCTTACAGCAGGTAAAACAGGCGCACTATACGACGAGCTTCAACGTAGAGGAGCTATGCCTAATAGCGGCGGCAGAGGAGAGGGTATTCGTAAAATAGCTGAGCAGCTTGACAAGACAGTAGGTGAAGTATCTAACATGCCAGACTTAGACGCTAGGTTAAGACAGTTTGATGCAGATAAAATAGCTGGAAGACTTAAAGGTATGTCAAAGGCTGTTGCGGCTATGCAAGAAGTGTTTGGAGAGATGGGAGAAAGCAATGCTCCAATGTCTCAGCTTGTAGGAGCTATAGAAACTTTAACTCAAGCTAACATGCAAGGAATGGAACCTCACAAACTTGAAAAGATGGTTAGAGATACCTCTAACACAGCTAAGGCAGCCGGCATAGAAATGCCAGAGATGTTTAGGCTTATGGGAGCCTCTGCTGGAATGGCTGACAGGATGGGTGTAAATAGAGTATTCGTGCCTGGTACTACAAACCAGTCAGTTCTAGAGAATGACGCGTCTAAGCGTATGTATGGAGGCGTTACAGCCTTTGGTCTTAGCTCTTCTGACAAAATTATGGACATTCAACAGCAGCTTAACACTCAAGCCTTAAAGGACCCTAGGGTAAATCAAATAGCTAACATAGCTAGAGCAGTTGATAGATATAAGTTTAAGCCTACCGAAGGCTCAGAACTAGAATCAGTATACAAAGCTATAACAAACCCGTCGTCTGGTGGAGTCTATGAAACTACAGATGCCAAGGGAAACAAGATAAAGAAAACCCTAAGCGAATTGTCTAGGCAGCCAGGAGGAGTAAGTGAATTCCTTTTAAAAAGCGGTATGCCTGTATCTTTAGTTCAAGACTTACAAGCAACTCAAGAAGCTAACGAAGAGTACATGTTTAAGTACAACATGGGATCAAACGTAGGAAGGCCTATGCAGAATGCTGGAGCTATTACAGAGTTATCCGATAGAAACAGCATGAACTTTGCTAGGTATTCAAAAGACGATAAGGCTATGGAAGGTGTTAGCAAAGACGTAAAGTCAGCTTTCACAGACCAAGCTACAGCTAACGAAATTAACAAAGAAGCTGCAGAAGCGTTAATTAACGCTCCTAAAGATGAGATAGGTAAGCCTGAAGTAACAATTAGGAAATCTCTTGAAAGTAGTCTTAGAAAGAGGGGATTCAAGTTTGATAAACCATCAGACGAAAGATTCCTAGCATCAGCAGCAGGCGGTATAGCCGACTCATCACTTCAGTGGGCTAAGTCCTCAGGTTACCAATCACTTCCTGATGCTCAGGCTACTCTAAGCACTAGGGTGTTAGAGGAAGCTAGGATAAGCAGCGCTGAAGTTCAGCAGCAGAGTGGGTTTGAGTCTATGCTTGCAGATGTTGGTAAGACCGACCTTACACAAAGACTTACTGACTTTGTAAGGAACGCAAACAGTAAAACTAGCGCTTCAGATGCTGCAGCAGCTGTACTTAACTTTGTACCAAAAGATAAGGTACAAGAAAGATTTGCACCTTTGTTCCGTGAGATTAAAGAGGCGTCAACAGCTTACAACGAGTACGACGCTGACAAAGTTAAGCACGACTACTTAAACAACGCTATAGCCCTTAATGACGCTGAGTTGGCCAAGCCAGGAATAACCGAAGACAAACGAAGACAGCTTGAAGGAGAAAGGAATCAGCTTAAAGATCAACTTATAAAGTCAGATTTAGCAACCACAGGCGGAGTTGACTCAACCTACGCTTCTATAGTTAACGAAGCTAAAAAGAATTCAAAAGACTATGAAGCCACTGCTAGATCAAACATTAATAGCTTTAAAGATAGGCATGGAGTTACTGCTGATGAAGCTAAGACAAAGAGCACTAGAGAACTAGCCCTAATAGGCAAAGGTACAAAGCAGGCTGAGCTTAAGACTATACTTGAAAAGGCTGGAATAGAATTCACTGCTGCTGGATTCATGAGCAACGCTACTGGAGGTCTTAAAGAAGTTAATGACATAAATAAACAAATAAATAATGCTGATCCTGGAGAAGCAGCTTATGGCTTAGACATGGCTAGAAACTTCCTAGACAGATACACAACTAATGAAGGAGGACTGTTAGAGAAAGGAGGCAAGAAGGGATTAGAAATAAGAGATAAGGCGGCTATAGCTCTAAACCGTATTTCTAATTCAAGCAACGAGCTTGGTGTGACTAGAGAGGAGTACATGAATAAAGACCTGTCTAGGGTCAACTTTAACTTTAAAGACCTTCAAGCTGAAAATAAAGACGATATAAACGTTTTGACAGAACTGTCATCTACAGTTCCTGGAATGGCTTTAACGGCTAGAGCAAATCTAACTGCCCAAGTAAAAACTCTTAGTGAGTCTAAGGACCCTAAAGATTTAAGAAAGGCTGAGAGGCTTCAAGGACTATTAGACATTAAATCAGAGAACCTTGGCGCTGCTAAAGATAAGGCCACTAAGCTTTCAGAAAGCCTTACCGAAGGATCTGAGAAAGCAATAAAAGCAGCTTACAAGAGCTTTACTGAAGCAGAGGCTGCTAAGAAAAGCAACGACACAGCCATAGATAAGTATATTGAAGCAACAGGCCTAGACAAACTTAACATAAAGAAAGACAGCTTGGCTGCTGCAGTTGAACCTACAGATGAGGAACGTAGCAAGGTACTTAGACTAAGAGCAGCGCTATCGAACGAAAAATCTCCTAAAGAAAGAGACAAAATAAAAGAAGAAATATCTAAGGTTATAAAAGACTCTGGAGCTCAAGAATCTAAGTTTAAGACCCTAACAGGTTCCGATAGAGATGAGGCTTTAAGGCTGGTAGCAAGAACAAGCCCAATGAGTGATGACGAGCGTAAAAAGAAACAAAGTTACGATCTTGATAATAGCATTAAAGAAGCCACTAGTACGTTTAATGAAAGAGATAAAGATGAGCTAAAAAAGCTAGAAGATAAAAAAAGAGAATCTGCTAGCTCTAAGGTAGTTGAGCTAACTAAAGAGTTTGGAAGAGAGTTCGATGCTGAGAACAAAAACGCTGTAAGTCAACTTTTAAACAAGTATAGCTCAGTTCAAGAGCTACAAATGTTTTCTAATGATGACTCTCAGAAGTCTGAAGATATAAGAAACATACTTAAGCTTTCTGGATACACATCTAAAAACAAAGACCAACAGAAAGCTGACCTAGCTCAGCTATACAACGTTAACAAAGCTGAACAGGCTGGCATTAAATATGGTGAGTCTTTTGTAATTAAGGACGGAAAAGCCGTAAGAGCTACTGATGCTGAAGTAGAATCAGGCAACTTTATAAATCTTAAGCAGTACGAGGAAGGTGGCAGTAGACACAGAAAATACATCGATAACTTAAGAATAGGTTATAAAAAAGAGGATATTAAACCAGGCCAGTTTGACGAGTTTAAGAACAAAGAATTTACTGACAAAGATAAAGCTAGACACCAAGAGCTTGTAGATAAGAAAAAATCTAGAGAACTTCTACTTAAAGGTAGGTTTAAAAGTGAAGCTGATATAGCTGAATTTGAAGCTATAACGGCTAAGAGCGAAGGAGGGGCAGGACTTACTGATGAAGAAACAGCAAGGTATAAAGCGCTTCAAGAAAAGTCAGGATTAAGTCCAGAGGATTTTAAATCTCTTCCAATTATTCTAAGAACTGAAGACGAGAGGCGTAAGCAACTTAAAGATCCAAAAGTTCAAGCTAAAATTAAAGAATACATCAATAAAGGCAAGATATTAGATAAAGATAAGGAGGCTGCTTTAGAAAAGATGGCTGGGTTTAATGCATCAGCTAAAGCTGCAGTCTTAGGAAAGGACAGCTACGCTAAGCTTAGTACAGCCGAGACTGATCACCTAACATCTTTACTTACAGACTTAAGCGTACAAAACTATTCAGGAGAGGGTCCAAAGCTTAGTGATAAACAAAGAGAAAACATCGATAAGGCTAAAGCCATAATGATACAGGATGTTGGCAAAGCAAAAAGCCCTATGCAATTCTTCCAAGAAGAGTTTAACGTTTCTAAGGAGGCTTTTTACGGTAAGAAGTTTGAAGGCAAATCATTTGGAGACGTCTCCACTGGAGATCAAAGGGAGGCCTTCAATAGAGTAAGCTCTAGCCTGTCATATGCAGCTAGGGAGGCGTTCGATCTTAGTGGTAAGACTAATACTAACGCTAGCCCTCAAGAAAGGCTAAAAGAGCTAAGAAAGCTGCTTTCTACTCCTGATGCCAACCTTAATAAGCAGCAGTTGGCTCTTAAGTCTGGCGTTGCGGCTCAGGGTTATGTTGAAGCTAATATGATAAGTGAAGGTGGAGAGCTGGTAACCAAAGAAGTTAACGCCAAGGTAAGAGCTACTGACGCTAAAATAAAGAAAGAAAATATGTTACAAGGTAAGGAAGGAGACCCTAGTTTTCAGTCTGGAAAAATGGTAGCTGTTATTGACTCTAAGCAGCCGCTTGTGTTCTCAGGCAAGATGGACATATTTAAAGGAATGATAAGTGGGTTACTAAACTCTTCTAAACAGTAGCCTAAGGAGCTTTACCATGCCCAGTATATTCACAGCGGCGTCAGGAACAGTTATGGTTATAGATGCCACTCCTAAACCTGGAGATGGAGATATTCCTAATGACCCTTTTTCTATTGAAGTAGATGGATCTAAATGGGGTGTAGATGAGATAGGTGGAATTATAACCACAGCAAGTATATCTGGAGACTCTAACGTCCAATTTATGTATACCCTAAGAGACGCAATATATTTAACAACATTTGGTGACAAGATGGGTAGCATGTCTCTTAGTGGTTACCTTTTTTTGACAAGTCCTTTAGTATGCGGTAGAAACTCAGGAGCCCTGCCTTTACAGACGTTTTACGACAAATTCTTTCAATCTTATGTGGTAAAAAACCCTAATCCTTTGACTATCCTTATAGGAACTACCTTAACAGTAAAAGCGTTTTTGCTATCTTTTCAAATGCAAATTACAGACCCTCAGTTTATGTTAGGTCAGTTCAGCATGCAATTAGCTGTAGTACCACCTAAGAAGTAAAGTTAAAGGACATAAGATTGTTATGATAAATCATTATAGAACAGCTCTGCTTAATATATCAGGTACAAACTGGCCTGGTCTTGAGTATCCAGGAGAAGAACTTGTAGACCAATCATTTAAATCGAAGCCTTTAAAGGGAGTTACATCTACAGTTCACAGGCTTATATTTGGTGAGACCCCTGATAGAGCATATTTAAACTACAGACTAAGACAACTAACTACTATGTGGCATGACGGCCTACTACACGAGGCAGCCACTGCTAAGGACAGCCGCATTACATATTGGCCTTTGAAGTTTGCGTCTGATATGACCTCTTATGGCAAGGTTGTAGTGGAAGGTGTTAACACCGATTCAAAACCTAACTTTAATGTTTTTGGAAGCCCTACCGCTAACGACGCAAGAGGCCGGTCCATGTTCATAATAGACGCTACTGTAACAGGTACTGTGTGCATAGCTGTAGACGAGTGCATTAATAGTACTAGGACGTTAGAGTCATCAGGAAGCTTTTTTGATTTTGGAAACGACATAAGGATTGGACTTGGAGACGGACATTACCGCATTCAGGTTGCAGCCAAGCCTGCTAAAGACATAGGGCAGGTTCTAGTTGATTGTGAAGCCCTTATAGGATCAGACGTAGAGCTGCAATTGTTTTCGAGGAGTAAAGATTTAAAAGAATTATGGAATAGGTCAGACCTAATAGCTGATAAGCTAGGCGCACTAAGCTTAGCTCTAGCAATAGAGCTAGATAACTCAGATCTAATCAAACTAGCAGGTGTTTAAGTGAATTATCCTTATTCAAAAAGAAAAATAAGATGCTGGGCCGTTATAGACGGAAAAGAGTACGAAGTTACTAGAGTGACAACTGAGTTTGCACTCAACTCTATTCCTTCAGCTACGGTATCTTTAGTACCTGGTGTTAACGTAAATGACGGTAAACCGTCTACAGCCCATGATCTTGAAGACAACATAACATCGTTTAGACACCCTATAGAGATATGGTCAACCTATGAAATAGAGGATGAATTTAGAGGAGACTATGAGTTTACTCCAGACGTTAATGGAATTAACTCACTTATGTTTGAAGGATATATAACTGGATTTGGTTATCAAAGATCGGCATCCGGTATAGCCTTCTCTTTAGCTATTGAACACTGGCTATCAGACTTAACAGCTTCAAGCATGATAAGCGCCTCTACTCACTCTATGACAGCTGGAGACCTTCAAAGGTCAGTCATACTTCAAAACAATAAAGTAGGAGCTAGAAAAGCGCCAGGCACTTTGCTAGCGATGTCATACGTAAGTCAAAAATTAGGCGACGGAGCCAGTATAGTTGCAGACTTATGGGAGAACGGAATAAAGAAGATAGCAACTGAAGGTGCTAACTCTGATTCTTTAGTAGAACTAGATGTTCAAGTTGGAAACGCATGCGCAGCTGACTCCAGAAACGCAGCAGCCTTAAAAGCCTTGTCTAGAATGTCTGGAACGCTAAACATACGGCTTGTTGGTGCTGACGCTCAGAGTATAGGTAACGCTATTAAACAAGACCTAGCAAAAATCTTTTTGGAAGATCTTGCAGGACAAACGGCTTGGGACAACATCATATCTTCAAGTGCTAACTATATGTTTGCAGTAGTACCTAAGGTGTCTGACGCCATAGTAGTGCCGTTCTGTCCTTCATTGTCAGTGAGCATCGACGCTGGTCCTTTTAAGGAGATACCTGCAGAGCAAATAGAGAACATTTCAATATCGGGAGACATGCCTAGAACTATAAGAGGAGTGGCTCTTCTGTTCTCACAAGCGTCTGCTATAAACGTTGCACCTGGTAATAAAGATACTGGAATAACTTTAAACAAACCAGGAGGAGTGTATATAGCCGAGACTGAGGGATGCAAAGGTACTATTATATACAAATACTCTCCAGGATGGGTTGCTAACACAGGTCCAATAGATCTTTCAAATAATGCGTGCAACAAGCCTCCTATTAGAACAACTACGCAAACAAATGCAGGAAATGAAAGCGACAAACCTACGGCTACTCAACAAGCAGTAAACAAAGCTCGTTTTAGAGATGCGTTAGCTAAATCCATATACTGCATAGAGGTCCTTAAAGGCAGACAGGGTACTATAACCGGACCATACAGAACAGATATAGGCGTAGGAAGTCTGATAAGGTTTGAACTGCCTGCTACTGCTAACGTGGCTAACTCTGTATCTAGCGTTTTTGTAGGAATGGTTTTAAAGGTCTTATGCTCTATAGACGCTCAGGCTTCACAGTCTTCTACTACATTTACAGTAGGGTACGTTAGAACAGACCACGAAGACTCTTTAAATGTTATAACTGTAACCGAGCACCCTATATACAACGATCCTCCATGGAGGGGTACGTCGTTAGACTCCGGAGCTATAGCTTAATCAGTATTACTAAACAGGAGACAACATGAACGAAAAGAAACCTTTTGACAAAGTACCTAGCCTATTCTCTCTAGATAAGGATAAAGCTAAGCCAGGAAAACCAGCCGCGCCTACTTCAAACTTAGAGCCTGAGTATCAAGAAGCCTACGACTCTTGGAAGCAGAATCAAACTCCTGAACAAAATGACATGATTATAGGAAAGATAAACCCTATTATAGATTCAGCTGTAAAGTCTTACGCTGGACAAGAAGCTTCTCCAAGTGTAAGACTTCAAGCAAGAAGGATGGCTTTAGACGGTCTTAAAGGTTATGACCCTTCTAAGTCAAAACTTAAAACTCACATGATGTGGCACATGCAGGGATTGAAGAGAGCAGCAGCTAAGTCCAGTCAGATATTAAACGTCCCTGAAAGGGTAAGAATAGACAGCCACTACGTAAATGCGTCATTTAAAGAGCTGGAAGATCAGCTGGGTAGAGACCCTAATGATGACGAGCTAGCTAACTACACAGGGCTATCAAATAAAAGAATCGAAAGGGTTAGAGGGTACAAGCCTGGTTTGTCTGAAGGAGCGGCTTCACAAGGGTTTATGGGCTCAGAGTCAGACGACGTGTCCGATCCATCTTCATCAATTCCAGGGCAGCAGCAGGGTCAAGCTTGGAGAGGGTTTGTGTACGACGGACTTGATGACAGAGCTAAATTAATAATGGAACACACATTTGGAATGAATGGAAAGTCAAAATTGGATAACATAGGCATTGCAAAGAAACTTAGAATAACCCCAGCTAGGGTTAGTCAAATAAGGTCTGACATCCAGAACAAGATGGACGGCCGAGAAAGGATGGGTCTTTTATGAGTGGATATCATGGGTCATCTAAAGTTTCGTCACCAGACACTAACTTTAGAAAGAATATTGAAAAGATGGCTGAACAGTCTGAGGTCATTGCTAACTCCATGCTTAATGGTGGAGCAAGGGTATGGGAGCTAGCTAACCATGAGAACAAGAACCCATGTGACCATGTTTCTGTAAGAGAAACTTTCTCAAGAAGGATATTAGACAGTCAGTACCAATCAGTGTACTCTCCAGGCTCCCCTGGTACTGACGGAGACGCTAAAGTTATAAAGCTTCAAGCTGCGTACCTCCAAGCTATGGAGAGGGCATTTAGGCTAAGGCACTGCTCGCTAGCTAGAGCAGAAGCCTTTGCATCTGGTAGAAGAAAAGGACAAGGTAGTGGTAACGGCCCACTTCTTACTCCTTACGGTGTAAAAGGTTACATAGAGAGGCTAATTAAACTAAGCGCATCCACTGGAGGCTAGTAGTTAATACCATGGCAAAAACAGCAAAGACATTAGACTACACTGGACGAAAGGTAGATGTACTAGCATTTGATGGGGCTTATAGCGATGGGTTGTTTCGTTTAGAGCAGGGCTTATACGGAACATACTCATCTGGAAAAGTGTGTGCAGGCATACAGAAACTTACACAAAGGTGGCTTATAGAACTGCTTACTCCGTTAGGGTCTCTTCCATACCTACCTGACAGAGGTTCAAACTTTATAAACCAAGCAAGGTCTGGTAGAATAAGAACAGAGGCTGATGCCTCCTCGGCATTTCAATTTGCCAAGGACAGGGTAGCTACAAACCTCATTAATGAAGATAGCGAAGGTACGTATCCAAACGACGAAAAGTACGGAGGAGCATCACTTATAGCTATTAAGATAGAGACAGGATCTAAGCTTAGCCTTTCTGTTAGGTTAGACAGCTTGGCTGGAGAATCTAGGGTGTTTGTAGTTCCACTTACTGTAGTTCCAGAGAGATAACAATGCCTATACAATTTCCAGACTTAATGAAGCTACCTACCGAAAGCGTGTCAGCCGCTAGAGCTTTGCTTATACAGCAGCTTCAAGAAAAAGCTCCTACAGCTGAATTTAGAAGGGGAGTAATACATGATCTTCTTTTAAATCTTGAAAGCATAGTACACGCTGCTCAGGAGACATACGCTGATAAATTTAGAAAGTCAGGATCAATACAAGCTATAGAAGCTGATCCATCATTGGCTGATGACAGCTTAGTGGACGCAGTTCTTAGTAACTTCTTAATAACAAGAAAGCTAGGTAGAAAGACTTACGGAGTAGTAACAATAGTCTTAGACGATAACAAGGCTACTGCAATAGCTGGCGGATCAGTACTAACAGCTTTTGGAAATAGTTATATAGTTACTAACACATTTGCAGCTAGAACGTCTGTAAACGCAATTATAACTGAGTCTGATCGTATTATATTTGAAGTAGGAGATGGTACATACGGGTTTAACGTGGACGTTGAAGCTGTAAATGAAGGAGAGGGTACACAGCTTAAGCAGGGAGACAAACTTCAGATAACATCTGCAGCTTCGGGAGCTACAGGCGCATTTGCAGCCAGTGACTTCATTCAAGGTTCTAATGTAGAGTCTAACTTAGAGCTTATCCAAAGGCTTAAGGAAGGCATATCATCTAGAAATTTCTCAAGTAAGTATGCATTATCTTCTCTTATAAAAGGTAACTTCAGCTCAGTAAAAGATGTATCCTGCCTAGGGTACGGAGCTCCAGAGCAGATAAGGTATCATGGTATTTTTCCAGTAGCCCATGGAGGCAGAGTAGACGCCTGCGTGAGGAATGCCGGAATACCGTATAATATGTCGTTAGATACAAAAGCTAAGCTTATTGAGCAGAGGCTAGCTGGTGGCCTGTGGCAGGTATCGTTTACTAGAGGAACAGCCCCAGGGTTTTACGAAGCTACGCGTATTGTTAAGCTTGCTGATAAAAACAACATCTCTATAGTTAATGGATACGAGACAGTAAACATTATAAGAGGTTTTGATTTAGAAGACGATGGTACAGGATTTAGCCCTGACATAGAGACGGCTAACGAAGCAGCTTTCACACGCTATCAAACATGCACTATTCAATTCTTAGATACTGACACATTTGCAGGATTAGACTTAGGTTCAGAAGCCGATTACAGCATAACTTTAAGGTTACAAAAAGAATTGGATTCGCTGCAGTCCTTCTTGAACAGCCCAGAGACAAGACCATCTGGTTCTGACATACTTGTTAGAGCTACATCGCCTTTTGATGTAAAAATATCGGTAGTAATACACAACCGAAATAAAGACTTTACCGTACCAATTGACACCATAAAAGAAGGCTTATATGGGTATGTTAATAGCCTAGGCTTCTCAGCTAAGCTGTACGAATCTAATCTTATATCTATAATTCAAAACGCTTTAACAGAAGACCAGTCAATCGACTCAATAGACCTTAGAGGCAGGTTGCTTTATCCTAACGGAAGAATAAGGTACATCAATGGAAGAGTCTCTTTGACTATACCTGAGGACCCTCTTAACCTAGTAACACCCAGAACTACATCTTATTTTCTAAATAAATCAGATATCCAAATCTCTGTGCAGAGTGTATAAGTAACTTGGTTTTATTAACTTTATTAGGAGACAGACATGTCAGACTCAACAAATGGTGCCTTGGACGCTGAAAAGGTTAAAAAGGCAATCAGCTTAATTGTAAGGATTGCAGACTCCATGACAAAGGTGATTCCTGGAGATGTAGATGATAGAGTTGTAGAAATTTTAAAACAATTTGCAGATCAGCCTTGGTTTGCTGATTTAATTGTAACTTTAATAGAGTCTTTTGGACCTAGCACTCCAGTAAGCAAAGAAAGAGCAACTCAACTTGTAGCTGCTGCTTTGGCTTCACAGAACAATAAGGGGTAACAACTATGCACAAGCTTCTTATAAGCGTTTTAGCTGCTGTTTTAATTAACAGCAGCTTGCTAGCTACTGACTTTGTTGTTCCGCAACAAAAGATTGTTGGAGCTGAATTACCAGTCCCCCTTGGGGAGCTGGTAGATTTAACTGTCTCGCCTATCAAAGATCCGCCAAAGCATTTTGTATCTTGCAGTATTGCTTGGAAGGTTTTTGATGGCGATAAAGAGAAAAGGGTAAGAGAGTACCAAGACGGTATCTTTTTTGGAGCAGGCGTTGTTCCTAAAAGAATGACAGCTTTGGTAGCTATAACTTATCTCTACGCTGTTAAAGAAGGCGACAAGGCAACAGAGATAGCAACTAAGACTGTTATTATTTCTTCACCAGTTATTATTGGAGAAGACCCAGGCCCAGCTCCAGACCCTTCTGCTCCTGAACCATCACTACCAGAAGCTAGATACAACCTTCAAAAGAAATCTTACTCCTTAGCTATGAGCAAGGTGCCTGCAACCATTCGTAAGAGTTCTGCAACGGCTGTTGCTAAATCGTTCGAGTCTATGGCATCAGCCGTAGCAGCTGGGGCTATCATTGAGGTTGATGATCTTTTAAAGAAGACTGCAGATTCTAACAGGATAGCTGTAGGCGCTAACAAAGCTGCATGGGAACCTTTCTTTAAAGAAATGCAAGACACCCTTTACTCTCTTTATGAAAGCAAACAGATGGTAACTGCCTCAGATTTCGCTGAGGCTTGGAGAGAGGTAGCATCCGGACTTAAGGCTATAAAATAAGGAAAAAATAACATGAGCGACATACTATCACTTTATAAAGATGGAGCAAAAGGCGGCTGGGTAGGTAAGGACAACCCAGATCTTGTAAAATCTCAGTTTGATCTTATTAAAGGATCATTTAAAGAATTTAACATCCTTAGCTCCACAAGAAGCACTAAGGGTGGAAAGACTATGCTGTATGAAGTCGTAAGAAAGCTCCTAGGCAAGGATACAGAGAACTATGCACAAGAGATAGGTGACTGCGTGTCTTTCGGAGCTAAGAACGCCTGTGAATACTTAATGGCTACCGAAAAGCTCATGAAAGGCGACAGGGAAGCTTTTAACCCAGTATTCCCTCCTTATCTCTACGGCACAGGTCGGGTACTTATCGGAGGAGGGCAGTTCGATGGTGACGATGGCTCCCTGGGAAGCTGGATGGCAGACGCTATTATTAAATACGGTGTTCTTCGCAGTAATTTTAGTGGTGTGCCAGCATATTCTGGAAAAGTAGCTAAAAAGTGGGGAGACCGTCCAGGACCAGATACTAGGTTTGTAGAGGAAGGTAAACTACACCCAGTAAAGTCAGCAGCCCTTGTTAAGAGCTGGGACGACTTAGTAGCGGCTATATCTAACGGATACCCCTGCACGACCGCTAGCGATGTTGGCTACTCTATGACTCCAGCTAATGATGGGTTTCACCGTCAGACGGATAACTGGGGGCACCAGATGTGCTTTATCGGAGTTGATGATAACGCTACCGACCCTTACGCTATTATTCTTAATAGCTGGGGTGATGCTCATGGACAGCTTAAGGACTTCAACACTGGAGCTGACCTACCTATAGGGGTGCTAAGAGTCAGGCGAAAGGATGCTGAAAAACATATTAGAGCTAGAGAGACCTTTGCGTTTAGTAACTTTGAAGGGTTCCCAGAGCAGCTAATAGATAAAGCTTTGTTTATGTTGGTGTAACTTACTAACGCCTTGATACACAAGGCAAGGCCTGACATGCTACACATAATCTTGGCGGCTGTTATGTCTTATCAGACTACTAAGATAGATAAGGCAGCATTTGATTTGCTAAAAGAAAAACCAGTGTCAAGTTTTACATCAAAAAAACTTGACACTGAACCTGAGCGGCTTGTCACAGAGCCGCCTCAGGATAAAACAAAAAAGCGTAGGTATAGAGGCTCATCAGGCTGTTGAACTTAATCCAGCTGCTGGCAGTTGCCAGCAAAGGCCTAATCTAGATGAGCTTTAAGAAATCTGTAAACAATATTATACAGCTAATAGAAGTACTAGCAGTGCTATGTGTAGGCGCTGTTATAGGCGCTGTATTAGTGTATAAGGCTGATGATCGCTGTTGCAGTAAACTTAAAATGACTGTAAGTTGTGGACTTAAGTGCGATTGCAAAGCGCACGAACATTAGCGGAAATACAGTGGAGACGTCTCCACAGGAAAGGAATCCAAATGAATAATGTAGAAGCTCTAGCAGGTAGGATGTCTACTAAGCTGCAAAAAGATCTAGAAGCCAAAGGGTTTATAGTAGAGACGTTTATAGTAGTGTCGGCTTTAGTGTCTATAATAGTTAATTTAGTTAAGCTAAATCAAATGTGTAAGTACTCTCCTAAGGAAGCTCTGGAGCACGTAAGAGACCCTAACATAATTGAAAAGATTAAAATAAGACGCGTAATAAGAAATAGCCTTAAAGATAACAAGCTAAAAATACCAAAGGGTGTAGCAGGTGATCCGGCTATAGCCATCATAGAGAAAGCTGTATCAACAGCAGCTCAGTTGATAAACGAGGAAGATGTTAATAACATAATAAACTCTATTGAAGGATAAACCATGGCTGCAAAAACATTCTCTATAAAGTACGCTGGCTTCCCTATGGAATCAGTAAGAAAACTTGCTGAGATGCTAAACGGAAAATCCACTTTTAAAAGATGGGACGCTATATACGCGGCAATGGACATAGCCACATACCTTATGCAGTTTGCAGCCGAGTCTTACGCTGTAAAATCTATAAAGGCTGCTAAAGTTTCTAAGAAGTCTGTAGCTCTTGCATTACAGGAAATATTAGATAAAAAAGAAAAACCAGTAGCAGCTTCGTTTGATATACCTGTGTGGCTTCTACCAATACTAGTTAAGCTAATTATAAAATGGATAGAAAACACATACCCTAGCGAGGGTAAGTAACATGTCTAAACCAACATACAAGCTTCCTGACTTCAAAGTTGAAAGTCTGTCTATAACCTGCTCTGAAGTAATAGACTGGGGTCTTAGGTCGTTTAATGTCCCAGACATATGGATAGACTCTTCAGGAAAAGGCATAAAGGTTGCTGTTCTTGACACAGGCGTTGCAGATAAGCACCCTGATCTATCTGGTCAGATATCAAGCTTGAAAGATTTCAGCGGCTCGCCTTCAGGGCACTATGACACTAATGGGCACGGCACCCACTGCGCTGGAGTCATAGCTGGAAATAAGAACAACAGCGGAATCATAGGAGTAGCTCCTAGCGCAAGTTTAATAATAGGAAAAGTTCTTGATGACGAAGGGTCAGGTTCTTCAGATTGGATAGCTAAAGGTATACGATGGGCTGTAGCTGAAGGTGCAGACATAATATCAATGAGTCTAGGCTCTTCAGTATTGGACAAGAAAATAAAGGATGCTGTAAAGTTTGCATACTCGAAGGGATGCTTTATAGTAGCAGCCGCAGGTAACGAAGGACCAGGACCTGCTACCACTGGGTTTCCAGCTGGAATGAAAGAGTGCATCTCGGTAGCTGCAGTTAATAAAAAGAATTCTGCTGCCCTATTTTCAAGCAGAGGAAAGGTAGACATAGCGGCTCCAGGCGTAGACGTGACCTCTTGCTGGCCAGCTAAAGGGTACGCCAAGCTCTCTGGGACATCGATGGCTACGCCTTTTGTGGCTGGTGTACTAGCGCTTGTATTGTCAGCTTTAAAAGCTGAGAACATAAAGTACAAACAACTTTTAACTGAGATATCTAAAACTTTCTTCAAGACCGCTACCGATGCAGGAGAAGCTGGATACGACACTACTTATGGATGGGGCCTTATAGAGCCTAAAAGCGCGCTCAGAGAAGCCAAAAGAATGGCCAGTAGTAGGTCTCTTAGGAAGGCTGAAAACCAAGTAGGCACAATAACTTTGTCGGTAAAGGACTTTACTGAAGAAGGCTTAGAAAAGCTGGTTTCATTCGTTAAAAAAATATGCGATAATTCAAATCCCTAAGAACGAGGGAGTCGTATGTTTGAGTATCCTAAGACTTACTTGGACGTAGCCGAAAAGGTTAGATCACTTACCGGCGGCTATTGGATAGATATATATGAAGGAAAAGACCAAATAGAAGATTTGGTCGATGCTAGAACTACGCTCTGGAAGGACGCTATGAGCGTCTGGAAAGAAGCAGAACTTAGTAAGAGCAGGCTAAGCATAAGTCCTTTCAAGTCAAAGAGTTGGATATATTTTCCTATATTAAAAAGCGAAGGAATAGCAAACAGAGGGTTCTACGAAGGTGGAGCTGAGTACGGCTCGTCTATTATAACTTACGGAGAAGCTGTAGGCTTTTCTTGGAAGCTTCCAGACGGAGTGGCTAGCGTAAGCCAAATATACAATAGAATATCGTACCCGTCAGCCAGTCTTTTCGAAGGGATGGACTTCAGCTTAAACACAGCTACTAACAGGCTTGTGTTCAGCTTTGATCCATTTTTAAATACTAACTTTGCAACTAGAGACAAGCTTAACAGTAAAGGCGTTCAGGATAGAGAGCTGGCTATGTGGCTTTACCTTCCAAAGATAGATCAAAAGTCTGTTCAACAAATATACGGGTTACCCATAGGTGTGGACGGTCAGTCTGGAGAAGCCTACAAAGGCCTAGTTAACACAATATATGATTGCCTTATTCTAGGCATGTCATCAGGAAGGCTATCTAAGCTTATTGGGTACGCACTCAACGCTCCTGTAGCTGAAGCTACTGAAACAGTAGAGACTATAAACTCTAACATTAGGAAAGTTGTAGTAACTAATAAGAAGGTGTACTTTCTTAGCCCTAGAGCAGAGCCTACGGTATCAGTAGGAGATGAGGTAAGTCTAGGTCAGAGCTTGTCAAACGCTTTGGTAGTAAAGGAGCTTAGAAGAGGCTCAGACTTGTCAGAAGTTAAAGCTATAACCTTAGGAAAAGGATTCATTAACAACGAGTTCTCTTACGACCTTACATTTCTAAATGACGATTTTCCAGTAGATGTAGATGATAAAGGTCCAGTTACAGAATTAAAGTTTAAGGTGTCAGGGCATCCTTTTGACGTTGATAGGTTTTGGGAGATAGTCCACGCTAATGGGGTCGAAAAGGGTAGGACTATAGCCATGGGGTTAGACCTTAGGGCTGATAAGGTAGGTAATCCTTACAAGGAGAGCCTGCCATCAACTATAAATCCGTTACAGTTTTTAATAAATGAAATGATTCCTGGAGGGTTAACTTTAGTCACTATAAAGGCTGAAGCTGTACCTCAAGGCATACCAAGGCTAGACGTAGTTCCAGACTTAGTTTCACTTGGTAACGGAGTATTTTTCATTTTTGAAGCTCCACTCGCCATTGATAGTGAATTTACTGTACAATCATCTAACGAAGATAAGTATACTGGCGCTGAAACGTTAGAGGAGTATGATGCTTCTTATTTACTTAATTCGGCTGTAGTTATTAAATCTATAAGCAGCCAGTGTTCATGAGGTAACGATGTCTAACAACAGAGCAGAAGTAAGTGGTATTATAAGTACTTACGAAATTGAAAGTAGCGGTCTATGGCTGCCTAAAGCTACGTTTCATAACCAGATTCAATGGACCTGGGGAGAGATAGCCTGCAAGCTGTTTGGAGAAGGTAGAGAAGAATTTAAAATAAGCGGAATGTACATAGAGTTTGAAAACGTATCTTCTCCTGAAGACGTAGTTTCATCTCCATCATTTGACAGAGCAGACGGTATTGAATATTACTCTGCTTTATCTGCCAGTCCAGCAAGAGACTTTCTTAGAGTTCAATTAATATCAAACCCTAAGGCCTCATTGATATCTGGATATGAAGGTGCATCGGTAAAGGTAAATCAGTTAACCTTCTTTGCCCAGACGACTGGTAGCGTAGGTGTCCACGGAAAGCCTTTTACAGTAGGAGCTAATAGCAAGGTATTTGGTTTATCATTAGTTGCCACACCAAGGTGGGAAGATAGAACCAAAGACCTTATATTCGCTAGGGAGTATTACCCTTCAAACCAACAGGTTCTGAAGCAGGCTTCTAGTCAAATAGGCGTAAGCTGGACTGAACAGTTTAAATAATAGAGGTAAGGCTTATGTCATCATCTTGGACAAACAAAATAGAGCACGTAAAAGACGGAGAGGCTGTAGAAGCTAAAGTAGACAGCCGCCCAACTAGAGCCCTTGAGAATCAATCAAGGTATCTTAAAGACCGTATCGACGGTATTGAAAATAAGGAAGCCTTGGTAGCCTATGACTGCCCAGTAGAGTCTGCAGTAACAGTAGGCATGGCCGTCTACTGGAACTCTAGCGTATCTAGGTTTGACAGAGCTTTGGCAGGTTACGAGTTCGACATGGAGACTCGTACATTGGAGACGTCTCCAATGTGTGACGTTATTGGAGTAGCCCTTTACAAGCACTCTGAAGAAGTTGCAGACATACTTCTAGTAGGTAAAGGCAACATAGACATAGCTTCTGTAATAGACGGAGGCGGACCTGTAACTCCAGGTAGATACTATCTGTCTGGAAAAACTAAAGGTAAACTATCAAAAAAGCCAGCAATAGCTGACGTAGCTGTACTGCACGCAGACGGTAATGGAATTGTCTATGTTCAGCCTCAGCTAAGAGACGGACCTTACAACCACGTTCATTATGAGTTTAACCTTTATCTTTCGGCATGTGGAGATTCGCCTACTCCTAGTGTTGACGGTAAGCACACTATTATTAACGTGGACAGTGACTTGACAGGTTGGCTTCCAGCTGACGATGCTTCATTTAATGGGTTAGCTCCAACTGGCGCTGCCTTTGGATATAACCTTAAGACACACACTGGCCTATACAGCGTGTTTCCTCCTATGCCTGCAGAGTCAGCAAGCATAACTTTATTTAAAAGTGAATCTGATGGAAATGGAGTAGAGCTCCCTCTTGGACCTCTGGGTTTAGTTGTAATAGACATAAACGGTATATGGTGGATGTCAGACTGCTACAACGACGTACCATGGGCCTACCATCAGCTAGGCAGCAACTCCAGTAGTTCGTCATCAGAATCTGGACCTGAGTGCCCTAGAGACGTAACAAGAAAGATGCTGTTACGATTTTCAAAGACAGCTTACGGAGTTGATAAGACCGTAGTGACAAGTCTTGATCCTGTAGAGAACAGTGGCATTACAATTATTGGATGCTACGATAACAAGCCTACAAACACAGGCGCGCTTAAGATAGGTGTTAATCTAGCCTTAGCTATAGACAACAACGCGGCGCTTGGATCTCTAGCGTTAAAGTCTGTAAACAATGGAAAGTTTCAACGCGGTAGGATAGTAGAAGGCATTAGGGCGGCTGATAACAGCGTTACTATATTGTCAACGTTTAACAGAGTAGACGGAGACGATACGATACATCAAGGTATAGTTACCATAAGAGCTAACGTTGAACCATCTGAGCGAATAATACAGCCTCAAGTAGTTAGGCTTAGTGATACAAAAGAACGATATTATAACGATATCATGTACTTAGCGTTCCCTCCTAATCAAGCAAGCTCAGTAAGGCTAAAGGTACTTCTACCGCACGCTGACTCTTTTCCAGCAACTCCTAAGCTAAAGCTTAGACTTAGAGTGCTAGGTAGAACCTCAGGAACTATGCCTGATCTGTCAGCAAGCTACAGAATACTTTCAAAATCATCAGGATCGCCTGAACCTCTTCCTGTTACTGACACAGCTTTAATAATCGACACAGGGTCATCTATATCGGCTGATCACTACATAGACATAGACAGCGAAGATATTCTTGGGGCAGAAGGGCAAGACGTAGTATTCTTTTCCATAGAAAGATCTTCAGGAGACGGTTACGCAGGAGAAGTTGGTCTAATAGAGGCTGTAGCAGTTCTATACTAAGACTTATAAACATTACGACATGGAGGTCGTAGCTAATGGTTGTAGGTATTTGGAACCTAGAATGGTTGAACTCTAATAGCCAAAGAAGCTATCCCTTAACAGAGACAGCATCTAAGGTAGATACTACAGGCACTTTTACAATACCTGACAGCTTATTACTAGGCTTATACTTTCCAATACATGCAGGGTTAGTAGCCTTTCCAGAACGATTCTACATAAGGTCTATATCTGTCTTTTCTACAGGGCTAAGTTTAGTTTTAGGATACTGGGACAGCGATGAGGGCATATCGGTAGCCACAGTTACAGTGGCCTTCTCGTCACACTCTGAATATAAAACTTATTCTTTAGTAGGAGAGGGTGACTTCATAGATTGCGTTGGAAAAATAGTACTTGGAAGAGTTGACGAGCTCAACACCCTGCCAGCTGGATCTTACAACTTCACTTACGAAAGTTCTAACGTAGACTCTGATGCTATTAGGTTAATGATAAGAGGCGTCAGCAGCATATCTCTAGTAAATGGTACGTCGGTATCTAAAAGGCTGCAGGGAGACATAGCTTTTGTAGCAGGCACTAACATGCAACTGTACTCGTCAACAGTAGACGGAGTTACAAGCATAACGTTCAACGCTATCAAAGGAGAGGGCCTTAGCTTAAATTGCAATTGCGAAGACGACCTAGCTATAGGTGGCTGCGTACGCTCAGTTAACGGTACAAGTCCTAATGAAACAGGCGATATAGCTATAATTGGTGATGATTGCCTTAACGTAGTATCCATATCAAACGGTCTTCAGTTTAACGACACATGTTCAAAACCGTGCTGCGGATGCACGGAGCTTGAGGCTGTAACTACCGACCTAGTAAGGTTTGGAGACGCAGCTAATAGCTTGACTAACTTTTTGAATAGGCTAGAAGGCTCAGTAAACCGAATGAACCTCACAGTCCTTGGCAGCCGCGTTGGGGACGGTGGAAGTTGCTTGGGATAATAATGGCAGTAGCTACAGGGTACGGATCTGGTCTATTTCCAAATGGGACTGATTTCCCATTCGTAAACCCATCATCAGACATACGTGGGTTATTTGAAGACATGCACCTGTCATACTCAGGCGATTACAAGCTGCCTTTAAAGGTTACATCAGCTGTAGGCTTTAACTCTAGCAGCCCTGGCATGTCAAGCATAACTATAACTGATGCAAACAACTCTGTAGTGTTCTCAACTGCAGCCGCCATAGACAGTAGCCACTCAAGCTGGGGATCGAATAGAATCGTTTACAGCTGGACGACTGTTAGAGCTGTTTTAACCATAGTACAATACTTTACGTCGGCAACCAGCGTTTCTTTGTATCCAACTAACGCCGTTCTAGACGAGAGAGTTTCACTAAAAGAGACAGACAAAGTTAACCGCATATTCGTAGGCAATGAGGAATACTCAGGCGATCTCTCTTTAGTGGCTGGTAACAATATAGCATTTAATTTTGTTAGTTCTACAGCTGTAGAAGGTAAAAGAAAGGTTAACAATGTTCAAATATCAGCAGTGCCTGGGTCAGGTGATGGTATATACCCCTCGTGTCCTCCAGGTTGCGTACAGGATTTTATAACGTCTTTAAACGGAGTAAGGCCTGATACAAATGGAAACATGGCTGTAGTAACCAAGGATTGCTATTGGACTGGTGTTTCAGGCATTAGTAACGGTCAGCTGTATCAACCATCAAACCAAAACACAATAGGCCTTAACAACAACTGCAATCCTTGCTGCGAGTGCGAAGACTTTGTAAAAACTTACAAAGGTATAAAGAATTTGTATACAAAATTTAAAGGACTTGGAGACAGGTCTATGAAGGTTAGGTCTCAGCACTATTCAAACCAAGACAGATGGGTTGCAGCAAAAACATGTAGAGAGCAGCATTCAATGAAGCTATTCGCTCTTCCTATATCAGGCGGAAGAGCTTCAATGCTTGTAGCTTATTGTAACGTCTCCCAAAACACTGTAGGCCCTGTTAGAGTTGAAGTAAACATGGCCTCATCTACTCAAGCAAACCCTGATGCAAACCTAGGAAACATAGTGGCTAATTCAACAATATGGTACTCTCCTAAAGGAGGCTCTCCGCAGGTTATAGAGCCTGAAGGAGAATGGCCTAACTATATATTTAGGTGGGACTCTATAGAACCTGGTAGGTCAGCTAAGATAAGATTTAACGTAGAAGTACCTGACACAGCTGACGGCGATCTTATTCAAGCAAACGCACAAGCTATACTAGACAGCACTGATGAAACTCTGGCAGAAGCGCCAGACTACTCACTGGGGTTAATTCCTTAATGTCTGTAATTAACAACAACTGGTTTAACTCTAACTCTACAAAGCGATACCCTATAGACGATATTGCTACTGGAGAATCTGATGAAGGGTTTGAGCTTCCAAACGACATAATAGTAGATCTTCGTATAAGGTTTCCAGACAGCCTATGTAAGTTTGCGTCTATAGGAAGCATAAACTGCACTTCAAAAATAGTAACAGTTACCTTTCTAGGCTGCACTAGGTACCCTCTAGAGACTGGTGAAGACGATCCATACGACCAGTTTAAACCTCTAGCAGTAGTCTCAATACCTAAGCCTGTAATAGCCGGAGTGCCTTACAGCTTAACTGCAATAACTAAAGGAGTAGTAGGTTGGATAGTATTTGGTGAAGGAATTGAAAAACCTTTTGCTGCAAGATTTAGTAAAGCAAGCCAGTCAATAATAGCGCCTAGAGCGTCTATGACTTATAAGCTTCCAGGAGTAACCTCTATATCAGTTAATAACGAAACAGCTTTATTAAAAAAAGATGTGCTATTAAGCCCAGTTGGAGACCTAGACATAGTACGCGGTCAGAGATATGTAAAAGGAGTAGGCACCGTAGATGCTCTAATATTTAAATTAAAGAGCCAGACTTCTACAGAAAATCTTTACAAGAAGTATATTGGAAAGTGCCAAGGTCGCCCTGAGAGCGAATCTTGTAATAAGATAAGCGTAGAGTACCTTAATAACATACAGCCTGACTGCTACGGCAATATAAACCTTGTGTTCTCTAGAAACCAAATTACATCAACTACTTTGGTAAACAGCGACCTTAAAGGCATAGCCGTAGAGATGCCACTAGGCATGGCCGAAGCCTGCATAAGAAACGACTTCCTTCCTGACGAGTCAGGTAAACTACCCAACGAGTACGCAGATGAGTGTGCTGACATATCAGCGGCTGAAGGAGATCAGGACGCTGTAGCTGAGACTGGAAGTAATGTAGATATAAACCCTGCACTGAATAGCGAAGTTATTGAACCTACTATGCTTCCTTACGCAGACAACTTAATAAAGCCAATCTACTCCACAGCAGTTCCGAGCCATTTTGAAGTTGTAAATGGATCTTATCAGTTTGTAGCTACAGCGTTTAATAGAGGATTTCCTTTAGGTAATGAAAGTTCAGGGCTAGCTGTAGTGAGCACAGGCTCTAGATTTACGTCTGTATGGAATGACCCTGCAACGGATTCTCACACTTACCAAAGAAACTACCCATATGAAGCTGGAATAGGAGTAAGGGCTTCAGTTACATTCGTGTTCTCTAATGGGTCCACTACAGGAGCTGCAGGAGTTATACTAGACTACTCCACCATATATTCTGAAGCTTGCAACAAGTATGTTAAAAGTTATTTAATAGGTGTTTTTAATTTTTCATCTAAATGCTTAGAGGTTTATAGATGGGACGGTCTTAATTGGATATCTTCAGGTAGATCAGCTCCTGTTCCTAATATAAAAGCTGGAGTATGGTACTCTTTAGACTTTCAAAAAGATACAAGCTACAACCTTCCTGACAACAAAGCTTATTACAGGCTGAGGATGTTTTTAGCTAATGAATATTGGCCTATACCTACAGAGCCAGTCATATCAAGCTCGTCTGAGTACTTACATGTAAGTTCATCTGAAAGTAGTCAAAGCACTTATGTAAACTCAAGCTCTGGATCATCAGACTACCCAGAGTATGTAGCCCCAGTAGTAACTCCAATACCTGGTTACTCTGCTGACATAGACCTGTATGCTATCGCAAGTATTAATCTGCAGCTGTTAGAGCTATCAGACTCAGGATGTCTGGTAGGATTCGGTACTGTTGGTAGTGGGTCTGTTGTATTCTCACACTTCTTTGTAAGCTAATAAGGTAATCTATAATGAGCTATAAACAAGAGTATGGATACGAGTGGAGGGACCAAGTTAAAGATACAAAGTACCCTTTCTCTGACAACTCAACACTTTTAACAGCAAGCAATTTACTAATAGATAAGTCAGCCATATATGACGCCTCTTTCTATTTAGTAAATTGGAGTTCTAGGCTTTTTATAACTAGCATAGAAATAGCCACAGGCGTAGGACCAGAGCTTAAAATATACGTAGGTAACTCTTCAAATAAGAAGGCAGCTGTAGCAACGCTTGATCCTTTTAGCATACCAGAAGTAATAACGTTTACAGATACGCTGGGAAGGCCGGCAGGCATAATGGTTGTAGATTCAGTAGCCATGGCGTTCTTACAGACTTGGCCAATAGGAGAGCACATACTAAGAGAGGCTGCAGAGTTCGTGCCGTCAGTAGTTCTTACTATGTCGGGAGAAGCTGTGTCTTCTCTTAGAAGCTATGACAACGAACTTGTTAATGGTAACGTGTGGCTAATAGGAGAAGACGGTGTAGTACTTAGACTTGAAGACGGCAACATACGCGTAGACATAGTTGGAGATACTTTATTTAAAAGAAGAGATAATCCTGAGAGCTTTATAACTCCTAGGTTTATAAAAACAATTAATAACGTACCACCTGATGAGCACGGAGATTACAAGATAGTAGTAGGCAACTTCCAAGCTAGCGACACCATATTGCGGATCTATCCTGACCCTAGCCTGCCAGGTATAAGAGTAGAGCTTGTTGGTCAAGATCTTCAGGCCATAGTAGGATAACGGAGCTGTAACCAATGGCAAAACAAGGCTTTTATTTTGACAACATGTTCAGGTCGTACCCTTTCGTAGACCCAGCTGTAGAGCCTCCTATACCTAAAGAAACGGTAGTAGAGTTTAACTGCGCGGTCAATTACGGGTCTGGATTTGTAGACGGTGTTAACACTGTAAGGCTGCACAGTATTGAGAAAACTATAAATCAATTAATATTAGAGTTTAAATGCGATGCAGATGGACTTATTAATAAATCTTTAGTATTTAGCATTAATTACCCAGCTACAGAGCTCACATATTCATTCTCTTATGTAAAGCTAGATGAAGGTTACAACTCAAACAACTCAAGCTCAAGTTCAAGTTCAAGTTCAAGTTCAGTAGCTGGCATCGATGAAGACCTGTTATGGGATGGGTTTATAATATTTGGAAATATAGACTCTATCGTTGACTCTATGTATGTCGGAGAAATTGTAGTAGTTGATTCGATATACGTTATAGAGCCGACTCTTATAAAAAATCTTCAAAGCGCAGATGTTCAATCTATAAGCATAGCTAATCAAACTCCAGAGCAAGCTACTCCTGCTAGCGGGTGCGGAGAAGACCCATTAGTGCTATACGAGAACCTAGTATATCACGAGGGGCTTATTGGAGACATTAGGTTTGTAGATGGCTACAGTTGCAACGTCACCTTATCTTCAGCTAGAAACTCTGTTACGTTTACAGCTACAGTTACGGATGCTATTAAAGGGCAGTTCTGTAAAGATGAGCCATCTTCTATAAAATACCCAAGCACTCTAATTCCTGGAATAAAAATGGGTACTGATCAAGAGATACCAGATGGCAGCGAGCTGTACAGTGGAGGCCCTACCTGTAAAGACACTATAAAGTCGATCAATGGTATGGGAGGCAAAAGGTTGTGGGTTGTTGGAGGTAAAGGAATAACTTTAACTTCAACACAAGCAGATTACCTTATTTCAATAGAAGCTACACTTAATGGTCTAGCTATATGTGCAAACCCAGATGTTTATATTTCGTCTGCAGTTATATAACCTTAGTTAACCTAGATTAATAAATAAATAGCACTTATAGTAGATATGCGATAGTAACCTGTGTTTTAACCCTGTAGAGGCTAGGTAAAGCTTTAATGGCAGATGTATTTGCTAATAGTAGATGCGGACTGCCTTTTACAGAGGCAATATCCAGCTTTGATTTCATATCAAGCTGTACGCTACCAGACCCGCCTCCGCCAATATATGACTGCCCAGACATAGATATAAATATACCTATAACTGGTATAACTGGGCCTATTGGGCTAACTGGGCCGTGCCCTACCATACAAGTTAATGCTACAACAACTACAGTAACAGGCAATCAGGCTAATGTAACAATACGGTCTGTTAATAGTACACAAGGCTGCGAACCTACTATACAGTTTGATTTTGAAATACCTGAGGGACTTTGTCCTCAGGTAGGTATACAAGTTGGTACTGTAACTACTGTTCAGAGTTATGAACTAGCTTCTGTAACCGTAACCTCTGTACAGTCAGCGAACCCACAAGACTGCGCCCCTACTTTTAATTTTGACTTTGAAATACCAGCTGGACCCTGTCCTCAAGTAGGCATACAGGTCGGTACTGTAACTACTTTAAATAGCACTCAGTCGGCCTCTGTAACCGTAACCTCTGTACAGTCAGCAAACCCTCAAGATTGTGCTCCGACATTTAACTTTGATTTTGAAATACCAGCTGGGCCCTGTCCTCAAGTAGGAATACAGGTCGGTACTGTAACTACATTACAAAGCTATGAACTAGCATCTGTAACCGTAACCTCTGTACAGTCAGCAAACCCTCAAGACTGCGCTCCGACATTTAACTTTGATTTTGAAATACCAGCAGGTCCATGTCCTCAAGTAGGCATACAGGTCGGTACTGTAACCACTGTACAAGGAACTCAGGCATCTGTAACTGTAACTCCTGTACAATCAAGTAATCCACAAGACTGCGCTCCGACATTTAACTTTGATTTTGAAATACCAGCAGGTCCATGTCCTCAAGTAGGCATACAGGTCGGTACTGTAACCACAGTACAAGGAACTCAGGCCTCTGTAACCGTGACTGAAGTTCCTTCTAATAACCCTCAAGATTGTGCTCCGACATTTAACTTTGACTTTGAAATACCAGCTGGACCCTGTCCTCAGGTTGGGATACAAGTAGGAGACGTAACTACTGTACAAGGAACTCAGGCCTCTGTAACCGTAACTAAAGTTCCTTCTACAAACCCACAAGACTGTGCTCCGACATTTAACTTTGACTTTGAAATACCAGCAGGTCCCTGTCCTCAGGTTGGGATACAAGTAGGAGACGTAACTACTGTACAAAGCAATTACGAAGCATCAGTAACTATAACTAAACTACCACCTGCTAACCCAGAAGACTGCGCCCCAACCTTTAACTTTGACTTTGAAATACCATCAGGACCTCAAGGGTATCAAGGGTATCAAGGACCTCAAGGGTATCAAGGATATCAAGGAACTCAAGCTTGCGTTCCATACCTTTGGTCTAGCCCTGGAGAAAACGTAGTTAATATTGTAGCCGCAGGACAACCTGCTGAGCTTTCTCTAACTATAACTCCAGGCACTATACCTAATAGTTATCCAGGATTAGAACCTCCAGAGTGTCCTTATCAATTTCAAATAAGTTTAGATATTCCAGTTCCTTGTCCTCAAATTGGAGCTCAGATAGGTGACGTAACTACAGTACAATCTTATGTACCAGCTTCTGTAACTGTAACTCCTGTACCTTCTACAAATCCACAAGAATGCGCCCCGACTTTTAACTTTGATTTTGAAATACCAGCTGGGCCCTGTCCTCAGGTAGGAATACAGGTAGGCGATGTAACTACTGTACAGAGCAAATACGAAGCATCAGTAACTGTAACTAAAGTACCTTCTGAAGACCCAGAAGAATGTGCCCCTACATTTAACTTTGATTTTGAAATACCAGCAGGCCCTTGCCCTCAAGTAGGCATACAGGTAGGCGATGTAACTACTGTACAGAGCAAATACGAAGCATCAGTAACTATAACTAAAGTACCTTCTGAAGATCCTGAAGAGTGTGCCCCAACCTTTAATTTTGATTTTGAAATACCAGCAGGCCCTCAAGGCTATCAAGGAAACCAAGGCTATCAAGGAAACCAAGGCTATCAAGGAAACCAAGGCTATCAAGGAAACCAAGGCTATCAAGGAAACCAAGGATATCAAGGAACTCAAGGCTACGGAGGATGTACTCCATACATATGGACTACTCCTGGAGAGAACATAGTTAATATGATTGCTGCAGGTGGAACTCCTGCCCTAAGTTTAAACATAACTCCAGGAACTATTCCTAACAGTTATCCAGGCTTGGAACCTCCAGAATGCCCATATCAATTTCAAATTGAATTAGATCTTCCACAGGGTTATCAAGGAAACCAAGGCTATCAAGGAAGTCAAGGATATCAAGGATATCAAGGATATCAAGGATATCAAGGATATCAAGGATATCAAGGCTATCAAGGCTATCAAGGCTATCAAGGCTATCAAGGAAACCAAGGCTATCAAGGAAACCAAGGCTATCAAGGAAACCAAGGCTATCAAGGAAACCAAGGCTATCAAGGTGACAATGGCTGCGCTCCATACATATGGACAACCCCTGGAGAGAATCATGTTTATGTACTTCCTTCTGGTCAAGCTCCTACAGTATCTTTAAGCATAACTCCAGGAACTATTCCTAACAGTTATCCAGGCTTGGAACCTCCAGAATGCCCATATCAATTTCAAATCGACCTAAGCCTTCCACAAGGCTATCAAGGAAACCAAGGCTATAAAGGAAACCCAGGCTATCAAGGAAACCAAGGCTATCAAGGAAACCAAGGATATCAAGGAAACCAAGGCTATCAAGGAAACCAAGGCTATCAAGGAAACCAAGGCTATCAAGGAAACCAAGGCTATCAAGGAAACCAAGGCTATCAAGGAAACCAAGGCTATCAAGGAAACCAAGGCTATCAAGGAAACCAAGGACATCAAGGTGACAATGGCTGCGCTCCATATATATGGACAACCCCTGGAGAGAATCATGTATATGTACTTCCTTCAGGGCAGGCCCCTATATTATCTCTAAGCATAACTCCAGGGACTATTCCTAATAGCTATCCAGGATTAGAGCCTCCAGAATGCCCATATCAATTTCAAGTCGACCTAAGCCTTCCACAGGGGTATGGAAACCAAGGCTATCAAGGAAACCAAGGACATCAAGGCCATCAAGGCCATCAAGGCCATCAAGGCTATCAAGGAAACCAAGGACATCAAGGCTATAGAGGATATCAAGGCTACAGAGGATATCAAGGCTACAGAGGATATCAAGGCTACAGAGGATATCAAGGCTATAAAGGAAACCAAGGCTATAGAGGAAACCAAGGTTATAGAGGAAACCAAGGTTATAGAGGAAACCAAGGAACTCAAGGTTATAGAGGAAACCAAGGAACTCAAGGTTATAGAGGAAACCAAGGAACTCAAGGTTATAGAGGAAACCAAGGAACTCAAGGTTACATAGGAAACCAAGGAACTCAAGGTTACATAGGAAACCAAGGAACTCAAGGTTATAGAGGAAACCAAGGCTACAGAGGACATCAAGGATATAGAGGACATCAAGGATATAGAGGACATCAAGGCTACAAAGGAAACCAAGGAACTCAAGGTTACATAGGAAACCAAGGAACTCAAGGTTACATAGGAAACCAAGGAACTCAAGGTTACATAGGAAACCAAGGAACTCAAGGTTACATAGGAAACCAAGGAACTCAAGGTTATAGAGGAAACCAAGGAACTCAAGGTTATAGAGGAAACCAAGGAGACAACGGAGTTCAAGGTTATGATGGAGACGATGGTATTCAGGGATACAAAGGAATCCAAGGCGACAAAGGAATCCAAGGCGACAAAGGAATCCAAGGCGACAAAGGAATCCAAGGCGACAAAGGAGTTCAAGGAGATAAAGGCGTTCAAGGTTATGATGGAGAAGATGGTGTTCAAGGATACAAAGGCATCCAAGGTGACAAAGGAATTCAAGGCGATAAAGGAGTTCAAGGCGACAAAGGAATCCAAGGCGACAAAGGAATCCAAGGCGACAAAGGAATCCAAGGCGACAAAGGAATCCAAGGCGACAAAGGAATCCAAGGCGACAAAGGAGTTCAAGGAGATAAAGGACTTGATGGTAATATGGGTCCTGACGGTTTTAGGGGTCCTGACGGTTTTAGGGGTCCTGACGGTTTTATGGGTCCTGACGGTCTTAGAGGCCCTGTAGGTTTTAGAGGCGTTCAAGGATATAAAGGAATTCAAGGAGATAAAGGCCTTACTGGAGATAAAGGACTTGATGGCGCTGATGGTGTTGATGGTATTGATGGTATTGATGGTATTGATGGCGCTGACGGTTTAGATGGAACTCCTGGATCTCCTGGATCTCCTGGATCTCCTGGAGGACCAGGACCTTCTGGACCTAGCGGATCGCCTGGACCTCAAGCTCCTACAGGTCCCGAAGGGCCAAGCGGACCAAGCGGACCTCCTGGGCCTCCTGGGCCTCCTGGATCTCCTGGAGGACCAGGACCTTCTGGACCTAGCGGATCGCCTGGACCTCAAGCTCCTACAGGACCCGAAGGACCAATCGGACCAAGCGGATCACCTGGATCACCTGGACCTCAAGGAGATAAAGGAGCTTATGGAGATAAAGGAGCTCAAGGCGATAAGGGAGCCTATGGAGATAAGGGAGCTCAAGGCGATAAAGGAGCTTATGGAGATAAAGGAGCTCAAGGCGATAAGGGAGCCTATGGAGATAAGGGAGCTCAAGGAGATAAGGGAGCCTATGGAGATAAGGGAGCTCAAGGAGATAAGGGAGCCTATGGAGATAAGGGAGCCTATGGAGATAAAGGAGCTCAAGGCGATAAGGGAGCCTATGGAGATAAGGGAGCTCAAGGAGATAAGGGAGCCTATGGAGATAAGGGAGCTCAAGGAGATAAGGGAGCCTATGGAGATAAGGGAGCTCAAGGAGATAAGGGAGCCTATGGAGATAAGGGAGCTCAAGGAGATAAAGGCGCTCAAGGAGATAAAGGCGCTCAAGGAGATAAGGGAGCCTATGGAGATAAGGGAGCTCAAGGAGATAAAGGCGCTCAAGGGGATAAAGGCGCTCAAGGAGATAAAGGAGCTCAAGGAGATAAAGGAGCTCAAGGAGATAAAGGCGCTCAAGGAGATAAAGGCCTTCAAGGAGATAAAGGCCTTCAAGGGTATATAGGAGAAGAGGGGGATAAAGGCCTTCAAGGGTATATAGGAGAAGAGGGAGATAAAGGAGAAGTAGGAGATAAAGGAGCAAAAGGAGATAAAGGATTAGTTGGAGATAAAGGACTAGTTGGAGATACAGGCCCTACAGGCCCTACAGGACCTACTGGATTTCGAGGTCTTACAGGCTTTGCTGGCCCAGATGGTCCTCAAGGAAGTCCTGGGCCTATGGGCTTTAGAGGAGCTCAAGGAGATAATGGAGCTCAAGGAGATAAAGGCTCTCAAGGCGAATCTGGATCTCAAGGAGAAGCTGGAGCTCAAGGATCTCAAGGCCCTTTAGGTGCTCAAGGACCGCAAGGAGCTCAAGGACCTTTAGGAGCTCAAGGACCTCAAGGAGCTCAAGGCCCTCAAGGACCTCAAGGACCGCAAGGAGCTCAAGGGCCACAAGGACCGCAAGGAGCTCAAGGAGCTCAAGGTTTTAGAGGAAATCAAGGTTTCGAAGGGACTATGGGTGCTGACGGCTCAGACGGTGCTGACGGCTCAGACGGTGCCCCTGGCGCTGACGGAGCAGACGGAGCAGACGGAGCTCAAGGAGCAAATGGAGCAGATGGAGCTCAAGGCTTAGATGGAGCTCAAGGCTTAGATGGAGCTCAAGGGTTTTGCGGAGCTCAAGGGTTTGATGGATCTCAAGGGTTTGATGGAGCTCAAGGGTTTGATGGAGCTCAAGGGTTTTGCGGAGCTCAAGGGTTTGATGGATCTCAAGGGTTTGATGGAGCTCAAGGGTTTGATGGAGCTCAAGGGTTTTGCGGAGCTCAAGGGTTTAACGGCTCACAAGGTTATGACGGTTCTCAAGGATTCTGCGGAGCTCAAGGGTTTGATGGAGCTCAAGGGTTTGATGGAGCGCAAGGATGTCAGGGGTTTAATGGAGCTCAAGGCTATCAAGGAAGTCAAGGCTATCAAGGAAGTCAAGGCTATCAAGGAAGTCAAGGCTATCAAGGCTATCAAGGATATCAAGGATATCAAGGATATCAAGGATATCAAGGATATCAAGGATATCAAGGCTATCAAGGATATCAAGGATATCAAGGCTATCAAGGCTATCAAGGCTATCAAGGAAGTCAAGGGTATCAAGGTAACCAAGGTTACAATGGAGACCAAGGAAGTCAAGGGTATCAAGGTAACCAAGGTTACAATGGAGGCCAAGGAAGTCAAGGGTACTACGGTATTCAAGGCTACCAAGGATACTACGGTGTTCAAGGATATTACGGTTACCAAGGATATACAGGATCACAAGGATACTCAGGTATTAGCGTAGGGTATCAAGGACCGCAGGGTAGCCAAGGAACTTCAGGGTCTCAAGGAACCGCAGGGTCTACCGGACCTCAAGGAAATCAAGGAACTATAGGAGTTACTGGCCCTACTGGCCCTCAAGGAAATCAAGGAGCCTCAGGCCCTCAAGGAAATCAAGGAGGAGCAGGCCCTCAAGGTAATCAAGGAGGAGCAGGCCCTCAAGGAAATCAAGGAGGAGCAGGCCCTCAAGGAAATCAAGGTACTCAAGGAAATCAAGGAAATCAAGGAGGAGCAGGCCCTCAAGGAACACAAGGCAACCAAGGAGGAGCAGGCCCTCAAGGAACACAAGGCAACCAAGGAGGAGCAGGCCCTCAAGGCAACCAAGGAGGAGCGGGCCCTCAAGGCAACCAAGGAGGAGCGGGCCCTCAAGGCAACCAAGGAGGAGCAGGCCCTCAAGGCAACCAAGGAGGAGCAGGCCCTCAAGGTAATCAAGGAGTAGCAGGCCCTCAAGGAACACAAGGAAACCAAGGAGGAGCAGGCCCTCAAGGTAATCAAGGAGTAGCAGGCCCTCAAGGAACACAAGGAAACCAAGGAGGAGCAGGCTCACAAGGGCCTCAAGGCAATCAAGGAGGAGCAGGCTCACAAGGTAATCAAGGAAGCCAAGGAGCTCAGGGAGCAACCGGCCCAGTCGCTGGATCTGCAAATCAAGTTGTCTATAAAGACGGAAGCAATGCTGCCGCTGGATCTTCGAGTTTTACTTTCGATGGCACAACAGTAACTGCTCCAATACTTTCAGTAACTAGAACT